GAAATAAGGCTCTGAATCAGAGACTGGGTCTGCGTTAGCTGGGCAGCAATTGCTGCTATACCGCTATCCTGACTCCCCAACGGCTATTCTCAGTTCTGAGTTGAGGCCATGAACCTCTTCCTCTGTTTTTTCACATTCTCTCTTAAGGGTGCGAACCCCAACGCTGGCCGTCCGACTAAGTGCTCGATTCAGCTCCATAAGCTGAGATTCGAACGATGCTAATACTCGACCAAGATCCTGTGATCCAAGTGTCTCAGATTTACTGGACTCAAGGATATCTATCCGATTGGTTATCTCATCAATCTCATTGATGGCGACCGGAACTCCATCCATAAAATCATCATCAGCAGTGCCAGGTCTGCTCGCCATGAAATCATCTTCACATACCAACCATATCTCCGCAAGGAGAACGGCTACAGCGAGTAACCACTCAAATCAACAACAAATAGATTCAGGGCCGCAGGCCCTAGAATACTGGAACCGATGGATCTAGCACGCCGTTCCAGGCGCATTTGATCGTTCGTAAAAACATATCTTTGTCAGCACCGGGATCGTTAGTCAAGACACCGTAGGCGGCAGGCCCCCAATTGGGCACGTCTGCTGTCACTGGCACATTAACGCCTGTCTCTTCGTGAACTAGTGCACCGTCAATGTAGAAGCGAGCAACAGGTGACGTTCCATTGCCTACGCCCAATGGACTATTCGCGCCATGGTATTCGACTCGGAATGTGTACATCGTATCGGCCACGATCACGATTGTGGAGTCGGTATTAGTTGTGGCGCCCGCGCCGCTGCGAACTTCAGCCCTGAAGTTAGCCGAGGTAGTTTCGGCCTTGATACCAACGAACCCGCTCGCGTTCGAGTCCACGGCCAGGCCGGTAATGTCATCCAGCTCATGGAAGCCCACTCCGAAATAGCTGTTTGTCAGAGTGGCCGAATTGAAACTCATCGCCCATTCCATAACCGACACAGTGTTGTCGATATCAGAAATCGGCATGTCCCCTTCTGGGTTAGGCGGACTCCCCCCAGTTGTCGGGAATAGGACAAAATTTGTGTTGCCTGCACCGCCATTCTCAAGCCTTGCTCTTATTTGAGGATCTGCCGAAGGCACCCCTAGAAAGCCATGTGACCCAGGAAGAGCAATCATGTTGGCATTGGCGTCAAACTTCACTGACATTTCAGGCGATACAGAAGCCCCGGTAACAAGGAATACACCGGAATCAATCCGCCAACGATAGGTCTCTTCGATCACGGGACCCATGCGATAACCTTCTGGCCCCCAATAATCCCGGATCCTGCCATCACGGTCAGTCGTCTTGAAGTTGGCAGTTGCCCATGCCGCATCTGCCCATGAGTTAATGCCAGCAGCCTGATTTCTTGCGACAGGACCAGTGTTAGCCTGATCTATTCGAGATGCTGCTTCGCCGCCCACATCTTTAGCCCAATCACCCGATGCATTATCGTAGGAAGCATTGACAGTCTCAACCAAAACCCCGGATGGACTAACGTACTTTCGATAACCCTTGTTTCCTGCCGACACAGATTCCCACATCAAGGTGTACGCGCTAACACCTATACCAGCAGGCTTAGCAGACACCCTGGGCTTAAGAGCATTTGCAGCCGTAGCTAGCAGCTGACTACCAAGCTCAAACAGTCTACCGGCCAATGCCAATGCAGGAGGGTTGTCGGCTGGATTATTAGAAGCGACAACTATGCTTCCCTCTCCGGCGGGAGAGGATGAATCAAACGACACATCTGCGGATGGGTCAGAGAAATTCCCATCCTCATCCATGAGCTGAATACTGGAGGCTCCTAGCCTCTGCCTAAATCTCTGATCGAACGGGTACGGCAACTGCGGATTCGCTGGTTCCACATTCACTTCGATGGAATCTATATAGGCAAACGTTCCGGTGACCGATGGGTCAAGCGCAGTGCACCTAACACCAAAGTCTCTAATGGAAACCGCTCCAACTGGAGCCTGCATGATTGGAGTCAATATCCTCCATGCAACATCAACCCCGCCGTCCAGGTCTTGCGTCAGTGTGGATAGCAGATCTCCGTTAGAATCAGAGAACTCAACAAAGAACTGAAACAATCCAGACGATATTGTTAGCTCCTGCCAAACAGCTATAGAACACACCAGAAGCTCGCCAGCGACTGTCCCTATCCCAGCCTGCTGGGATATTTCACCGGTAAATGGAGTGCTACTCGTAGCCAGCTTGATTGACTTGGTTCCACTGTCTGCCTTGTCGGTTGACGTTGTCCATGTGCCAACGCCAGAGGACGACGTCTTGCGCCAAAACTGAGACGACAGTTCATATGACTGCCCAGTTTCACCTATCTCAAATAGGTCATTCCTAACGATAGGAGAGTTATTGAACGTACCCTTCTGAATATTCTGAGATGCCAGCGTCCTTCCGCTAAGGTCGATCCCACTGGCGGCTATCGCCCCAGAGGCTGGAACCGATACCGTACCCAGGACAACCAGTGAATCCCTAAAGGTAGCACCGAGGCCATCGAACTCAGCCTGAGTGTAACCTCTCAATGATCCCGTCGTGGACACTCCAATCTGATAGCTGATCAGCAGGGTGACCACGACATCGACACTCGCATACGAATCAAGTGATACCGTAATGTCTCCTGATGCCTCATCCCTGTAATTAACCGAGAATCCATCTTCGGTCTCGAATACAGCTACATGATCACCATTGGCGATGTCTGCATCGATGTTGATAGTCCTATCGCCAAAAAGAGGATCGGCAGTAAGCAGGAGACCCCTGTAAATTCCAGGTGGAACAATACCAACCGGCCTTCTATTCAATGAGGCCGAGGCATACGGATCTTTCCATTTCGAATTTATGCTGTCTGATGGCAGCGCTTGGATATCTATTGGCATAACTTAAGATATTTCTACAACACCGTTGATATCTAGACTAGTGAGCATGTCCACTACCAGAGACCTTCGAGAAGCTGCCAACGTGATTGCCTCAGCGTCCACTATGCAGCGATCACACCAATCGGCAAAGTGGAGCATAGCTCTACAAAACGCCTTACTTCCTGCTCCGTGGCCCGCTGCTAGCAGGACTCCCATTGCAGCCATCGCGTGCCCTACCCCAGCCTCACACTTCTCGCTCTCCGTAGCCGCTGCCTTTGCCTCTAGGCATCTACTAGAATCGTGCGCCTTGGCGCTGTCGCCGTCGGGAGTTCCCAGTAGTGCCCTGACCTCAGACTTCCATGCCACAACGCTTGCACTCATGGCTCGGTCGTACCACAGCTCAGTCAACGCTATCTGATGCGGAACATCCAACATCCTAACACCCCATAGAGCATTAACCCCAGAATCAGTAAGGGTGGTGATCTCGTCTGGGTGCAGGATGAGAATCTCGTCAGTATAAAGTGGGCGAAGGGTGTCGATATCCTTGGTACACGCCCCTCGCGTCACCATTTCATTTAGAGCAATTGATGTCATTGCTTAGGCTCCTTATGCTGGGTGGTCATATTGAATCCTCAGTCCTATGAAAGAAGCCAGAGAGGCTGTGCTCGCGAACTGAATCGTGGCTCCATATATTTTCTCTGTCAACAACGTGTATGGCCAAGGGGCTCCGTCTGTAGCGAAGTCGAATATGATTTGCGCCTCGGTGTTACTGTTTCCTGATTTCTTAGACCCACCTATCGTGGCATCGCTGCCAGCCACAGGATCTATCTGGTGCATTTCCACTTCGATATCGTTAGCAGCGGATGACTCGCGGAGGTAATACTTCAATTGGAGGATGCGATCTCCGCTGTGCAGCGGAAATGGTAACTCCACTTCGGTATTGCCGCCCGAATCGGGCCGCCAACCATGACCGAAAATTGCGGTTGCTGCCGGAAAAAACGAAGGCCCATTTGTACTGTCGTTGGCCCCTGACTCCTGAGCTAGTCCGGCTCCGAGATACATAAACTTAGCGCCATGAACCCCATCGCGAAGCTGATTGATCTGATCGGTTATCGTTGTAGCAGTGAGCACCCCTGCGGCTGCCACGAGAGCATTGAACGCAGTGTTGTCTACAGACATCACATTCGACGTCCACGCTCCGTCGGCCCATGTGTTCGTGCCTGCCTCCTGGTACTCAACCACCATACCAACAGACGCCACAGAACCGAGGGTCACGCGGACTGCGGTCTCGCCGTTGACATCCTTCGTCCAGTTGTTCGTAGTGTTGCTATAGGTAGCATTGACCGTTTCAACCAATGCCCCTATCGGACTCACGTACTTTCGGTAACCCTTTTCTCCGGCGGGAACAGATTCCCACATGAGCGTGTATTCAATGCCACCGGCGATTCCTACTGGAAGGATGATACGAGGCAAGCTTGCATTGGCGTCGGTACCAATAATATCAGCACCTATAGTCGCCTGGTCGGCAGCCATCGCGGTATCAGCGGTAACCGTACCGGCAGTCAGATCCCCATTGATATCAACCTTCAGCCCACCACTGCTGGCCTGGTCGTCAATATTTAGCTGATTAGCGGATGAATCATAGTTAACCTCAAGCGAGTCTGCGGAGTACAGGGCGCCTGGCTCACGCATGGACAGGCGACCCATAACCTCAAGGTCGCCACTCACCCCGTGCTGCAGATCATTGCGCTCACCTTCGGTCTCTAGCCACACCTGAACATCGTCGATGTGGATAACGTCCACCGTAGATGCATAGGTCGGAGTGCCACCGATAACGATCCTACTAAGTGTAGTTACTCCGGCTGGGACCTCGAATATGGATAAGACCTCTACATATGCGCCATCTACAGCTGCCTCATCAAGGTTAACCGAGACAGTGCTCAGGTCGGCCCCGGTGTCATCTGCAAAAATCAGATCGATGTCGATAGTTCCAGAACTCGGCACCACCAAGTTCTTCTTGCGCAGCCTTATCATTCCAAGCTGGGCAGGAGTCACCGGGACTCCGACATTCTGAGTAGCCGCAAAGGTTACTGAGCCCACGCCAGTGCAAGCCATGGTGAGCGCTAATGAGTTCCGGTCCGGATCTGTTGAAGTAACAAGCGCCGTACCGGTGCCAGTTCCTGCGGCAGCAGACAGGGCCCAGTACCAAGCGTTTGCGGTACCGTCGGCTGCTTGTTCGAAATCTCCATTGCGAGTAAGTGGGCTCCACGCCAGTGCCCCTTTTGATAGTCCTCGCCATGAATACGTCGACCTCTCGAAAGAGATCATCGCCGTTGTAATATTCGTAGCAACCGCAGGAACGGCAACGGTACCAAGAACAATGATTTCGTTCTTGCGAGCCAGTGGCAGGGCATTCCAATCGGTGATCGGAAATGCCATCCACGTAGCAACGGTATCCACTCCGATGGAGTAATCCATCTCCAGACCGATGACGACATCTGTGCTAGTTAGATCCGGGCTACTTAGATCTAGAATGATTGCAGTACCAGCCAGGTCCCAATACGTAAGCGAGTAGCCTGAGGTCGATTGATATACCGCCATGTGATAACCAGTGTCGGCATCAGGAGACAGCTCAACCTGGCGAGGAGCACCAAGATTTTGGATTATACGGAGCCCTTGGTAGATGCCAGGAGGCTGCGTTGGGGCAACTTTACGGTTGAGCCCCTCGGAGACGTATTGCTCCTTCCATTTCATCTTGACCAGATCAAGATTGACTACCGTTGATAGAGTTACTTCAGCCATAGCTATCTCCTAGTTCTCCACGTAAGTCATAAGGCAACCGTAGAACCTGAAGTTAGTCACTCCGGTATTCTGAGTGCGGACATGTATGAAATACGACTTGCCAGACTCAAGTATGTTCGTAGCCGCATTGAAGCTTATACTAGTAAGATTCATGGACTGTTCAGCAGCAGTTGATGTCGCTGCGATATCAGACTTAGATGAAATCGTTGTTGTCGGTGGTATCTGTTCATATAAAACGGCTTCCCATGGGGACGTCGAGCTGGCATAGACATCTATTCTTGCGGTTAACAGCTCATCGCCAACCTTAAGAAATCCAGATACAGGTATTATTGCAGCCTGTTTTATGCCACCAAACCAGCTATTGAAGTACCCTGGGTAGACATCAGAGTCGGCCTGGTCTGCGCCTGGGCCATTCAGATTCTCTACGTGCTGAGCACCTGACGATGGAATATAGATCTCCCGTTGTATCCCGGCGGTAGCCGCCACCCATGCACCGTCACCCCAGGAATTCGTGCCTGGAATCTGCGACTGATTACCATAGGATGTATTCGTTAGATTGTAGCGAGAGGCTGCAACACCGTTGACATCCTTGGTCCAGAGGTTCGAAGTGTTGTCCCATTTTGCATTCACCGTCTCAACCAGTTGCCCGGTCGGTGACACATACTTTCGATAACCCATACTCCCAGGAGGAAGTGACTGCCACACCAGCGTGTACTCAATGCCGCCTGCGATACTTGGAACAGCAACGATACGAGGTATCACTATGCCTGGGGTTGCTGTCGTTGGATCTCTCGATTCGACGACTAAGTCAGTGCCATCGTACGACAGCTTGGCTGCATCAATACCAAGAGGGCGGTTACCTACGAACAGGGAGTCTGTGAGGACTTCTCCAGATATTGAACTGTTGATGACAAACCAATCCTCGGCATTTACTTCATACCAAGATCTAATATTGTCAATCCTGTGGCATACACCTGGAGCGGCATATGTTCCAGAGGTAATAACTTTGACTGTTTTTAAGACAGTCATATTTGCCGGTATCACCGTCACGCCATCGAAACCTACAAAAGATCCGTCAACGGCGTTGATATCGAAACTTAGGTCCACATCCGTATCAGATCCGCCAGCCTTATCCTCGAACGAAAGCCTAACAACGCCAGTTGGCGTACCTGTCGCCGCCTGAAGAACTCGCTTGTAAAAGGCTACGCGAATCTGCCTTCCAGGCGTTACGGCCAGGTATAGAGTCTGAGTTGCCGTGGCAATACATGTACCGGCAGAGGCTGAAACAAGCTCTAGGCTCTTGTCTCCACTCTGAGAATCAGTGTCCGATGGGGTGTAGCTAAAGTTTGCATTATCCGTAGATGTCTCCCAGAACGGAGACGCATGAGCGAACGTCTCGCCGATATCACCAAGCTCAAAACCACCATTCTTGATTATCGGGTTCCATGGCACAGACTCTGCGGCACGATTAAGAAACGAAACGTCTCTCCCGTCATGATTGATATTGATAGCCGGTATGATTCCAGAAGCAGATCTGGTTACCGTACCAAGCACAACAAGACCAAGACGCTGCGCACTGGTAAGTGAGTCGAACTCAGCCTGAGTGTATCCCTGAAACTCAGCAGCCGTATCGACGCCAACTGAATACCCAGCGGACGCAGCTATAGTAATTACCTCTCCGCTAATGAATGAAGAGAGATCGAATGTAAACCGTCCAGCGAGACGGTCTCGATACGAGATTGAGTACCCATCCTCTGTTTCGAAGACAGCAACATGGTCGCCATTGACAGCATCCTCTGCAACATCAACAGACAGGTCTACGGCACTAACCTCAAGCCTGAGACCACGGTAGACGCCTGCTGGCATGATAGCCGCGAACTTACGGTTCAGCGCCTCGGAGGCGTACGGCTCCCGCCAGCGAGTGGTAATCGCCGTGCTAGATATTGTACTTAAGGTAGTCGGCATATCAGTTTCTAGAAATCGACAAAGATTACATGCTCAAGTGCTTTGCTGGCAGTCTTGATCTCGATCGGGAACGTCGAATAGGCGAGCATGATCACAGGTGATACCAGCGGATAAGCGTACGAGCCGTCGAATATCCCTAGCTCAAAAAATTCAGGAGGGGCACCAGATCCGTCATCATTGGCCTCGCCTGCGGAAACGAGACATCGTATTTCAAGCCTGGTTGGAGATGTGAATGTTAGATCTAGACCAGATAGCACCTTGGAGAATACATATTGACTACCAACTGGAAACCCTGGAGCTGTCACATTCAGGAGAGTGGCACTCGGAGGGATCGGCTCCTTGCCACTTCCCAGGTCCTGCCATCCACCCTCTCCGATGGCAAATGACAACGGAGCGGCAAAAGTTTCCGTGCCTGCATAGATACCTGCCAGCTTGGCTCGCCATACATCTGTTACTACCGCTGAAACTACTTGTGCCATATCAATCTCCTAAACAGGCGTTACCTGAACCTCTATATCGTCAACGTACCAGCCTTCGCCAGTGCCAGCACCCGATGCAGCACCTGCGGTATCGAATACGAACTCTAGATGATAGTTATCGTCGGCAACAACCATTGCCTGAATATCCTCGCTATATGTCGTGATAGATCCATTTGTTCCGGTGCCATCCAGACCGAGGGATGCCTTGCCAATCGTGTAGAACAGGCCAGCACCCTTGAAGACTTCCACTCGGACCAGGTCATTTACTAGTCCGGATCGCATATCTCCGTAGTGCCTAAATCTGATAACCACAGCCGTGTCGGTAGCCAGTAGGCCAAACGCCGGTGATATCAATCTGGACACGGTAGCTATTGCAACCCCGTCGTAATCGGGGGCAACTGCTCCACCATCACCGAGCCTGCCAACGTCATTCTGACCATAGTTAAATGACTTGAACTGCGTGGACGATCTGTACTCAGTGATGTGCCACAAGCCAGATGCCGTCCATGTTCCAGCGATAAGAGGATCTGCCCCCGCCAGGTACTCCTCTAAGACATTCTCATTAGTGATGGTAACCTCGGAGGTGGCTATAATCGGTGCGCTATCTACAGGGATTAGGTCGGCAGGGAATTCATCCTCGTCGAAGTAAGCGGTATACAGCGCATCGTCTGCAGCATATTCACTAGACGAAGAGGAAGCCGACATAGCCCATGACGCCAGAGCTGGGCCTGGGTCATAGACGAATGCAGCAATGCGAACATGCCCAGGAATCATCTGCTCCAGGCGAATGATTAGCCGACTAAGCGCATCACCTTCCAGGGCCTCTGGGTAGTCCAATATAGTATCTGGGCTGATCCGAACTAGAATCGAGCTGGCCCTACAGAAATTGCAATCAGTTACGATCTCGCATTTCAGGAAGATATTCGCAGCTCCAACCGCCGGCGGATCTGTAGCAATAATAACAAATTGGTAGGTGGTGCCAGTCGTATTCTCGAATGACTCCAAGTATGAAACTACGCCATCATTATCTATGAACGCCCAGTTGCCGTAGTCACCTAGTACTGGGTCTGTGAAGGTCTTGGTTATCCTGTAGCGGCGACCAGTGTAGCCAAGAGTCTGCCTGCCAAGATCCTCTACATCCGTACCAATGCCAGCTATCGTAACCGTGTTAGGGGCTATGAACTTAAGCGTCTTCCATGTGACAACGCCAGCCCCAAGCGATGGCACAACGAAGCTAGCCGTCTCAAAGCTATATGTTGAACTGTCTATCCTCTGGAAATTTTCAATAACAAAGGTCGCAGCGGACAGATCAACGAACGAACCTTCCGTACCAAACGAAATGCTCATATCGGCAGCCGAAACTATTACTGTGACACGCTTGTTCGACCCCTCGTCGGCTGTCTGAGTTGCAGAGAGAACCGTCACAGCCTGCGCTGTACTCGGGAATAGGACATCGGAGCACAATAGATCCATCGGTATGGCATCCATGGCAACCTCGTCGAACCTAGGACGCCTTGGATCTACCGTGGTAAATATCGTTCCACTGGTTCCACCCGATGGTTGAGTAACGATAAATCCTGCATTGGAAACCGTCTCAGACCATGTGAGTACATTCCCCGAGGTTCCGGCTACGGTGTTATTGACCGTAATAAAATCCAGAAGTCCGCCGCCGTTGCTGGCGCTCAAGAAAAGAGAGGCTGCACCATTAATGCTCGCCACCATAATGGTAGCTACGTCAATTGCAGTGGTTGCTCCGCTGATATCAACAGCGATGTTAGCCCCCGAGACTCCATTGGGAACTTTGTCGAATTCAAAAACAACAATAGGATTTATTCCATCATCCAGTGTGAAGGTTTCACCGTCTATCAGATTTGAATATGGAATCGAAAGGATGCCGCCGGATGCTGTAGTTCCGGATGGAAACGAAAATATAGTACTCGACGGAAGACCTAGCGATATCGACTCGATGATGTTGTAGAGCGGGCTGGCAGATACAAAGTACCCTGCGTACCTGCCAAGAACACTGTAGCCAAGCTCTGTGCCCTTTACGTCCCAAATCTTGTGCGCACTATTTACATACGACCGCTGCAGGAACTCCGGGTCGTTCCTGTCCAATTTTATGCCAACGTCGCTGGCCAGGAAGGAGAGGATGTTCTGAGAATTTATCTCTGCGTCCTCTGAGGGAGGATCATCTTCTTGTGTATATGTGACTCTTATAGAGTCAGCGTCTATCGCCGCCCCGGTATCGTTGTAGATACGTATCTGCCCAGTTGCAACTGCTCCTACGGACAGATCTATAATACTAGTGTCCGCCAGGTCACCGCCAGGCCGCCCCTCGTTAGTGAATGACCCAGATTTATCTACGCCACTCTCTTTCCAACTAACTGTTACGCGATTATTGGCTATGTTTAGCCCGCCGACGTACGACCCCTCCACATTGAATGCGTAAGGAGGTAGTCGGGACCCGTTGTCGGATAACGTACTAGGTGACTCAAATATAAATGCACCCGGCCCACCGCCAGTAGGACTGGTGACAATAAATCCAGCATCAGCAACCGTATCAGACCAGGCTACGTCCCCTTCGACACCTGTAGCTGGATTCGTAATAGTCACAGTCGCTGAGCCACCGGACAGGTTGCTGGCCACCAAGTTCAAAGGAGTAGCAGCGTTGATCGCAGTAACCATTGCATCAGCAACGGTGATACCTGATGTTGCAAGGGATATATCAACGGCAATATTGGCACCGGCTCCGTCTGGAACCTTGTCAAACTCAAAGATAAGTGCAGGATTTACACCGTCATCCAGGGTAAATGTCTCACCATCTATGAGGCTCGCAGAAGCCACGGCGACGATAGTTCCAATGGAAGGAGTTACCGATGGGTTCTCCTCAAAAGCATATGTTCCAGAGGCGAATGGAATGAACTCGGTACTCGACTGTCCTATGTTTTGGACAATGATGTGCTTACCCGTAGGTGCCAGGGTTACCGGATCTGTTGGTGGATCTGTAAATTCAGAGGCCAGCGATGATTTGGATATCTTGCAGATAACGAATCTGAACCCACGAAAGTCAATCAGCGTCATCCCGTTACGGAGACCATCAAACCTGTCGCCATCTACGCCGACGCTCATGAACACGCGAGATGTTCCGTCACCTAAGTTCTCAGTCTTAAGAATCGTCTCAGCCAGGGAGAACGTCTTGTCCGTTGGAGCTATAAGTGGATTCCTGAGCTGATCGTAGTCTCTTATCTTCCGTCGCAGCCCATCCATGGATGGAGCCAGTCCTTCTAGAAGGGCCCTGAGCGTCCCATTGCCAATAAGCTCATCCTGCTCTCGGTAGACGCTAGGTATCCCATCGACCATGGTCACAAGCGACCACGTCCACTCTCCGAAGCCACCGGAGCCGAACGCGCCGCCGCCGAACCCTGGCACTACCTATGCCTCCAAATCACATTTTTGCGATCAAACGTCATCTAATTCCCACAGATCCTAATTCGAGCCCGGATCCTACTCGTCTCCGTAACCGTGCCACGCAAGCGCTTGCGCAGGTCAACCTTGCCTGAGATCTTCCTCGACGAATCAATCACTCCTCGCATCTGCTGGACGGACCTTAACTCACCACGAAGCACAGGAGACCTCCTGATGTATCCCTTGAGGCGAAATATCTGAGTCTCAGGAAGGGCTGCGGCTGTATCCAGGAAGAAAATCTGAATCACATCTGGGCATTTCCCGATAGATCTGGGAGCTTCTTTCAGAGTCACAGATCCAGCAGACGGATCTGTTTCAAACCAACCATCGTCGAGATTTCTCTCCATGAGCTGACCGTTTATAAAAACAGCAGTACTTCCAGGACCATAAGGACGCGACACTGTAAAAACAGTGTTGGCTCCGTCAATGATCCCAGAAGGGACTTCGAACCGAGGACTCGACATACCCAGGGATAGGTATATATCTTTCTGTAGGTAAGCTCAACCTACTGAGGGATGTAGTACGCCTGCATCACATCCGTCGGCCTGGGGGGCTCATTCATTAAGATCCGCTTGTTGCCAAGCTCTTTCCATCCATCAGAAAGAGATCCTTCTCCGACGATGCCATTCACGAACACTCGAACGCTACCAGGAATATAGCTTCGACTGGTCTTGAAAACCATGTTGAAGCCATTCGTAACCCCTGATAACTTCTCGATAATAGGGAATGACATGAGGCAAACTACGTCGCCAATTTCTCCAGTTCATCGAAGCGAGACTGGGGAGGCTCAAGGCCACTGACGATCGTAAAGACCATCATACCCGGCTTATTCCACTCGTAGATCCCACTATGTAGAGTAATTCCTTCGTTACCCAGGGCTCGACCTAGGCTACTAAAAGCGTAATCGATGTTCTCCATCGGCACTTCCTCAAGCACATCATCGTGAGCCACGACGATAGCTCCAGCCATATTGGCCTTGTTGAGGTCAAACCCATCGGCCAGGAGAGATCCAGTCAGGTTCTCTCGAACGGCCTGGCTGATATCCTCCTTCTCCTCCCACTCATCCACCCGAGTCATGCCGAAAATCAGGATGCCATTCCTCAGGACCGACCTAAAATCAGCCCTGTCAAATGTGTTTCCAGTTACATATACGGTTCCTTTGCGACGAGCGACGAAATAAGTATTTGGAACAACTGGACACCACACCCCCTGCTTCGCATCAAATTCTCGCACATGCTGCTTCTGAATCTGAGTCGTATGCCTTCGCAGAATCGTCGATATCCATACACCATCCATCTTCGGAATATTGCTTAGCTTATCAGACTTAGGCTCATACTCGCTCATATCCCTCCAGCGAGATGTTGATGCCCACCCCGATAAAGTACAAAGCATCTGAAAAGCATCAACCCCAGCTTCTTTTCCAGACGTAAAACATCGCTGACGACCGTCGGTTCCAGCTAGATTCCCATCCCCAAGCCTCATCGACTCCAGCATAATCTTAGCCTGGGAAGATGTTAGACGGCATGCAACATCTGGCGTCAGAGTTCGCTCAGGAAACAACGCATTCAAAATCTCTGCAGTGGAGCGATCTAGACGCCACACAACCTGACCGCTCGCCTCCCTGACACCTCGATGGTCGCAGCAATCCAAGCGATTCATGAGGCCATCAATCCTTGCAACCTTGCCCGGATTTGCACGCTCGCTTTGATAGATAAATGCACGAGCACGATCCCCCGCGTAGGTCCTGTTTTTTTGAAGTTTAATTTCCTTCTCTGGGAATACTTGGCAAGTACCGTCAGTGAGAAACCATCCCATCAACTCCACGAAGTCGTCAGTCCAAGGCGAAGATCTTGGACCTATATACGTTCCTGTCCTATGAATTCGGTCATGACCAGACGTTGAAAGATCTTTTGTAACCTTACATAGATCATTACCCTTGTAGTCAGTCACGAGCCAGCGGTGATCCGGAGTTGCGACAGCGCTCAGTGTGCGAGTCTCGATCTCTACCAATTTACCCTCATACTCTGGCCAAAGCTTAAGATCAGTCATACCTTGCCATTCCAATTCACCTGATTCAGCATTCTTGGTGAGCAAGACATCGCCTGGATCTAAATCGAACCCCTTAACCCACCCACGCTGAGTCAGTGCCTCCGTTTCTGCATCAAGACAGTTGTATTCACTGTCCTGGGCCGCCAGAAGGTTGAAGGTATGCAGAATTGCTGCAAAATTCTGGTTCGCAACCGGCCAGAATTTCTTCACCGGCAAGCCTGGGTACAGGTCGTGGATTTTGGCGTTATCGACAATGACCAGAGTGCTGATCTTATTTGCCTCTACAAGCTCCACAGCCTGCTGCAAGGCCATCCTAGCGTTCGCCTGCACCCTTGAGCCCTCGGTGCGCTTAGGCATCGTCATGATGATTCCTAAGTGCTTCTCGATAGGCTTCTCGACATTGGTTGAGTCCCCATACTCCTTCATGGCTTTCAGAAGCACTGGCCATGATCCAGTCCCAGACCCTCCGCCAGCGCCAACGCAGACAAACATCTGCTCCACGCCCTCGCCCCAGGAGCGCATGAACAAGTCCATAATCTTCTCGTAGCACTCCTTGGCCGCAAGCCGGCCCTGCTCTGGATCCTTACCAGCCCCACCACGATCCTTGCCGATGACAAGCTTATCCTTGATGGTCAGCGACGATAGATCCTGCTCAGTCGTATTTACCGCACAAACCCGGCTATAGCCCATGTCGTAGAACGCCTGAGCTATCCGCCCGCCACCCTGGCCTGCGCCAACAAAAGCCATCTGAACCGCTGCATTGAACTTGTCCTTCTTGCCCTCTTTTTTCTTGCCCTGGTACTGTTCAAGATTGGCACCGGGAATATCGATTCCAGTACCAGAGATAGCTGGCTCAGGCGCCTCGGAAACCAATTGAGCCTCTGGATCTTTGGCTTTCTTTTTCCTCGTAGGAGGAGCGTTGTAGAGAGGATCTGTGAAGTCGGGAAGGTCGTTACTCATTGGTTCTTCTTTCTCATCCTGCGCGATTACTGGCTCGCGCTTCTCATCGGGAGATTCTCTGGCTGGTGTGAACTTCTTCTGCACCTCAGCAATTCGAGGAGCCTCGGGAGAGTCCTTTTCATATGGCTGAATGCTAATCCGTATCACATCACGTTGCACTAACTGCTGCAATAGATCTGCTACCTTAAAGCCAGATCGATGAGGCCACTGGGACTCTATCTGTTCCACGGTGCATACCGCATCAACCGACGCACCGGCGGGTATCGCCAGCATGTGAAATGGCGGTGGAAGGTCCACCCCGCCAAGCTCACAGATATCCGAAGCTGATATATTTCTTATGGTTACGATTATCATCTATCCCCGTGGGGGATAGCAGCAGATTGGCAGGCAATTGGCAATAGTCACCAGAACCAGTGGCCAAGTAACACACCAACCGCCCCGATGAATAGAATGCGGAACCACGGGTGTCGGTTACCCGTGTTGCGGATGATCTCCGAGTACGTGTTGCCGGGTGTCTTGTCAAAGTTTAGCTTCACGTCGATGGCCAGGAAGAGGGCGATGATGACGACGAGAAAGATGGTGACTTGGAATGTGGTCATTCGTCCTCGCTCAATCCGTATAGGGTAGCCGTAGCTTCTTCACCACCGTATGGAGTATCGTGCTCCAAGTAGATATCAATCTGCATACCAAGACTTGACGAGAGGATGATGCCAGCTGCGTACTCCCAAGGATAACCTTGACGGTCTTTCTTATTCATTCTCCAGTTGCCAGCGGCGTCAGGATTTGTTGACTTGAATATGACAGGGAAAGCACCATTGGATTCTCGAATGAAATCATCTTCGGTGTTGTAAATAGTAGGACTGGCGATGTCGATGAGGGTGCCATCAGGGACAGGCCCTCCGTTGGATACAGCCATCGCTGGAGCAACCAACTCAACTATTGCCCGTGGTTGGAAGATGATGGTGTCGGTCAAGTTATAGTCTTGGCTGAACTGGGTCTCTACGTTCTTGAGGGTGATTTTCTTCCCAGATGTCGGCTTGATGGTGAAACGAGACGACTGTACCTTGTGGTACGTGAGCTTGACTTGCTTTCCTGCCTGGCTCACATCGAAAGTGACCTTTCCGTTGGCGTAGTCCACCGAGTAGTTCCCAACATCGGTGTGTTTGTCTTTCTCAGAAACAGCAGCACCGTCAACAGTGCAGGCTAGGGCGTAGCTGTGATCTTCAGCATCAGAGATGGCGTGCTCCCCAAATATCTTTCCTCGTGTGGCACTAACAATTGGTTTGTGGATAGTGTTGAAGGTCAGCCCATCACCAGAGTCAGTGATGACTTCATCCACCACACGTGCAGCGTCTGTGTACCAAGTCGTCTTGTCGGTGAAGTTGTGAGAGACAAAGTTCTTCCGGCTTCCTACAGTAGCAACCGATTCGGCTTTGACGTTGCCTTCAATCTTCACCATCGGGGTAGTGTCAAGCTTAATTCCCGTGTGCGCTGCAATGACAGCGCTCAGGGCAACCACTTCAACAGCGTCGAGAGCATCCTTGAAGACAATAGAGACCACGTCACCGACGAGCATGATGCGAGAAACAGCGTGGTAGATGTCTGGCGACTGTTGGATTTCCTTCTTAAGATATGACGGGACGATGGAGCCAGAGAAGTCGATGGCCATGCTCTTGGTGTATGCCGTTTCGGTTGCCATTAGTTGACCCTCCAGAATTCCAGACGTGCTCGATAAACAGTAACTTCGTAGTCGTCTTCATCACAGCGGATGTCGATGTCAATACTGGGAGTTTCCCCTGCTGTGAATTGAGCGTGGTAGAAGCCACTTGCGACATGTCGTTGGTCGGTGCCACTTCCTCCAATGGAGTCACCGCCGCTATCTTTCGGCTTTTGTGTATGACGGTTTATCTCGGTTGTATCGTCCAGATGCACCCGAAGATTGAAATCATCACTCGTGGTGTCCGCAGACCACTCGTAGAACCATGCGATACGATACACACCATCCGAAGCGAGTGGAAGGGGGGTCAGAGACAACACTTCCACCCAATCGTCATCCATGACGACTTGAACGCTCTCTTGCGATGAGTAAGTGTACGCTTTCCCAAACGCCTCTTTTTGTGCGTCAATTTCGGCTTGGTGAGTCATAGCCGCTGGGTTGTGTGCGGCTATTGCTGCGTCGAGCGTATAAATCTCGGAGGTGTTTAGGGTGCCAGAAAACTCGAACAGTAGGTCATCTCCAGATTGTGTAAGCTGCTTGAGCTTACCCGGCAGCGCAATGGCAAGCTCCGAGTGTAGTATTGCTGTATTGATACCGCCGATAAAATCAACGGACAATTGCTTGGTTATTATGCTCACTATGCAACCCTCCACAACTCAATGCGGGCATCGGCTATACCCGCAGTGTTTCCGTTGGCTGTGTTGTACCGGATTATGAATGTCTTAGCTGCACCGCTGAACACGATGTGAGCGTGTCCTCCCACCATGATTCGGCTGTCGGTATCTTCTGGCTCATGTACTTGGATGACTCCTACTACCTGTGCGTTTGTAGAATTCCACAATTGGGCCTCCACACTGGAAGAATTACTGCTCTGGTCTACGACAGCGTGCCAACCAATTCGATATGTTCCAGTCAAAGCTGGTGTAGTCATCGTGAGCTTGTTTTGAGGGCTTGATTCTGTTGACGTGCTCCTGGCCGTGCTTTCCACTGTCTGATGGTTCGCACCAAAAATGGCAGTTGTCGCCGGAAGCCACCCGGCTGCGAGTTTTCCAGTACCGTCTGCTTTTGGGATAGCATTGGCTGCTGGGGTGGCCGTAGCGACTTCATCACTGCCGCCGTTCTTATGGCTTGCTGCGTGCGCCGTTGGGGTACGAGAATCACTTAGGCGTGCATCGTTGCCTGCACAGGATTGTAGAGAACCAGTTCCTAGTGTGCGCATAGAAGGGGTGCCCGCTGTGCCGTCCTTGTTCGCCGTGGCTACTTTGGCATCCGTGACAGCAAGAGCAGCAATAGTCTGCGCCCCGTCACCCGCTGACGTTACATCTCCAGTATGATTTGGGTGCGAGTAACTAGTAGCACCGGGTGCGATTCCGTTCAGCTTCGTCTTGTCAGCCCCAGTCATGAAGCCGGAAGCGCCAGCAGCAATAGCGTCGTCGTGTAGCGAGCCGCCTGCTTGATTGCCGTGGGCGTGGATATGGTCTTCTCGGCTTCCCCAAACGGCTATGCCCTGCGCCGCCGTACCTACTGGTAACGGTACTGCGTTTGATAAGGCACGGAGTGACAGAGCGGAGACGCCAATATGCCCATCGATTGCGTGGACTCCGATGCAGACTCCGATTGGTTGCACGAAAGATGGACCAGTTGGGGGTGTTGATGTCCACCCACCAAGCACAGAATCGGAGAGGTAGACGCCACCACCAACAACCAGCGAAGTGGTGTTCACGTCGTGCATGACGCCAGAAATCATCACGTTCCCGGCTACCGAATCTGTGATGGGTCCATCTGCCAGACCGACGCAGGGGAGCAGGGTCGTTGCTTGTGCCAACTCAATGAGAACTTCGTTGGCACCGTCATCGAATCCGACAACACGAACCGCTTGCCCTTTGGTGATGGTGCCTGCGGTGTTCTTGCGACAAGCGACAATGATTCGGTTGATGGATGATGCTACCGCTGTTCCAGATATCTCCACCCACGTAGGCACCGTGGACGTGAGAATCCATAATGAGTAGTCGTCTGTTTGAACTGCGAGCTTGTAAAGGTCGGCTGTGACGAAGCCTGTGGCACCCGTTCGTGCTGCCGCATTCGCATACTCGTAATTGTGCGCTGGGTGGCGGGCTCCTAGTGATGATTCGCTGTGGTTCATTTCAAGCCTCTATCAAGACGTTGCCGTAGTTGTCTTCCGTAAGCACGTCCCCTGTGATGTCATCTACCAGTACGTCGTCAATGTCGAATCCGCCAGCAAATGTCGTAGCCGCGAATTGCTTAGTTGTGGAGTTATACGCAAGTCCCTGACCGTTAGAGATTCCAGCCATGTCGATCTCATCAAAACCAACGGGCACATTTTTCGCTTGAATCACTTGTCGGACAGTGCCGCCCATACGAATACGCAGGGAATCCGTGACACGGCGTAGCGCACCATCTACCGTAGGATCCCCGGAGGCGTCACCGCCAGGACCTCGATCTTCGTATTGGGTCTCCTCCTCACTAGAGGGCCCAGGCGTTCTATCAGGTGTTCGTGCCATCCTCTGCTTTTGCTACTCCAGACTCATCTGCTTCTGCGATCTTATCTTTTTTACTCTTTCTCTTCTTACGTTTTAGTGGCTCATCACTAGCTGTATCCACCTTATCGGACGCTGCTTCCTCGGCATCTTGTGCCTTTCTCTGAGCTGCTACCCCCATCGCAGGGCGAACACCGGTGATCCTACCGCGTCCTGACTTACTGACCGACCCGTCATCCTCTATAAAGATTGCACCTGACTCAACAGCCTCTTCACGAGCGATTATCTTCTCATCTTCTCGCTCATACAGTGACTTAAAGTGATTGACCACTCTCTCGTATGCAGCAATCTCACCCTGTGTGGCGAGCTGCTGATTTGCATAGTGCTTCGATCCGTTCTCTAAGGAGATTCTAGATCTTGTAACCTGTAAAATTGCATAGTCAGCAACCTGACTAGGATCCATTCCGTCGAGCTTTCCTTCTTCAAGATCCTTCTTAATCATCAATGCAATAGATGCGACTTCCTGAGATGACTTTAGTAGGGCCTTTTTGGCACCCTCAAAGGCGTAGTTGCTTCGCCTTGCCCCCTCAAGCCAATCATCGGCATCGCATCCACTGGAATGAAAAATAGCCTTACGGATCTCAGATTTATCAAACATCGAATAGACCATATCGTAGAAATGGGCCGCCGAGTATGCCGGCGACCCATTTTCAGTCACTGATTAGTTAGACTTATTAGGCCCTGGCAACAACACAGATAACATCATTGTTTTTAATCTTAAATTCGAACTTCAACTCAGCACTAGTAGTGAGAGTCGTCCCTGGGTAGTAGTCATTGTTAGCGCCCGAGTTGGCTCCACCCTGGAGAAGTTGGCCATTCAGGAACACATCATAATCGTCAACAAAGGATCCAGCTGACATGGGAGGTAAATTTACGGTCAGGTTGTTGGCAGTAGTACCTGGCCCACCAACATCGGTATCAGCAGCAATATTACCACCACTTCTCTCTGAGTAAGTCTTGGTAATATCAGACGTGGTTAGCGCCTGAACCATCGCGTTTAGAAGAGATACTTCGCCAAATTCAGTCTCAAAAGCAGACCACTCAGCAGTGGTATCCGCAAGTCGAATACCGTTGAGAGACCATGTGGACGCAGACCGATAAGAATCATCCAGGACAAGCTCAGCACCACCAACCATGCGAAGGTCGGCAGAAGTGGACAGAACTGTAAGTGCGCCACCGGCATCGATCTGGTTTGCAGTTACGCCAACATTGATGGTCGTACCGGCTGCGCCAGTGTCGAATGAAGCCCCATTGTCAAAATCGTTCGCAACCGCATCAACCCGGAAGGTATCCGTGCCGGGAGCTACGAATACCTCAGAGGTGCCGCCACCACTTCCTTCTACGACCTGGAATAGATCCGCATTGAGATTGTCTCTAACACTCCATTCAATACCAGTGCCAAGGTCCAGATCAGCATTTGTTGCCAACTCAACAGGAGTGGTCCCCTGGTTGTCGTAGCCAATTTTACGAGTAACCGTCGCCGAACCAGCACCAATGTCGATAGCGGCTGAGTTGAGGAAATCATCCTCGCTCAAACCCTCGTATCGAACTCGCTCGCGGTAGCAGTAGTTGATGGTCTTGCCACCAATGTCCGTACCATCCGCAAGAATAAGGTCGTCATTCGTAGTGTTTGCATGAACAAACGAAATCTGGACTCTGGTCGTGGTCGTATCTGTGATTGTGTGACCATCGGTGATGGTTTCGGACTGGAACAGTCCCCAAATTCGCTTACCTTCGGTAGACAGGATAGGATCGCCTGTAGCGCCATCCACAATCTCCAGCAGGTTCTTGGGCTTGAGAGTAGTAGAACCAGCAACCTCGACTAGCGATATAGTTCCAAAGGTAGCCTCGTAGGCGACTACGGTTCCAAGGGTCGTTACGGCACCAACTGCCGCAGTCGTGTTGGTTGGTAGCTCTCCTGCGCCTAGGATAACAACATCGCCCGCACCGCCAGATGTGGTAGGCGAACCCCAGGCGCCGTTGGCCAAGCCTTCAGTTACAGAGTCACCATTGGACTGAGTACCTGTGATGATGGACGAAGCATCCAGCGTGTCGCCGGCTCCAGCGGCACCTGAATAGGTACCGATGGTTGTGGCAGCAGCATATAGCGAACCAGCACCGGCAGCCAAGTTCATGGCTGCGATGAGGTTGTCGATAGAGTCAGAGGCAGATGCACCGATAAGGACATTACCGTCCACGTTGGTGAGTACTGTCTGGAAGGTGTAAACCTTGCCGTCGATAGTGACGGTCTCCGTATCGGCAGCGTTTGCTGTCAGCGTCAAAGTTTCTGTGGCCGAAGTAGCGGCAGGAACCGAAACATCAGACAGGAGCTGAACACAGCGAAGGATTCGCTTCTTCTCCACTGCGTGAAGAGCGGTATTTAGATCGTTGACACCACGCTGAGTACCAGTCTCCAGGGTGGAGGGGACGTTGAGATCATCCCACCAGTTGCCGGCCTGATTCTTCAACAGGTTGTGCATCTGAGACCGCATATTGTTGAGGTCGGTCTCTATGTTGGTTGGATTCGTCTCGAACGCAGCCTCTGTAGGCGTCAAAGAATCGTCGTAAAGATCCGAGTTTCGGACCTGTGTGTCTTGTCTTAGGAATGTACGAGCCATGATTTATCTCCCCTGATTTTGATGCGGCCCGGCAGATGGCCCTGTGAATGTTTTACAGTGACTATCCAATTTTATTCTTGGATCTAAGCCACGACATCGGCAGCTGAATGCTGCCCAGGGTACTGCTATCCCTTAAATCATCATTCGAATCGACAAGATGAAGAATATATTACTGATGAAAATCTTGCTCAGACATACATGCCCTCCTCGAACATGTTGCAAAACAAGGCACTAGTACCTATCCAAGCGAATACAGAGGATACCTATAGTTAGATAGATACGCTTACTACTTGAATCTCGGCATCGTACAGCTCCACTGTTTCCGTAGCACTTCCGGGAGCAACATCTAGCGAGATTTGCACCTCGTAGATCTTCTCCACTAAATCCACCTCGCCGGCACCCGCTCCCTCGACCAGGGTAACCTCATCCTTGGCAAGCTCAGTAGTCGTAAAAGCAAGCGTCGCAATCACCTCGGAGTCAGTCACGTTGTAGAGAACCACCGAGGTTGCAATGCCAACATCACCGTTGGCGGCCACGGCCCGAAACGTGATAACCCGAGAATACCCAGGCTTGTCATAATCAAGAGGGTTGAAGGCTATGCCTCCGGCCACGAGAGGAGTCGTCGAGTTGTGGCTCACCCTGCTGGCAATATGGGCAATCTCTATGGACTTAGTACCAGGTACAGTCCCCCAAAACAGAGACTTACTCTCACCGTCCGCAATCCTTCCACCGTTAGCCCAGTAAACAGAATCCCCATTACGGATACACAGCGTATAGGCGTTGTCCGTATTTGGGGCGGTAGCCGCAACGGCAGGACTAGTGGATATGCTTTGAGTGGGCGACCTAGTGAGATTGATATACCCAACCTCGCCATCGGCAAGAGTGATGCTCGTGGCAGCAATGACTATTTTGAAGCCCGCGATGGGAGATAGAATCTCAATATCCGAAGACCAGGTTACGATACCGGTACCAGCATCGAACGAGACCGTGCCTCCGCCCGAAAACGTAAGATGCCTATCTTCTCGACTCGCATAACCAGACGAGTCCTGACCGATGACCATCTGATCGAACTTCTCGTACCAAGGGTCATCATCCCTGGCCGGATACGACCACTGCATTTTGTTTGAATTAGGCACTAATCATCCTATGGCTTGTACGCAATCTTAACGCCCTGCTCGGAAAGAGATCTAGCGTGGTCCACGCATTCATCCCATGAAGACAGGAGACTTGCATACTTAGTCAACTCTTCGCTGAACTCTAACTCAGACAAATGCGACAAGAGCTTATCTCCTGCAGCGCCAAGAGAACCTTGGCCAACCAAACCATGAATCAGATCTAGTATCGGAGTATGCAATGAGTCAAGCGAACCAACTGGACCCATCCCGTGGACTGACAGGGGTATATCCAATGGCAAGCTATTTGGATCACAGGTCCTCATCAGGAACCAGGGAACTCCCTGCCCCCATCCGTGCGATGGGATGAACGGAGGAATGTTACACCTTCTACTTTTATAGAAGCACCCATTCCCGCTAGAAGGTGACACACCCCATGTTCCTGTCCTCGATACTCCTCCAGTAGACATTTTTCCGATCAAATCGAACTTCCTAACGATAGGAGGCTTGGGGTCCGACTCAGTAATCAGCATCGAAGATGCCATCTCAAACCTGGTATCGGAATCAATGAATAGGGCAGACCTACTGGAGGTTGCCAGAAGCCCCATATTCACCAGGCCACCCACCTTGGGAGATCCATTTCCTATTGCATATCCAAGATTCTGGCAATCCACCTTCCTTAGATATCTCTTATGCTCTCGACCCGAGGCAAACGCGCCATTGAGCTTGTACTTCCGACACACCCTAGAGAGAGAATCCTTGGATGCATTACTCTCCACTGCTACATCCGTTGAGTCCAATACCAATATCTCTGGTCTGTGGCCATTCAGGATGAAGCTATCGACGTATGGAGTTATGCAATCATCGAAGCAAGATGACTGTCCATGAACCACGAATACTACGACATCTATCCCCATACCTAGCAGATCACAATTGACACCACGACATTGCTGAGAGCCAGGGAATTCCCAGGATACTCCGCAAGCGCAGTGTCTATTTCAATAGCATCCCAGTACACCATACGGGACAGGTCGCTGTCATATCCTCGCATGCGATACAGGGCTCCGCCTACTGGCCCAGCCTCCGACAGGTATACAATTGGAAGCTCGGGCTCCTGATTTACCTCAATAACTTCTGAGATCGCAAACTTGGCGATCGTATCCTGTGACAGGTAGATCAATCGAGGAGCGTAATCCGTAGCGAGGTCTGCATCTTTAGCTGCCATTACCTTAGCCTCGGTAATGACTCGGTCGAGTCCCACGGGACTATAATAGAATCCCCGCAGAACCACTTAATAGGACCGCCTATTGTATCCCCAAATCCCTGTCTATACTGGCCTAGCGGAGCCCAGTATATGTCAGGTACCGTTCCGTAGTAGCCGCGAATGGTAAGGTTGCTAGCATACAGTTCGCACGGACCAACAATTGTACTGCGGTCTTGAGGTATGCGGATCTGACTTTGAATACCTACATTATTCCAACCCCTCCCGCCGAGATAGAGAGTGCGGTTGACCCCGCTAATTACCCCATTCCACGACGCAGTCGTGTAGTGGTCTGCGTTGCCCATCTTTGTCTCGGATATGGTTTCGTAGATGTTTGCCCCATCTATCATCGTCCACACCAATCCGCCTTGCAGTGCTGCAGGAGCGTTGTCCACTACCGAGAACGCAAAGAAGTGCGGGTTACCCTGCTCCTGCAAGGTCATGAAGTAGAACTGAGACTTATCAGCGGAGTAGCACGCATGTATAGCCGTAGTGTAGCTGCCTTCACTGATCATTCCTCCCTGACTAGATATTCTATGGTTTACCTGGTCGGGCGCTAGTGGAGTAACTGAGGTGGTACCGTCTGTACCCCCGTTGATCGCCATGAAACTACCAGAGGGTGATGTCCTAGCGATGTAATATTCTGGGTTATTATTCCATGGTTGGGATATTCCTATCACGACCTGCATGACACCCATGATAGGGGGGCACTGAAGTACTATCCAAGGTCGCAGTGAACTATCGGGTAATACAGGAGTGGTCCACGTGTCCGTACCAGCTCCGCCTCCTATACCATCAACTAGATCGCGGTCGCCGTCGTTGAAGGTAGACCCTGAACCTGGGTAGCTACCCATGACGGTCCAGCCTCCTGCGACGAAAGCCTCCTTCGTGCGGTGATACCACTCTCTGGAAATGCTGTCGTTGATACCATCAGCGTTCGCGTCGTAGGCGCGTTCCCAGTGATAGAATGAATAAGCCTGTGAGTGTGCTAGTGCCATGATGATTCCTAGGTGTAAGAGAGGTCCGTGGCACTGTCGTCAAGCCAGCCCCATACGCAGTCACCCACACAGACGAAGGTTCGGTTCCCCGCCAGGGGCATTGTGTCCAGATCTAATAGATGGGCGCCAGATACGTTTCGACTACACCAGTACCAGTCGAAAAGCGTGCCACCCTGGTTTCGGTTTGGGTAAGTAGAGTCATGCAACGTGCCTCCGTAGAGAAGCGGGTTACTTCCCACCTCTTGTGGATAATCAACGATCTCATTACCAATGAGCATTGGCCCACTCATGCGAAAGGTTGACGCCCCATCAGCACTGGTAGCATTGTGAGCAAGCCGAGTCCAGAACGTCTCTGTGTCTTGCATAGTCTCCCACCGGAAGACATTCAGGCTGCTGGCTACAGTGGTTCTCTGCACATACCATAGAGCCGGAACTGGCCAATTTGCATTGGGTAAGCGTGGCTTCTCGAATCCCATGGCAGTACAAGGAACTCCGGTAGCCTGATTGGATATGACTATCCGGGTACATTCCCCGTCATTCGATTGAATGCAGGTCAATACCTTGTCCGTCGGAGATGCGCCCTGTGCTCCGATCCAACCAGTAATAGTTCCAGCATGCTCATCCGATGCCGTCGGCCTAGCAGTAATCGTTCCTCCGGTAAAACCCTGTGAAAAGCTTACGCCCATGTAGACGTCTTCACGGTTTGAATCGTCTGCTGCTAATATCTCCAGCGAGATCAGCAGCTGAAAATTGGCGTGAATTCCAGTCTGCTGAAGGACTATCCAGCTATGAGCCGTACCAGCAGTGGTGGCCCATACGAGATTGGCACTCGTAACCCAGTTATCGGAAGCATCTGCTGTCACGCTGTCAGATGAACTAACCACCGTCCATGGTGCAGTATCAAAGGTGATTAGCGCATCCTTGATGGCCAGCAACGTATCCTTCTGAAGATTAGCCGCCAGGATAGCCTGATTAACCAGATCTGTGCCGCCGGGCGTAGTTCCGCCCTGCCAAGTCTTCTGTAGTGCTGGTAATGCCATGCGTAGATTCCGTTTGAATATCTCCGCCTGTAGTTATGCCACTACAAGGCAGATCTTGTCCACTCGATAGGTTCCACTACTATGACCACAGCCTATGCATTGAGTCTTGAGTTTGAGTACCAAGAGTCGTGGAAATCGGCTGGGCTAATCGAGAAACTTGGAGACTGTGCGCCTCTACTATCGTACAGCCGATACCAAGCGCTGAGAATTCTGTCCTGGGTGGTTCCACCAAGGACGGCTCCATCTGCCCGAGCTGCCAGCGTGTAGTCAGTAGGTTCGCCCGAGATTGTTGCGTCGCTGGTTCCTGTACGATTGAGCCATCCAAAGAGTATGGACATAGAAGTAGCGTCGCTCTCGGTGTGCGACCCTAGCTGTCTCGTTGTGACGCTGCCTTGTTCAAAGTTGTGAGTGTGGTGTGTTGCCGAGGCCGCATTGCGGAACACCATGGCAACTCCAAACTTGGGATCAGATGCCTGCGCATTGGCTGTCATTGTCACGCTGGTCTCACCACCTGCGGCCACTTTGTAGAAAGAGCCAGCAGCATTACTGGACCAGTTCTGTGCGCCTAGGGTCGTGAACCCGGCAGCGGTTGGGGAACCGAAAACACTTCCGGAGTGACCAATGGCGCAGACAATGATGTCTCCAGCAAGAACTCCAGTGAGTCCCGAAACGGTGAGATCGTTGCTGCCGCCTGTGATTTGGTTGAACTGGGCATCAACTAAAGCAATCGCAGGAAGAGCGACTGGACCCTTCTTCTTGGTCAAGCCTATTGGCGGTACAACAAGCATCCTAGTGACCGGTCAGAGCAGTGAGAGCGATTTTAGTTGGAGACAGAACGAAGAAGGTGAGGAGGGTAATTTCCCCTGCTGCCTGGGCGGTAAAGGTTGGAGGCGTCTCATCTCCCCAGGAGTAGTTAGTTCCAAAGGTGAGATCACGAGCACCTGTGTCGTTGGTGAAGGCAAGGGTCCAACTCATGCCGGCGAGAGCCCCTGTTGCATTGTCAATCTCACGAGTGGCGCCAACTCCTCCCGTTGCTAGGAGAGTGTACGCATTACGTGCGGTAGCTGCGATGGCAATGTTCGCAGCATCGGTGAGCGTCAGAGGCTCGGAGTACTGCTGCTTTGTGTAAGCCTGAATAGCATCAAGGATTGCCAGGGTCGCATCTGAAACCTTCGTCTGCAGGTTGGCGATGGTGTCTGCGGAGTGCTCGGTGCCACCCAGGCCGTGCGAGGTTGGAACTCGTGCATCTGATAGGCGTGGATCTATTGTGTCGATGAGCGTTGCGTCGGAGACTTTAGCATTGAGATTTGCAAGAGTGTCGGCAGTATGATCTGCACTACCTAGTGCGTGAGCTGCATTCGATGAGGAGATTTGCAGCTGCTCGTTGGAGCCAGGGTTAAGCACCGCCAAGGAAATGTTGGTACCAGCGGCAACCTTGGAATTAAGATTCCCTGTCGTTGTGTCCGCCCCCGTCACCTTGACGGAAACATCCGCAGAGACTGAAGGTGCCTGCCAGCTCGCGTTTGTGGCATCGAGGGCTGTCAGCACCTCCCCAGTTGCTGGCGGTGCAGATCCAGATACGTTTACGTCCGCTCCAGTAGTAGACAAATTATCCGCAGAACCGCCCGCCGCATCGGCATAGTCCCTTGTTGATACGTCATTGCCGTCGATAGGAGCCTTTGCTTGCTGATGTGCCAGTTTCATGGGTATCTAAGATCTCCTAGTACTTCGCCAATGATGAATAGGTATCCTTGAAATAGGCAAGTATGCTCTTCGCTCTTAATTGGCGTTGCCATCTATATCTCCACCACAAAGAAATAAATGGTTTCAGCATTCGCAGGAGCGACACTTGTCACGACAGTGAAATCATTCACAGTCTTGCCAATCTCTGGAGTATTTACTGTAAAGTGAGATCCCACTGTAGCTAGGGTATGGGTGATGATGTAATTCGTCGAAGGCATGGCAGGGGAGAAGGCTACGGTGAAGCTACTTCCGTCAGCTGGCTGGGTAATCGTCCTGATAATCCTTCTGCTTTCAAACAATCTCGGATCGTTATCGCCAACAGCTATAGGAGCCGTAGCTAGAACTGGATCTAACGAGAGTCTAGTGATTCCTTTTTCGCTGAGAGAGGCATCCCCATGGCCGCCAGGCGGAAGCAGTATCCCAGAGGCAAGCCCAACGTTAACTGTCAGACCATTGTCGAGAGTCGATGCCGTCACGAGACCGGAGGCTATAACCTCTACCGTAACCTGGTCACCCACCCCAACAGGGTGAGTTCCTGGAGCCGAAACAGTCTGCTTAAGAATTGAGTCTGTTGCATTCAAAACAACTGTCATCTTAGTGACAGCGTTGACCTTCACATTGACGGTTATCGTTCCACCCGTCACAGCTTCGATAACTTCGGCGGAAAGTCCGAACAGCGACCCGGCGACCATCACCCTACCCAGTGTGGATTCACCCGAGAACGCGCCATTGGGAACACCGAAGGTGGTCTCCCTTTCATAAGTGTCACCCTGGTTTGCCGACCCTGGGACACCGAATATATTTACAGTCTCACCACTCTCAACCTTAGATCCGTGACGCCAGTAAACGGTAGTCCCTACTCTGACCGCCAAGGCCATGGCATTATCCGTATTAGGAACCTGACTGGCCGCAGCCGTACTAACAGTTAAATTCTGAGTAGGTGCTCTAGTCAGATTTAGATATATGACCTCGCCATCAGCGATAACCACAGTCGTGGCAGCAACGGAAACCTTGAACCCTGAAATCAATGAGTAGAAATCAAGCGCCGCTGACCAAGTCAGAGCCCCTGAGCTAGAATCAAAGGTGACATCGCCACCGCCACCCATGATGATCTGTCGATCTTCTCGGTTCGCATATCCAGACGAATCCTGCCCGACGACCATCTGCCTGAACTTCTCATACCAAGGATCGTCATCTTGGCCCGGATAGGACCATTGCATCTTGCTCGTATTAGGCACTTTCAGATCTCACAGAGACTAGGTTCAGCTCTTTCATCACATCGAAGGTCCGTCGATACGGCCTAGCGTCATCGCCAAGCAATATCGACCCGTCCACAACACTATCCCTAATAGCCTTCAATCTTTTTAGGACCCGATCTCCATCTCGATCCATGAAGTAATAGTCAGGCCCAGTAAAAGTAGGCACTCGGCGCTTCAGATACTCGTCGCTGACCCTTCCATACTTCCAGTAAGATATTGCGATACCCATGGAGTATCCTCGGTACTCAAGCTTGGCTCGCCATGGGGAACTCATGGGCAAGAGAGGCAGAAATGACCCAACGGCAAGCAATGCCAGCCACTCGACAAGCCATATGCTGAGGCCGACATATCCGATCACCGATAGCCCAGCCATTCCGAAGAAGACTGCCTTCGCCAGCGCTTTCCTGCGGTTCAGCCTCTTCTGATCTTTCTCCGTACTGGAGGGCCTAAGGAGCGCCAGGACGCCATAAGAGAGCGCTAGTCCACCGACAAGTGCTGCTACTGGAATCCAGCCACCTAGGGCCGCAAAGAGCGCCAGGAGGGGGATGAAGAGAACCTCGAACATGGCGTAGCCAAGCTTGAACTTCAACCCCTGCTTCTCATCGTCGTAGATGTGGACACCCTCATGGGCAAGCACGCGAGCATAGTTACGATAATTGGCCTTAAGGTCTTCCTCGCTCGTGAAATACACTGAAGTTCCAAGAGTCGTCGTATAGCCATCGTTGAATCGATCGTTGAATGGATACGCCAGGAGTCCAAGTGATTTCATCAACTTGCTCTTGTCCTTGAAGCGAACAGAGAACGATGGATGATCTGCCTTGATGGATTCCGCTATCTTCTCAAAGAGAATCTTGTCCGTCATGTCCGCCTCCCGCGCAAGCGCTTGCGCTGCTAACAGCCTTTGGTTACCGGTTCCTTGATAATGAACTCGGATACTTCTACCACAGGCACTTTCTTACCACTACTAAGCACAACCCATACATCGAACACGTACTTACCAGGATCCATATACAAGGTGTCGTCGGACGCTATGTAAACCATCACAAAACCACTCGTGGCTGGAGTCAAGATCTCAATATCCAGAACATTGAGTGAGTCCTTGGCTATCTTAACCTCTGGATCCGACACGGTCTTCCTGACCGTAAAGCAAACCTTGGCACCGGTAAGGTTGAGAGGAACTTCGATAGGATTACCATCGACATCCTCATCCTCCTTGACGATCTCGATTTCAAGATCTTGCGATTCACCCTGGTACAGCTCAATGGAACTTGAACTCTTACTGATGTTTGAGCTTGAATTTGAAATTGCCACGACTAACTCCTACTGACCAACCAATGACTTACTAACGATCTCAGATGTGATGCTAATCGTCCCTCGCGTAACAACCTCAAACTCTCCGACTGGAAGGTTTCCGCTCGAATCAATACGTCCTATTGGGCCAACGATGAATATGTTCACATACTCAACACCTTCAATCGCAATGTCGGATGTCTCAGGGGCGATGGGTGCATATAGCTCAGAGAGCCTCAGGGTTGTCCCAAACGACCGACCACGAAGAACATCAAGTATCGCAGCCTCAACCTGAGATCTGACGGTAGCCTCATTGTATCCAGTGAGTATACCAACCAGCGCGTTAACATCTGCCGCCACCAACTGATTGGAAGCACCGGTAACCTTAACCACCTGGGTAACCTCCTTGGCTCCATCCAAGAAAGACTGCAATGACTTCTGTAGCCCATTGGTAGGAACCACATAAAACCCTTCCGAGTCAAAGACCAGAACGGGAACCTCTATAAGGTTCGACTTGCACTCGCTCGATAGAAACGAATCAACATGAACATCAACGTCGGTAACTAGAGTTCCAATGTCGTTGTCTATGGATTGTACATCTGAATCCAGTGAAGTAGATGTTGACGATATTGACGTATTGCTTGTGCCGATCGCATCAACGTCTGCGCGAATACCAGCGCGTCTCGTCTCAGCGGTAATGGCATTTGCGTCTATCGTATCAAGCTCTGTAGTTACAGCTGTGATATTCGACAGCACGGTTGCCGCCTGAGCACCAATCTCAGACTGCCTGGCAAGCGCTTTATTGAGAGTGTTGATGAGTGCAGTTAGATCTGCAGTGGCTATCTGAGTAGGACTTGCCGTGGGGTATCCACTGAGAGTGGAGGATAGCCCAGTAAGCTCAGTCTGCAACGAAGAAGCATTAGCCTGGACGACACCAGCCGCCGTACGGCTGCTCTCGTTGGATGTTCTCGCCGTATTCTCTGCCGTATCTATCTCGGAAATATCAGCAGCCAAGGCAGTGTCATCCGTTTGTGCGTCTGAAACGGAAGCAGATATAGCAGAGGAACTCGTCCCTATGGAAGAAACCGCTGTGCCTACGGTGGGAACGAAGCTGTTTGATGTAGCCCTGATGCCTGCCAATCTTGATGCCAGATAGGCATCCTCGGATGAACCACGCACGTTGATAGCTCTGGCTACTGCTATGGCGCCAAAGACTGGATCTACGAACGACTGTGCCCTGGCTTCGTAATCAGGGAGAGTCACGTTTACATTGCGACTCTTGAAAACGTTTGGAGCATTGGCTTTAATGCTGCTAACCGTCTCAGGGTCACTGCCGCCGCTAGTTCCGGCTATATTGTTTATGGTGAGGCCGATAGTCTCAAAGCTGACGACCAGAGGCTGAACAGTTCTGGTGATGGTATCCGCCGTGGCGCCACCATTGACACCGGATGATGCAAAATATGTAACCCGTATCTCCGCACCGTTGGGGGGCACGGCGCCAGCGATACTGTCTCCAAATGTTACCGCTGGAGGATCATCCGTATACCCAATCTCAAACTGCTCGGTTTCTCCGAATTGAAGAAACTCCTCCTCCGCCCACTCAGATCCGTCAACCTCGACCACGGTCCTAGATTGCCCGGTCGTGCCGGTGCCAACGATGAACTTACCAGTGGGAACGTTACTGATATCGAACACCTGATTCACGCTACCGTCGGAGAAGAACACCTGAATGAGAGTTTCACCCTCCGATGCAGTGAGTGTCTTAGTTGAGGTATCGCCAGGAGGGAACAGAAGGGCTTCCTGGGCTTCGAATATGAGACCGGCTGGGCCTATGAATTGAAACCCAGCTGGAATAGTTACCGGAAAAGAATGTATTGAGTTCAACGATATTGATAGATCTACACTCGATGCGCTGGCTGGCCCAGGCTTATAGCCCAGCTGCCTAGCCCCCCTGGTGGCAGATCCTCTGGTCCTCGACGTAACCAGGAAATTGTCTGTCGCTCTTCTGTCGAGGTAGAAGGAAAGGGTATCCAATCCAAACGAAAATATATCGACAAGCATGATGCCAAGCGATGACACCGCGAAGTCGTTGTAGACAGCAGCGAATTTCACCTGGAGACGAGCAAGGATCTCATCCTCGTGCGTATCGAAGTCTAATCCAGCGTATCTTACCCTTGTTAACTGTATAGACATTAAATGCCTCCGGAGACAGTGGCAGAATCAATCTCGCCAGTGGACGTGATGGTATACAAAATTGAGATCAAAGTCTGTCCGGGCTCAGATATATCATCAGTCGTGATCCTTACCGAATCGACGCGAACCCTGGACTCCCACTTCGTTATGGCCATGCGGATCTCACGTTCAGTGTTTGTCCTGAAATCCTCACCGTTATTCTCAAATACATACGAAAATGCGTTACACCCAAAATCTGGCCGCATAATCCTCTCGCCACGCTGAGTCGTAACAATCTGAATCACAGAAGCCTTGATGGCTTCCGAATTTGAGGCTGACTTAGGAAATGCTAACTCACCCTTTTTGAAGGGAAAAGCTAATGATCTGATGCGTGAATCTGCCATGACTAAAACAGGGGCCCCGGTGGTATTGGAGAAGGATTCGTCACGAAAACCGTCCTTGTCATCAGATCTAACGAGGATGCCAGGCTCTGCGCAGCCTGCGCAGACGCCTTAACGTTGGTAGCCGCCATTTTCGATATCGCAGCAGCTGGTGCGATTGCCGTACAGACACCACCAGCACCGGTGAGCACCGGAGGAAGAAGCCAGAATGCACTAATCGCCTGACCTAGCGCCTGGGCCGCCTGAGCCGCTGGAAACCTAGCATCCATGAGATTGCGCAGCCCAACCTCAAACAGGCGATACTCGGAACCTTTGAGCAGCATAGGTGCCGCAGGAGGAGCCTGCGCAAGGGAAGCATAAGACTGATATGCCCTAGCAATCTGCGAAGCAATCTGCGACGTAGATTCGAGCCTTTGATCGAACACGCGCTGGATCTGATTCGTTAGCTGTCCAACATTCAAAGCCATTAGCTAGTCTCCGAGTCATCGCTGAGACCGTCGATCGGAAACGGCTGAGTAGGAGGTAGCGTAGGACCCCATGAGTGCGGATGAGTATGGCTTTCCAGCCATGCCTTAACGGTAGATCCACGCATCATTGGCTCAAACGATCCACCCTGCTTGCCAATCCTAACCTTGCCGCCAGAAGTCCATTCAACAATGGTTCCATCCTTGTGGCGAATGAGTATCTTCTCCTCACCATCTTTGTCGGAGAGTGCAATCAGGTGACCGCCAGGAGTTCTGAATCCTCTCTTCTTAGGAGATCCATCGCTCTCAGGATCAAGCTCATCATGCACCTCCCCCTTGGCATACCATCCGCCAAGGTATCCAGATGGGCTCGTCGGATCTCCATTGTCGAAGAATACAAAAACGTAATCATTCTTCTCAGGTGGCCAGAACATTCCACTCAGCGGGCCAGCCCCGTACATCATCGGCTTAACCCATCTCCCATTATCAGCAGGAAGTCTGGCCCTTGGGCACGCAACGATGACTCGACCAAGGCCCTCCGGATCTTGGTTATTAACTACCTTCGCTCGATACGGTCCATGGTAACGACGAAAATATTCCAGACCAAACCTAGTTAGCTGATCAATGAAATCTTCAAATCTGTCGGTAAACCACGCCATAACTTATCCTACAGCTTAAATGACTTCCTCTGATTCCTCAGATCTTTGGGGCTTAGCTTTTCACTCTCTATATCCTTAGCAAGCTTAGTGATGGCATCCTGATTATCAGAGGCAGGCCCAACGACAGAAGTAAGCTCATTCTCAACCTCCCTCTCTGCAGCGGCAGTCTGGCTAGCCGCCAATGCCACCCTAGCCCTAGCCAAGTTAGAATCCTGATGAAATAGACCCATGGTTGCCTGGAATGTTGTAATCCACCCACCAACTCCAACCTGATGACGGATAAGCTGAATGCCGTATGTGCCATTGAACAAAGCACCGCTATCCTCGGCGCCCTCACCAATCTTCTCAAACCCAGACACATCAACAGCTTCGCCTGGACGCAATCCTGGTATTCCGATCGTAGTGAACTCTCCGTTGATCCCATCTCGCATCTGCATGTCTTTCCAGTTGGCAGCGGCCCTAGCCCTGTCATCCGGATCATCTACATTCCCTGGGAAATTTGCCTGTGCCTGTATATCCTCATCGCCAACATCGACGATTCTCCCGACATCACCATCCTCTTTCCCTTTACCACTCGCAACCGTAGTGGCATCAGCAGAATAGCTATCCGGGTCGTCGTTCTTTTTCTCGCTCCAATCAAACATCAACAGCTTGCCAACGCCAGGCGATAGCCAAGGTCCATCTCCCTCTGCTGAGAAATTCAATATTGGAAACATGTTCTTAGTTGGATCTACCGCACCCCTGAGAAGAAACTTCTTCCTGGTTGCCTTGTCGTCACCCATCTGGGTGCTGAAATATTTAGTCTTGCCAATGATTCGAATCTCATTGCCATGCATGATCAGATCGAATCCAAACTGCTCTATCGTCTCCCTTACAAACCACCAGTCATTTCTTGGACCCTTGGTGATAACCCCAACGGGAGCAGGGGCGTCTACCTTGGTATGCTCAGCCGTAGCAGCCGGCTCTCTAAAGAAAGCATCACCGGTAATCCTATCCTTATCCTTAGAAGGTATATCAGCATACAGTCTGTCGATTTTGAGCCCAGGACCACCATTGCCTTCTAGTACATATTTCTTAAGAGTAATCTCCACAGCTTCCGCCCAAGTAGTATTCTTAGGAAACGATTTCTCCTCCGTGCCGCCGACAACGTTCATCTGATATCCGACGCCCAGGGCGTTGAGGGTGATCGTAATATCACTACCCATAGCAACGTCTGGCTTCTGAAGCATCCCGCTGAATGTAAGCTGAGAAAAAGCCGTAGCACCACCACCACTGCTGGTACCAGTTGAATAACCAAATTCAACCTCCAAACGACCCACACCATGCCTGACCAGCTCAGACTGGAGTAAGTCTAGACCATCCTCAAATGGAGGAGTGAGCACCATTGCTAGCTTGACGTTGTCACCGAATCGATGCTCAACGGTCACCTGTGACACAAACGCGAGAGCCCTAAAATCCGACAGGGCAGATCTTTGTTCACTCTGAACCCATAGCTCTATGGTCTCGCCCTTCTGACCAGATCCGGCTGGGAATTGACGTATCCTTCCGGACAACGCAACACCGAAGAAATCGATTGCCATTTATCTCTTCAGCTTTCGCAGCAACTTAGACTTAACAAATGTTTTCGATGGAATCCTAATCTGTGCATTCTCCTTAAGGTCCGTCGGAAGAATCTCAAGGTTATTGGCCCACGCTATGACCCACCAAAGCCTAGAGTCCCCATAATACCGATATGCCAGAAGGTCGATCCTATCCGTACTCGACACCACATGAAGAACGTCATCCACTCTAGCAGTGATATCTGGAAGTACTACGGTATCCCAGAACTCGACGCCCTCAGATCTGAGCAGATCTGTAAACAGAAGACGTGAGTTACCATTTAGCTCAACTCCCATTACTGCGTCCTCTTATTCCTTCTTGGCGTCTTATCAGTAGATTTTGGGGGCAGAGTCATCTCGCCGCCTGACGACATGGCGCTCGCCAGGGTTTGGATACTCATATTTATGTCTCTCAGATACCCAGGAATCAGAGCACCCTCCTCGGCCCAATCTGGGTTATTGATCGTACTCCTAAGATTCTCAGAGGCAGCCTGAGCCAGCCCGCCACCACTACTACTACCACCCTCTGGACTAGCAGATGCACTACCAACCACGGCTGACATGGCAAGGGCCTTATTATAGGCCGCACCTATCATCGCATCCGCAGCCTTGCCGCCCTTAAATGCAACCGCCAAAGCCGACACAACCCGCGAAGCCCACAGGTCGATCTGACTTGGAGAAGCCAGCAAATCCATCAAGTTTATCGACTGCGCAAGTGCAACAAACTTTCCCTGCATGGATGCAACGAATCCAATGAACGCAACGACTGCCCTGCCGGCTTCAGAGACGGATACATACCAGTAATCCTTAATGTGTTGCTCAGCTTTATCAGACCACTGTGCCGTTAACGTTTCCTGAGTTGCGAGCCCCTTAGTCATCTCGTCCCATACCGAGTTAACAGAATCGGCGAGACCATCCATCATTTCAGTTGCCTGCTTAATGAACGTCCCCATGAATTTCTTCATGCCCCTCTCGACGGCTTCTAAGTTCCTCTTAAAGTCTCTCGGATTGATATTGGAAATACTGTCAACCATGCCAGCTGCGACCTTGCTAGATACGCCCATGGCCTTAACTATCTGACCACCCCTCTCCGCAGCCTCCGTCTCCAAAGTAATCCCATCAGCCTTAGCCTTGGCAACAACGCCAACCATCCCCCTGTCAAACCCCTCACTGAGACCGAGAGCCAGGTTCTCAGAGTTCTCACCAGCAATCCTGGTGACATCCTTACTGAGACCTTCATACTTAGTGCGGATAGCAGCCACTTCAGCATCTAATGCGGCTGCGGTTTTATTCCCCCTATTTGCAATTGCTTCGTTTGTTGCCGACTCCTGCAGGTTTGCAATGATCTTGATCTTCTCAAGAACCATATCCCTCTCTTTGCCCTGGATATTCTTCAACCCATCCATGGTCCGAGTCGCCGCATTCAGCGTCGAGTTAGACCACGTCCTCGATGCCCTGCTCGCCAGCGACATGCTCTTATCGGCATTCCCTTCGACGCTCTTAAGCATTGCCCCTATGCTTCCAGTGATTAAGCTAGCTTCATCCTCGATAGCCAGGGCGGCGTTCTTCATCCTCACATTCTGCGCATCCATTGCCGTAGCCCGAGCATCAAGCTCTATCTGATAGGCAACCGTCCCCTTCTTACCGGCTGCCTCCATCGCAGCCAGCCTAAGGTCGTGGTGCGTCATGATGTCGGCGGTCTCCTGACCTATAAGCGTCGCTTGCTCATTGATCCTAGTCTGCAGATCGGAAGCATACGCAGCGTTATACTTACCAACACTAGCCATCAGATCGTCACCAATGGCTAGCTGTTGGCCGATAACCTTATTGAACTCAGCTGCCTTCTCAGCAGAATATCCATGTGTCTTAGTGAATTCACGATTGTACTTAACCCACTCAGCGGTAGCTTCCCCGGCCTCCTTTGAGGACATTCCATAGGTATCAACCGCCTTACGTACCTTATCCACTGCAGCCGTTGCACTCTGCCATGACTCAATATTGACAACCGCTAGATTCATGTCCGCAAGCGCTACGTGAACCCTTACGATCTCACCTTTAGCATTCTTAGCCCACTTATAGATGGCATCGCCAGCGGCTATGATCTTGCCAGTGGTCGTAACAACCTTCTCACCAGATGCGATTTGACTATCAACCAGAGCCTTAACCTCCATATCAGTAACAGAGGCCAGCTGCTCTATAGACCCGATACCCTTAGCAGCACTGGCAACAGCCTCCCTATGGGCCTTCTCTAGAGCTATGGCAGAGTTCCTAGCCATAGCCTCGACATCTAGTTCTGCCTGCTTAGCGCCCCCGCCGATCAGGTCGCTAAAAAAATCACCTATCCCAGAAGCGATAGCTCCGATGTTGTCATAGACGTACTCGGCAGCCTTATATAGGCCATATATCGCAATTCCTATGGCGGCTATAACTGCTATAACCGGTGCTGCTGCAACGATGAACGGAACCATCGACGCCGCCATGGAGATTCCAGCTGAGATGAATGCTGGAATCATCGTGGCTACAACATACAGAGTCAGCAGAGTCAGCCCTATCAGGAGACCCTTGACGGCCATGACGACAACCTTGATCACATTTCCAAGCAATGGGAACTTCGTATGAATAGCTTCAACTATGCCATCAACGAGACCAACGATAAGACCTAGCGCCCCTTTAACAGATTTGTATATGATTTCTGGCAAGTGCAAGAAGATCTTCCATACCGCAGCCATAGCAATAAGACCAGCCTGCCCAAGATACTTACCGAGCGTTGCTCCAACACCGTTCCAATCGATGCCTCCCAGAGCAGATAAGATCTTTCCACCTATATTGAGAACAGACTCAAATAGCTTAAGTGACAACTGGGCCGCGAATGAGAGACCCTTGCCAAGTAACTCGGCAACTTTACCCCATGGGATACTGTCAACAATCCTAGTGATCACCGGACCAATGATCGACATAGCCTTTGAGAATACATTCTCAACGGTCTCCATGATCTTTGGTAGCTCACCCTTGAGCTTGTCGATCCAAGGCTGAACAATGCTATTGCTACCCTTGGCCAGATCTTTGAAAACGAAATAAAGTCCAGCAACCGCTGCCGTCACAAGAACCAAAGGACTAGCCAAAGCACCGAATGCGGCAACAATGCCTGGCATCACCTTGAGAATTGGAGCGAACTGGTTCGACAGCTCCGAAATGGCCATACCGTATTTGGTATGCGAAGCCAACATCCCTCCGATTCCGTGAACTCGCGCTTCGATAAGCCTCTGTGTAAATGTGCCAAGTGGCCCGCCCTTCGCTGCCACAGTCTCCAACTGGGCTGCAAGCTCCTTGGTATTCTGCTTATACTTCTTCAGGTATGCCTGGTCGCTCATCACGCCGGTAACACCCTTCATAGTCGTGACAAGCCGGTCCTGCGCTATGGCAAATCTCTCCGCCATGGTGCGACCATCCTTGTATCGCTTGGCCAAGGTCTGCAGCACCTCCGCCTGTCCTTCGATAGGATCATTGGCCTCATTGATGGCAGGGCCAACCTTATCGAGCCCCTGATTTAAAAGCGCCTGAACCTCTGGACCGAAGGTCGCTGCCATCTGCTGATTAAATCTATCCATCGCGTTGGAATCAAGATTCATACCCTTGACCTGATCGACGAGGCCACCCATCTTCAGCATGAACTGATCCGGGCTCTCCGCCATCATATTCATAGCCTCAGGTATAGAGCCTAGATGCTGAGTGAGAACATTCATGCCGTCTGGAATATCTGTGGAAAGCCCAGAATACAGCGACTTCATTCCCGTCTCGCCGGCCAATAAAGCTTTAGTTAAACCGCGAGACCCGGCCATCGCATCCTCTGCAGAGAAGCCGAGACTTGCCATAGCACCAGCCATAGTAGTGGTGCCCTTGATGAATCTTGCAGATCTCTCTGGGGACCAATTCTTCGTAAAAAGATTGCCCTGCTCATTGAGCATAGAAACCGTCTCAGACATACCAGCCACAGCCTCTCGGCCAATATTGAACTTCTTACCAATAGCAGCAACAGACTTGAGAGTCTCCTCTGTCTGCTTGTCGGAGAATTTCATCTGCTTACCCATGACACCTAGGGCAGAAGCCAGCTTCGTAGAATCAGCACCAGTAACCTCGACGAACTTCTGAAACTCCTGAAGTCCTCCAGTAAAACCAACCTTCTCGATATCAACACCAGCCTGCTTAAGGGCGACGAGGGACTGCGTCATACCCTCAGCCCCAATGTTCATGGCGAAGGATCCACTAGTAATCGATTTCTGAGCCCTCCTGAGTTCCTTCTCAGTCATGTTGAGACCGGCAAGACCAGCAGACGTAACCTTGTTTGAGGCGACGCCGAATGCCTCAATATTGGTCGTCGTTAGCTTCATGTCGCTAGCCAGCGCCGTAGCTTGGCCGATAGCAGGGCCAAGATTAGGTGGCTTAAACGCCATCTTCGCCGACGACATGCTTATTTGAGCTATGCCTAGCCCAATCTGACTAAGGCCAGTAGTCGTAGTCTTAATCGAATCTGCAAGACCCTTGTCTTGAGATCCGAAGTTAAAACCCAATCCCAGCCTTCAAAGGAAGTTGAGTGCCATTTAGTTCTCTCCCCTGGGGAGAGGACCGGCATTCAACTTCCGATTTCCTCTTTCTTGGAGCGCAATCTGATACTTCCGCTTGCAGCGGGTCTGAGGAATTGAATCTTGGTACAGCCACTGCGCAAGCTCCCGTGAGTGCGCTGCCAACAATTCAATCCTATATCCTAGGAATTCTTTTTCGCCCAAAGTCGTCACATGACTATACAAACGAGGCTCCCAACCCTGATCTTCCAATTTTCCAATCAGAACGTTTACAAATTCAATACTCGAACATGCATAGTTAGCCCGCAGAGATCCGCCTCGACGCTCCCATCCCCCGTCGGCATCCCATATTCCTCTCAAAAAATGCGACAGATATATACCTGGAACATCAGGGAACTTCATCGTTGTAGCCTTGGCGCCACCCATACCAAAGCGACTACCAAGCTCTCGAACCATTCTCCATGAAGACCACTTGAGGACCCAACAGTTGGCACCCTGGTTATGAGGAGCGGGGCCACGATCATGCTCGATGATCCTGGCTACTGACCTGCATACATCCTCGGTCCCCGCCAGACTAATCTGCCGCTGCCCAGTCCGATCGTCATCTCGAACGTGACCATCACCAAATAATAATCCGAGTACCCAGGCACTCTCTTGAGTCCACGTATGAAAGACATCTTCCTTCACACGCATATCTGGAGCCGTAATCTTGCCCCGCTCAACAGCAAGACGAACACCATCCGCTCGACCGCGAATGATCCCCATCTCACTCAGGTGTGTCCTGATCAGCCGACCATCACGTCCAATTGCCTTGGCAATATCGTTCGACGATGCGCCTGCCTCATACATCTCCTGTATTCTGGCATCATCCTCCACAGATATCGCATTGGAGCGATTCTTGGCCGCCTCACGACAAGATCTTGCTGGTATGCCACGGCTCTTCAGCCATCCCCATACCGTACCTGGAGCACGGCCATAGAGCGCACCAAGCTGCACCAGACTGCGCTGTTCAACGACATACAGTCGATGAAGATCTTCCTTCGTTACTTCCGGCATGAGGTATACCCAATCTACAAGATTCCGAAGATTCATTCCACCGACCATGCGATCGATAGTCTAGATATGCGCAAGCGCTTGCGTTGCTAACGTCTTCTGGAGGCATCCCTCTCTTGTTGCCGACGCCTCTCGGCCTCAAGATCTGACTTCTTGATGATCATCCTCATGCGGCGAGAAGCTGGCATCTTCAAAATGGCTTCCTCGGAAAGCCCTCGCCAGCTCTCCATTAGAAAGAATATTTCTTCTTCCAATTCTTCAATGTTGCCGAGGGGTTGAAAAAACCCTGCTGGGATATATCCAACTCCGTATCGTACTCGACACCGCAGCCAGGACAGTCGATCTTCACCTCCGTATCAACTCCACCCTCATGGTCCTCCCATGCGCCGCGAAGGAAGTTTCGATCGATCAACGGTAACTCTTTCAGATCTGCCATAGTTACCGGCTTATCATCGATAGATTCAACCCTGGCAAAGATAGCCGAAGTAATGATGTCCTTGCCCCTTGTCGAAGCCTTGCCGATCGCATCCTCGCCACGACCATTGAGAACCTTCATCAATACCTGACTACCTGTCTTTGGTAGGGTAAGTGAGTAGGTCCTCACCATCGGGTTTGGCATCTTCTTGATCTCAAGGTCTGCCAAATCCAAAACAAACCTGGCGTCCTGTGAGCAAGTTGGACACTTGGTCACGAATGGCATGTCGTTGCCAAGACTTGCTCTTCGTATGGCAATCAGAAGATAGATTCTGTCGCCCTGAACCAACTCAGGAATGATCTGCGAAACGACAGGCCCGGACACTGTCCCAATCGACTCAGTACATCGACCAAGGATTGAATTGATCTTCTTGTTGCTAGGCATATTCCTGGCAGCAAGAATCTCCTCCTCCTCGCCAGTCATCTCCCTGACAGTCACAGAAGTGTGAAGGTTACCCTCCGAATCAAGGTAACCACATGGCAGCTCAAATGAGTCAACCGACGACTTTGCGTATTCCAATGCTGGATCAATCATGTATCACCTTCTAATGCTTGTCTTCGGGCTCGTACTCATCAATGGCGACCAATAGCAGCGCCTTTAGTGCATCCGTGTAGCTGAGCCCTCGATCTCTACACATTGACTTGAAAATCTCGTACTGCGAACCATCAACCCAACCATTAACCTTCACGGCGGAACCTGAATCCTGCCAATTCTGAAGATCTTCGTATAGTTCAGGCTGCGTTATGAACGATGCAATCATTGCCCTCATCAGGGCGGACACAGTTCCAAATCGTGACCCACTATGAACGTATTTATGAACCACCTGATGAAGTGACTGGCTCATCAAAAAGTTCACCGGAGTCTTGTTGTCAATCCTGTGGGGAAGGACCCTTGCGCTATCGGCACGGAGACGACAGTCTCGACATACCGTCACTCCATTACTCACCCTGACATGCCCTCCTACGTCCGGTGGAACAACAAAGCATGCAGCGAGCTTGTTTGGGCTAGTACAGTTGACGCAGCACTCATCCCTGGCCAATACGGCTTGTTTCCAGTCCTTTAGAGACGAAACATCGGACATTGGTCCTTGCTTAGTATCATCCATATGAATACCTCCAGCTGGAAACCAGCCACCGTATTCACTTAGTACCTCCAATGATAGGTAAGATCAAGATCTCAAGATCACTTACGTGAAGAAACCTGGAAGTATTACTATGGGTAAGATCTTATCTATTCGGATTTACTAGATTCGCTTATGTCAGATATGCCGACGATAAACTTGGCAATCCTTATGGCGTCCGCACTGCCGACGGCAGCAACGGTCCTTCTCTGAATGCTGCCACGCTCGGATATGACAAACAGAACGTTATTGTCTTCGAGTCTGATGACATCAAGGCTTGCATCGTCTCCGATTTCAACCTGCACAACCTGCTCTTTTTTACGAGGCATATGTCACCTATGGTTTGATTCCCAAACTGAATTCTTCGATCATCTCTGGCTGTACTTCAAGTTCCATCAATGAAACCTGACCAGAGGCAGCATCGAAATCATTCCCAGACCTGTACCGAACTGGCAGGCAGTTGTGAAGCAACCATGCGCGAGCTGGTACCCTCATAGCATGGCTAAAAGGACCGATACCAAGAGCAATACCAGCACTAGCTATACCGACCGATGACGCCGATCCGCCAAGTCCGCTGAGTGAAGCAACCACGCCAGCAACGCCGGCAATACCAGCTACAGATGCGGCGATCTTAGGGTCATTACTTGGTTCAACATTTCCAATATTTATACTGGAGAAATGAACTATCAGAAGGCTTCGTCTGGGACTCTGTGCTCTTCCTCCACCCTGAAGGAAGTTGGCAACTTTGGCAGCATCATTTTCGGATTCGAACTTCTTATCGCCGTGAAGCGTGAAGATGATCCAGCTATAAAAGTCAGCATCAAACATAGATGCCGCACGCTCAAAGAGAACAGGAGAAACTCGCCCACCCTTTACAACCCCACGGTTATAAAGAAAGGTTCCATCCTTGAAGGACTCTAACTCAACACCTATTTCCGGGGCAGATATCCTAGAAAATCCAAAGAGAGGATTGAAGATAGGAATGCCGCCGGACGATGTAGCATCAAATGCCCAGAAGTAATGATCCTGGAGGTAATCCGTGAATCTGCTTCTGGGCACCTGTGTAGACTATCAGACCAACGTAAATAGAACTAGGGCGAGGCCGTACTTGCGCCGTGATCGTTGACTTCGAAGTACTCAATGGCCAGATCTAGTTCCTGAATCGAAACCTCACTAGCAGTCGCATCCAGATCTGAAGACACCTTGTGCCGAATAGGAAATGCCTGATGGCAGATATATTCGATAACACCATTGTCAGCAGGACCATGCTTGACAGCCTGCTCGGTATTTGGGCTTGTCGATGATGTCTCTGGCTTGGAATCACGATGGAAGTGAAAGATACTAACAGTAGCTCGGTACTCGCTGTTGCCTTCGATAATATCCTTCATCCAGGCCCAGAACGTGCCATCGGCCAATGCAACACCACGAGAGAGTGATACATCGCTGATGGATGGCATACCAACGTATTTCCTAGTGTAGATATAGTGCCCCTCGCGATACTCCACAGCGTCATGAGACGCCTCTGGTGTACTTACGGCATTGAATCCAGCACTAGGTTTCTCGGTACCAGTCTTAAGCTGACTGGTAGTTCCGGCGCCGAAGCCCTGTACTAGGACATGGAATCTAAAGTTATGTAGATAGTCACTGGACTTTGGTCTGCTAGCCATTGGTATTCCTCAATTCTTTACTGGATCTACTGTATCACGCTGGAAGTATCTAAGCTCGACCTAGTAAGTCGCTTTCCAGCCACAGTCGTTAGTGAGTCCAGCGTCAGCCGTAGTCACGTCATACACAAGATCGAAACCAAGATTGGTTACATTGAGAACCCATGTTGCACCGCGTGCGGCAGGGCCATCAGTCTTGTCCAATGTCAGAGTAACAACCGGAATGACACCAGTGGGGAAAGGCTCTGGGTATACGACGCCTGTTGTAACAACTGCTACGGCGTTAACGTCGATCCCCGCCTCAAGACCATGCTGCTCCAATGGGATAGACATCAAGTCTACGTTGTCCGAAGACTGGACAGCGTCAACGCTGACGGTGCCAGCATCAACAAGAGACTTAAGACCACGCATGGAATCAAGCTCTGCTACAGATCTTTCGATCGTGATGGAATCGTTGGCAGCGCCAGCTGCACCAAGGACCACATAGGCTTCGGTGACAGGGGTGGCTACTGCGGCTAGGTTCGTTATCGTGACTGCTACACTCATGTTCTATCTCCTGTATCTGGTTTCAGTCCCTAGGAACTAAGCCGTAAGGGTCTTTTGGCTAAATCTAAAGCGAATGAATTCGCCAGGACGGTTTGGTGCGATGCCGATATCAACGATGACCTGCCCAAGGTTCGCAACCTCTGGAGGGTTATTGGTTCCATCGCAAATAACGAAGAATGCCTGACTTGGCGAAGATCCGGCGAAGTGGCCAGTGCTGAACAGATTTGAAAGGAATCCATCGATGGACGTCTTTATCTGGGCATACAAGCTGGATGTGATCGATTCGAATACGAATCCAAATGTTGAATTGAAGATCGACTTCTCAACAAACTGGAACAATCGAACAGCGTTGATGTACCTGAGTACGTCATTCGTTGAAGACATCGTCCTTACGCCCCAGACAGCTAGTCCAGTCTGAGTCGTATTGATCAATGGGTTGATTCGAACGGGGTAAACCGTATCCCTCTCACCCTTGTCTGGATCCTTCTCAAGACCAGTAAGGAACCTGAGAGCGCCATCTACTGTGCCGCCAGGTGCTTTACCAACATTCCTGGTCGAATCAGTCCTGGAGTAAATTCCAGCTACCCATCCGAACGGTGGAACGGTGAGGATTTTGGCAGCGTTAGTTGGATCTGTGACCCGAATCCATGGCCAATACATAGCCGCGAACTTCGTCTTCCTCGGGAAGGTAATGGTCTTGAAATCCTTTGCCTCCTGAGCGTCGAATCCTTTTGGAGTAGTAAAGATATTGAAAATATCCAAACGTCCTTCGGCGTAATCGATTTGGTCACCCATGACAGTCGTATCGCCGGCAAAGTCCGGGATAATCAACTGCATGACTTCGTCGATCCGATCGAGGGCAAACATTCCCCTGCGAGCAGGCTGAAGAATTGGACTACTGAAGATAGTCCTGTCGAAAGTTCCACCACTTAGCGTTCCATCCGAGCCGCCGGTGAAGACATAGTCAACGCTGGTTGCGGATGGGGATGCGATGTAATCAACAGTAATGTCTGTAGCTGCAGCCGGTGCATTTGCTCCGGTCAGGAAGTTCAACACCCAGGCACCAGTCGAATTACTGATGGTGTTTGTCTTGGTGATATCAAGGCCGGTGCCAGTGACATTCCCGTTGACGTCAACAACAAGAGTCCTAAGCGGAAGACCAGACACAGCCTCGTAAGTTACGACCGCTGAAGTCTTAACTATCGAAGTGTTTGCCAGGGTTCCAGAGAATGCAGCTGTGGTTCCGTCGCCGGAATCCATAACCTCTGCCGTGACGGCAGTCCCTTTGAGAACAGATGGAACATCAAGAGCACCGGTATCCGTGATGGTCACGAAGTCCGAGTTATCGTTCATGATATCTGGGAAATACAGAGCATCTCCTGCATCATCGAATACGATCTCTTCGTATGTTTCCTTGACCTCATCTTCGCCGGTGAAGCCGCTAGTCAGGAGAACCGTCACGTCATACTTTGAGTATGTTCCAGCGCCAGTGACTGCCTGGGTTCCAGATGTGAAATAGTTCTCGTTTCCTGAGATACGCAGCGTGAGACTGTCCGACCAGGAGCCTACGTTATCGGCGTCCATCTCCCACATGCAGTAGCTGTAATCAACGATTACATCGTTGCCGAGGAAGGGAAGATCCGTGCCGCCGGTAAAGGTTACGCTAATAGCTCCAGTGGCATAATCAACAGTTCCAGCGACACCGGTGCCACCAGCTGTGGTTGCGGTAAATACGCCAAGTCCATTGTCCGTAACCGTCTGCAGGGCACCGCCTGCTTCGTAGTCTGCGGTCATAGATAGGGCATCGGGACCGTTGTCGGTTCCAATGGTCCTGGCCGCAAACGTCATAGTCAGAACGCCAGTGTCTCGATCCAGTGAAGCTGAGGAGATACGAGCAGCATCGGCGCCACCAACAGTGGATACACCGGTGATAGTTGCCGTCTTAACATCGTTGTCCGTACCGCCGGACATGACAGCCGCGCCGAACGATGTCGTGCCACCGGTCGTAGTGGTAGCAAGCGCGTTGCCAGCCGTGCCACCCAGAAGGGCCCAAACATCTACCGTCGAACCAGGGGTAACTACTGCTGCAGCAGCATCAGGGTTGACGACCGTGCCTGTTCCGTAGAGAGATCCAATACCAGTGCCAGCAGTAACGGCGGCAACCAGGTTATTTAGTGCAGTGGTGTCCGAGGCACCGATAAGGACGCTATTTGCGCCACCGAGCACCGTATTGAACGTGTACGTTACGCTGCCAATCGTGACAGTATCCGTATCCACGATTGGACCACCAGACACCGTGAGCAGTTCGGTTGCCTGAATAGACTCTGTCCAGTTCAGGGTAACGAGTGCGTCTGTTAGGGGGAAGGCTGCAAGAGCCGCACTGACATGGGGACCAACAACGGCTTCGCCGATAGCTGGAGTGAATGTCATCGCTTCGCCTGTGGTTCCACCGGCTGGATCATTGCGCCAACCAACAACAACCGACCCCTTGAACAGGGGAACATTGGCCATCGTAGCGCCAAGGGTAACGGTAGCGCCCGTACCAAGGCCAAGGGCCTCGGCTACAACTGGCTCAGTGACACAGGATTCACCTGCAACCGAGTCGGTTGGGACAACACGAACTACGTACGCCCTGGTCCCACCGTTGGCGAAGAATGCCTGTACGGTAATTGGGACACGAGAGTCGTTCGTATACTCACCGAATGTACGAACAAAGTCGTCGTTGCTGGTTATCAGCTTGGCTACGTTGTCTGGACCTCTGCCGGTCCATCCCATTGTGGCCATTGTTGAGGTTCCAACTGCATCGACCTGTTGGCCGCTGACATTGACTTCCTCAATAAAAATACCCGGTGAAAGAAATTCAGCCACTATTGCCTCCTAGATGATCAAATTCAGAGGCCAGTAGATCAGCATTAGTCCTTTCGCTTGAAAGTCCTTTTGCTTCTCTTTTTGGGTATCTCTGCGGCATCAGCCTTGGTCTGCTTGTTCGAATTACTCTGGGTATCTTTTTTCTGAATATCAGATTGTTTTTTTACGGCTTTTGCACTCTTTTTAGCCGGTTCGATACCCTGTGATTCGTTCGCGACCTTAACATGGCTTAGATGATGACTACTGGAAGTATCCAGATCTACTAAGCTAGGTACCGACGCAGGCTTGATTGGCAGATCTTCCTTTGTCTTTATTTTTACTGGAGCTGGCCTGGTCACACTGGACACTGCCACCACCGGATCTCCACCCCTATTAGCAAGCTTCCTCTCCCGTACAAGGTTCCAAACGTAAGCACTCATCTGCTCAGGCTTTACGTATGTCTTCTTCCTGGGTGGAAAATGAAGCAATGAGCCGTCAAATGCTTCGACTGCTTGTGTTTCAGGTGTCGGGTTGTAGATCCAAGGCATCTTGTCACTCCATTTATATCTTCTAAAGAAGTCCGGTATTTACAGTAGGAAGCCCAGACATCGCCCGCTGGACAACAGGGTCATTCAAATCAAGCTCAGCTTCCACTCGCAGGGTAATGTTGAAGTTAGTCTCCCTACCAGCAACATCTGGCTTTGTATCCAGCGCCGATGGGCTCTCCATGAATGCCGTATAGCTACGAAGGTCGTCATTGCTGTCCTTTAGGTAGACAGTCGTATACGGAGGATATCTCTTCAGCGTATGACGAAGCATTTGCATTGCTTCTACCTTAAGATTGTTGCGATACCGCGCACGAATCTGGATTGTGTACATCAGATCGAAAGGCACCGCCTGGGCCTTGTTCTCATACTGATCGAATCCCTCGGCCATGGTGTCTCCGGTCCTTGGATTCAAAATCGTAACAGGGGAGGCGCTGGTGGCTGGAACGCGATACTGCTCATTCCCAGGATGCCACCTACTCATAGCTGGAGTTATGTCATCCCTCCTGATCACAAACGAAGGCAAGATCTTCGGATCTATCGTCTCGTCTGGGAACGCAAAGTAGATGGGAATACCCTCGAACTCAATATTCCCCGTAGGCGGAGGAGGACTTACGCCGAGTACATCCACAACATACATATCGCCAATCGTATTCACGACTCCGCCGAGAGTGGTAATCACCCCTCTGTCAAAATCTGACAGCCATACATCTCCATTGCGTTCATTTTCCTGAGAAAGAACCATTAGCGACCTAGCCTATTCTGGAAACCAGCAAATTTTGAAGCCTGTCCAGAAGATATCTTATCCAGTTTAGGCGGGAAGCTCTTGTACCGTTTTGAATTTGGATTAGTCATGGTCTGCCCAATGATCTTCTCACTGATTGCCATCCTGCCTATGCTACTGCTGATCGACTTAATCATCCTCCTGAACACCGGCTTCGACTTTCCACTCCCACCGCCAAACTCCATCTCTAGAGCCTGCATGGCAACGTCGGGTATCGCCTTGCTCCTCCTTGTCACCTTGCCAGGATCTCCAGGCTTGCCCTTCTTTATCTTCCTGCCCATCTCGCGAAGCTCGGACCTGATTCCCGCAATCTTCCCACTCTGCATCTTGGCAACCTTGTCGGCTTCCTTCTTCGTCACCTTGCGCTGGATAACGGTAGCCTCCTTCTTTGTTGGCCAAAAAGGAATCGTGTCAGCTGTCCATGGCCCCTTGTCCTCTAGAATCTGTACAGCAGGATCTGGCCTAACGAGACGCTTCTTGGCTCGCACATAGAGCACGGTCTTGGGAACATCGAGCTTACGTATCCGCTTGGATTTTGTTGGGGCATATATCGCATACCCAGCTCGGTTTTTGCCGCCAACGCCAATCTCAACTAGCTGTAAAGACTCCTTTAGATCTGCATAGTCAGACCCACCAGGAATCTCGTCTTTGATCATATCAAAGGCATTTTTAGCAGCGAGATAGCTCACGATTTTATGAAGAGCTTCCGCCCTCTCGGTAAGCTCCTTGGTCACCAACCTCCAGTTGTTTATGGTGCTTGGTGACTTCTGGATATCTACAAATCTGCCGCCCTTGGGCATGTTAACCCCTGAACCGAATCACTGGCTTATCGGGAGGGTCATCCTCTCTAATCTCGGAATCGCCATCCTTGGAGAGTAGGACTAGATTCGGAGCCTGCTTACCCTCTGGCTTCAATTTTTTCATCAGCTCAATATGCTCAACGCAGACGCCTATGACACGAGGATGTTCACTCACTCTGATCGCATGAGTGGCCTTGTTTCCGCACCGAAAACAGAACTGATCGAACTGGGTCATCGGACCCTTGTACTCATGGAAGGCACCTCCAGCGATCGGACCTCCGCACCCGTCAACGGCAAGACACCTGCCATCTGGAACACCCCTATCCCTGGCATTCCAATAGTTCTCACATGTAGCGCAAACCACATTGAGGCCATCGCCGATGGCTGCAGCTATCTTCATTTGATCCAATGGCACTAGCTATACCTAGCCTTCTCCCTGTGCATATCCCGATATGTGTTCAAGAACATGCCCTCTGGGGCAACTCCGGCGGTAGCAGCTGCTGAGCGCATTGCTCCTAGGACATTCTTAACATCGGACAGCCTAGATGCTCGCTCCCTGTCAATGACACTTGGATCTGCAAACATCCTGGTAGTCATAATCTCCCTATCCTGGTCTGGGGAATCAGTGCTACATGCATGCGGCGTCATATAGCTCTTAGCCAGCCCTGGGCCTTCGCTGGGGTTGCCAGCTGGACCGTAAACCGTCCTACCCAGATCTGGATATGCATCCTCCACACACATGGCGACGTCGTCGCTGGCTGCCTGTAAAGCCCTGTACGAATACCCAATAAGCGCCGGGACTACTCCCTCATCCATCGACAGATTGGCAAGAAGAGAGAATGATTCCTTCGTCAGTGCCGATGGCATCGAGACACGGGATTCAACCCCCCGCCAGGCATGGAAGAAATCACCAGCGCCATTCTGGTACGCAGAAACGAGAGATTGTGACTCCTCGACAGGAAGCATTGCGATGCTTGCCAACTGGCAAACCTCATCCCAATCCAATTGAGACAGAGCCTCGATAACCGCCTGACCTACCAGGTCGCTCGCCTCAAACCTGGAAAATACATCGAACGGATCTTCCGTTCTGTATGAGGACTCGCCATCGAGAACATCTCGCATCTCCGACAGCAGGGACCCACTTCTGGCAACCGACTCACCTACGCTGGCAGTTCCAGCTGGACCTTTCTCACGCTTTGGAGCGGCATCCGCCTTGGCCTTCTGATCTGCAATACCAGGTCTATTAGCCATGAACTTCTTGTGAAACCCAGACAGAGCCTGCCCAATTCGATGCAAAACTCCACGCTTTTTAGGAGCTGAATCATCAGCTGCGGATTTAGCTGCACTCGGAGCTGCTGCCCTAGCTGCGCTTGGAGCTGCCTGAGCATTATCAGAGCCACCCTTGGCGCGACCATGGAGATACCCAGCACCCTGAGCAGCATGGCCAACGGCAGCTCCTGCTAGTTTAAATGGAGCAGCGGCAGCTTTACCCATAAGGCCAAGGGCCTTCTTGCCCATCTCCTTCCGGCTAGCACTTTTAGCGCTCTTATCCGCCTGGCTGACTGCCTGCTTCTTAGCCTGCAATTTCATCTTGGCGTCGTGAGCCTCCTTGCTGCCATGAGTCGCCAGCATCCCAGAGAAGCCAGTGGACTTGGCTGCTGCAGCCTTCTTGGCAAGTGGATCTACTCCGGCAACATCCTTAGCGTGCATCTTAGCCTGCCTTCTGGCAGCCTTGTCTAAGCCAGTCCTAGCCTTATCACTGGCCTTGCCAACCGTCTGCTTACGCAAACGTGACGCACCCCTGGCCATGGCCTTATCCATCCTGGCCACACCTTGCTTACGTACATCTGACTTCTGCTTCAACAGGGAAGCACCCTTGGATAAAGATTGATCCATCCTCGACGATCCCTGTTGCTGAGCAAGAACCTTGCTAGCACTAGGGAATTTGCTCATATCTACTTTTTCAAAGTGATACTGCACGTCCTCTGACATCGGTCTGTCTGGGTAGCAAAGAGCCTCAAGAACTTCCTCTGCAAGACCGTCTGGACCGTTCTCAACCAGATCTCCTAGGTAAGCAAACCCTTCAGGTCCGACCCACTCATAAAATTCGGCAATGTCCATAAAGTCATCAGGGCTAATGACTGCAAGATGCTCAAGGGCAATGTCGTATTCGGAGTCCGTAGAACCCATGTATTCGCTGGCGATATACGAAGCTATAAAATCATCTTCGTTCAATATCTCCGGCTCATCAAATCTGAATGGTGCTGGATAGCTCTCACTAACGATGCCAACCAACTCTTCGATCAAGGCGCTAGACCTGCCGTACAGAGTGCTCTCGTCGAACGTTGGAGTTAGTCCATAGACATTGCGAAGCACCATAGCCACGTCTGGAGCTAGGCCAGCGGATAGCCCCATCGACTCAAGGTACCCAACGATGACCTTCTTAGGAATACAGTCCGACTTACGCAGACCTGACTCTTTAACGATCATCTTCGCAACTTCATCCGGAATATATCCAGCGCCAGGTGATACCTGACCCGATGGATCAAACTGACTTACGTTTGGGTTTCCAAGAAAAAGTGCCTGGCCGGGGCCGCTCATCATCCAAGTAGACATAACCATATCTCCTATGGCGGGGTTATCCGCCCTGTATCCTGCAGAGATCTGAATTTCCATCCCTGCTCACTTAGCGTCTCAATTTGATGACAATTTGCACATAGAACTGCACACTTGCCTATCTCATCCTCGATAACTGACAATGGTCTTTTTCTGTTTACCAGGAAAGCTATCGCACCAACCTTTCCATCGCCGTGAAGATGGTGAAATTCCAACATAGTTGGATCTGACTCTCCGCAGGATATGCATGGATTGCTGGATAAATATTCAATGACGTGCCTCTGACCTACTCTTGTCGGAGGTATCTCGGAAACCTTGTAGTTATTGGACCTGATTGCAGTTCTTCTTCTGTGGCAATTTCTACAAACTACTTCACATTTTTCCATTTCAATGGAAATAGCATCCCATGACCTTGAAAAAGCACCCCTGCCAATGCCAAACCTCTTATCCCTCAAATGATCAAACTCCAAAACACGAAAGTCATCGCGTCCACAGTCAACACATGAACTACACTTCAGTATCTCAATTATCTTTATCGATTTAGCATTCTTATACTTGGTAGTTCTTGAGCACACGTCGGAGCTATGCCTCGTATACCTGCGACGATTGCTAGAATTCCTGCAATCTTTGCAGTGAGAAGCTCTTCCACTTCCATCTGGCCTACGATGAAAACAATCGATATCCAGCTCCAGCTCACACTTCGTGCAAGTCTTGGCCACAACCAAACCGCCGTCATTCAGTGCAATCCTACGCTTCATGGGATTTGAATCCGCCGCTCCGCTCCGAACTGAGAGCGCCTTTTCAGAGTCAATTTAAACTGCGTAAATGTTGGAGAGTCATTGATGTGGCCATCGTGCTCTGCCTTGATAACATCAAAAAACATACCCTTACCCATCGACCATCTGTCGTGATACGGCGTTCGCCACATCTCAATGATGTCGGTCTCGGATGGGTACGGAAGATTCTTCTCATCCATGGAAGCTCGGCTTATTATTGCCTGCGCATCCCAGTCCCTGCCAAAACCATACTCTTCGGCGAGAGGCTGGTACTGAGGGTACTTAACAAGGGCGCCAACGCGATGTGGACCGTCGAAGATTCTCTCCGTAGGCTCACCGTAGAGCGGATCAACTCTCTGCCTATTCCTTATACTGGTGGCATCGAGGGCGTAGTAGTTGATCTCAACGCCAGCAAGATCAATCAAGTCTTGATTGATGCAGTCGAATAAATCGACTTCGCTATCGTCGAGAACCTTGCCCACTACTTCTTCCTGGCGGCCACTACGGCCTTCTCAAATTTGGAGACCTTGGCATCATGATCTTTCGACTTAGCCTTGGCGCCAGATATGCCTCGACCCTTCTTGGTCATCTCGGCAGTACCCTTTTTGATCCTTCCAGACTTCTGTAGGCTAGCTCGACATATGGCATATGCTCGACTGAGCTTATTACTGCTACCACTCACCGGGTTACCGCTCTGATCCTTAGCAGCCCTACCCATGACATCCGAAATGCACCGCTTCTCCAGTTCAGAGGTATCCTCGTGGAGAGACATCACATCCTTGACAGATATAAGACCTTCGGAGGCATAATATTTCCTCTCCATCTCCTTAGCCTTTGGCGTAGTCATCTTTGGCTTATCAACGTTACGCCCTGCATCGCCATGTCTCTTTCGAGATTTTATCAACCCAACAGTAGATGTTGGATTTGGCTTGTAATCGACACCTCGCTTACGAAGTCGATCGGACTTTTCTGTCTCCGACTTCTTAATCGACGCTTTTCGATCTGCTCTAGCCTGCAGCTCATCCTCTGGCTGCCGTCTCAGCTTGTAAGCCTGGTCGAAGCTGATACGTGGTTTGCTTTTCCGCTTTTCAATTATGTAAGGCATGACTATTACTGAGCAAAGAATGGCATTGGCATCGCGCTACCGTAGATCTCTTCTTCTAGCTTTGCCATCTCTTTTTCAGCCTGCGCCAATAGGGCTGGACCATTCAATTGGACCTGCCCCTGGGCCGTAGGCCACGAAGAGTATTTACTGTAGATATTGCCAAGATCTTCCTTAGCATAGGCGAGAGCATACCTCTTAACCAGATCATGGTCACGCTCTGGAAGCTGCTCTATCGTATTGCAGGTACTCTTGTATTCAACATACGCCTTGCCGCCGCCCTTGGGATTTGGAAGCAACAGAAGGATGTTTTTATATGGGAAGTACATCCAGTTCCTCTCGGAATTGATGATGCGCTTAGCCATGTCCACATACTGAAGCGACTGCACCAAGGAGCTGTAGAGTCCAGCTGAGCTTGGTGCAGCGAATGCGTTATATGGGACCTTCTCGTCCGCGATGATGTGCGGCGCAAAGATCAACGATATGTCCAACGGGCTAACCTGAAAGGACACATCGATGACCGCATCGCAGTCTTCTGGCATGAGGTACTCGACCTGTCCAGAATACAGATCGAGCGTCAGATCTCTCTCTACGCCCTTCTTGGCAGCGAACCAACGCTTAGCCTCATGGACGGCGTCTTCGATATGAAGCTCGTCGAGGCAAACCTTAGCTATCGGACTCCCCAGACGACGAAGAATCCAAGCCTTCACCTCCGCCTCCGTCATTAGCCGTTCGCATGCCATCTTCTACCTCTTCCTTTTTGTTCTTCTTAGAGCGTTTGCTCTTTGACTTGGAAGCTGGTTCAAGATCTGGAGCCGTTTCCATAACAAGTTCTGGCTCCGCTGGAATCTCAATTTCAGCCACTTTCGCTGGAATCTCGACTGCAACAGCCATCTCCGCTGGAGACTCCTGCTTATCCTGAGTAACGCTTCCGCCAGTCTCAACTATGAAACCAAGCGCCATCAGTGGGGCCCAATTATTGGCCGCATCATCCTCAACTACTTCGCCTTCGCCAAGGTAACGACCAGACTGGTCTGGATATGCGACGGGACCGCAGTTGTCTACTTTTTTGTATTTAGCCATTTCATTCCTCTATCCCAAGGATACGAAGGTCTGTCTCCATCTGGAGAAGCCTATCATCCGTTTCCCTTGAAGTGTTGCGGATCTCTTGTACCAAACTACTCATCTTATCCGCCATTCTTGATATCTCAACAATGGTTTGTCGATGTCTGGCAACCTCTTCGTAGGCAGGCTCATGGCCGTTCGATCCGTTTCCATTAGGATATTCGCCGTATTCATCATCGGCATCCTCCCCTATTCCAAGGGTTTTCATCTCTGCGATCACATCAGCTGGAACGGCCATGTTACCTCCTCAGACAACTATCAAAAAATTATCACAGTTGCCGAATTACCTCTACCAAGTCTAGATCCATATCCAGTGGTAACCATCGCATATTCAGCACATTACTTCATCAATCCAGCTCGACGACGTGTACGTTTGTAACACTTGAGGCACTCGCCTTTGGCCACCACCTCTCGCCCACAGGCACATGCAGCCTTTGGGCTCTCAGTCCTCCGCCTTGACCACCAGCAAGTACGACACATCTCCTCCGTCCAGACATCCCCGCCGCAGCGGCAGCTTCCATCTGGACGTGAATCAACGTATTCCCGGTAAACCTGATACCGCTCCTCGCCGCGAATATGAGCCGGAGCATCGCCGTAAAGGTAGTCGCAAACCAGAACTGCTGGGGCGCCTGTGTGCTTGAAGGAATGCCAAGTGCACAATTCACCGGACATCACTCTTTCGTGATTGACCAGCTGACTGTGATTGACACCAGATCCAGCGACCAGCTCTTGATGAACCCTATCAGCGAACTCCTTGTTCTTGGCCGTGAACAGAACTCGCAATGTATCATTGCCCTGCTTCAGCCTTCGCTTCTCAATCTTAACACTCCCATCAGAATCCCATAACCCGCGCAGGAAGTGCCCATGGAGATCAATAGGAAGGAAGCTAGGCCACTCTAGGTCTGTGGATTTCTTTCCGATGATGCCCTTCTCGGCAAACCAATCAACCAGCCTGGATGAATCTACATAGACCGACAGGCAGTTCTTCTTCACCTGAAATCCAGCGTCCGGACAAATCAGTTCCCGCCACTTCAGGGCTGTGTCTTCGTTGCACACAAGCGTCACCCGATGGTTACCGCCGGCCCGGTAGACGTTCCCGTCGCCATACACAAGCCCAAGCCACCAGGCTAACTCAGGAGTCCATCTGTCCAGGAAATCCCATCTAATGTCTTTCATGAAACCATAATATATTCCTAGAAATACATGGTCAACATCAAAGAAAAAAGGCTTCTGGATTTCTCCAGAAGCCTTTCATCTAGCTTATATCGTTAGTCTTTTATAGACCAGTGAAGCTAACACGTCCATAATATTCTGACCTCAAGACCTTTTTTCCGTACCGAGTACGGAGACCTTTACGGAACGAAAAGTCCGCAGGGTCAAGGAAGGTAGGTGTCACCTGGAGTGGGATGTATGGAGCCCATACAAATCCAGCATCCAAGAAACTCGCACCCTTGAGGCCGATAAGCATCTTGTCCGACTCGAAGAACGGATCTTCGTAGACAACCCACTTATTCATCAGGGTACCCACTTTGTAGATACCGAACTGACCATGCTGCGTCAAAGGACGTGGCATGTCTGCTGGGCCGTATGGGCTTGCGCCGCCGGATACCCAGAGAGGGCGGAAGTCACCGTGCGTGGTGAGCTGAGCAATCCTCGCCGAGATCTCAGGAGAGGTCACGATGAAGTTAGCTGGAGCACGGAGCGTGTCCTTGTGGATAAGGTTCGAGACCTTGCTGATCGTGGTGATCATCGAGCGAAGGTGATCGATCTCGCTGATTCCAGCAGGCGGAGTCAAAGAGAACGTATCAGTTCGACCAGATGCCGAAGTCACGAACAGGTCATTGATGATCTCGCGATCGATCTCAAGAGCGATCTCCTGAGCGATACCCGAGACAAGCTCAGTCTCAGCGTCAAGGCCGTGGAAGGCCCGAAGGTCCTCTGCAGCTTCCGACGACCAAAGAGCCTTGAGGCGACGTGGAATCGCTTCGATGGGCTGCCTGGTGATGTCCAGGTTGACCTGAGGGATCTTGGTGTTCAGTTCGCCATCGTAGAAGTACCGAGCAACAATCTTGTTGCCAGTAGCAGGTGCGGCAGTGAATTTGAACGCGGTGACCGCGCCAGAGCCATAGTTGACTGCACCAGCAGCAACGTTTCCGGTGAAACCACCTGATCCGTTATCTGTGGCCGTCTGAATGGTGGTTCCAGTGGAATCTACGTCCAGAATCTGGAGGGAGAAGCCAAGGTCAGCATTCAAGGGACGGATTGGAGTCCAGGCAAGGACCGAAGCCATTGCCCCTCCAGCACCACCAAAGGCAGCACCATCACCGGTTCCAAGAGCCTCGTCACGAACGAACTCAGAAGAGTAGTCGCGATCGAAATCTCGTGGGAAGATGGCACCAGCTTGGGTCGCACCCTTGTTGGATCCATACTTGTAATCAAAGAAGAACACTGCACCAACTGGAGCTGTCATCGGCTGAACCGACACAATCTCGTTGGCAATCAGGTTCGGGAAGACGCGCCGTAGCACTGGGAAGATGAACTTGGTGAAGGAACCAACGTTGATCGTTTTGGTCTCCTCTTCCAGGCCCTGTAACCACTGCGACTCATTTTCCATGAGCATAGCAGTGACACCCCGAGTGTATGGGTTGTCGATACCTTCGAGTAGCTCGCCCCACTTACCGATAAGAGATTGAATAAACCCCTTGTCAGCAATGCTTCGACGGGACTCGTTCAAAACTAGTTGTCTCGCTTCCATCTTCATATCCTCCGTTACTGTCTATATCCGTTGTTGTTAATTCTGAGAGTTGCCGTCGCCCGGCAGGCCAGAGAGAGCACGGATTTCAGACAGATTGGTTCCGAGCCCGTTATAATTTTGAGCGGACACACCGTGACCACCCGGACCGTTATTTGATTCCTCTTGGATGTACTCCACCGTTCCGCTGTTGAGGATCCCGCGAACGCGAGATCTAGCAGATTCCAGATCCTCTGTCATTGAGGTCTTTGGATGAGAGTGCGCGAGGACGTTGTCTACTTCGCTTTTGCTTTGAGGCTGATGAGCCTCAACCAAACTACGGGCATAATCTGCCGAAGGATGATTAACCAGACGCTGCTCAAGATAGACCTGGGAAGCAAGATGCTTGCTGGCCTCAAGAGCTTTTTCAGTAATAATCTTCTGCTCAGCAAGCTGAGCCTCAAGCCTGGCATATCGCTCATCTGCCACAGACTCTTCGAATCTTTGAGATTCAAGCTCTTCTACGATGGAACCAATACGATCATCCATCTCACGAATATTGCTGTAGTTGGAGACATCTCCAACGAGGTCACGAACTAGATCTGCGCTATCGACACCATTGAGACGCTGCTCAAGATGGAACCTGTAACCAGCCTCGCGAGCGATAGAAGCTAGTTTATCGTTCTCAAGCTGGAGGTTTACGAGCTGAAGGTCTCTGTCTGCGATGACATTCTCAAGCTCTGCGATAATCTCTTCACGCTCTTGAACGAGGTGCTCTACATCCTCTGGGATGATGTAGGGACGGAGAACATCCTTAAGCTCACCAAGGGCCATCCTGGCACCGGCGACTGATGGGTCATTCATGAGACGCTGAGTGATGGATGCTTCCATCTCCTTCTTTGCGTCATTGATTGCAGACTCAAGCTTTTCAGCGAACTCGGCACGAAGATCTGTAGATGCTTCTTGCTTTGCGCCAGTGATTTTTCTAGCCCAAATTTCAGCAGCCTTCTTCTCGTACTCACGCTCGGCGTCGTACATGAAGCTCTGAGCTAGTTCAGGATTGCTCTCTTTGAGTTCCTTTAAAGTAATGTTTTTTTCCATAGTAGCCTCCACGAAACCAGTAGTGTCATTGCCAGAATTAGCTGCAGTATCCTCGACGTGAACTACTGGATATGCTGATTGTTGAGCTGGATCTGCGACAAAGTCGAAGGTCATAAGTCTGTAGTCATCTTGGACTACTGACTCGCCCTTCATGTTTGGCTTTGTAGTCCCAAATCCGCGAGAGGAGACTCCGACGGCTCCACCTGCGTCAAGGATGGCCTTAAGATTGCGTCCCTGGTCGGTATCTAGAATGTGAGCAGTCCCGATGACAACGTCACCTTCTAGGTGAAGGTCACTGATAATGTGAGAAGTACGCTTGAGCTGAGTGCGACCGTCCATTGGATGATCTAACTCGCCATATACTTTCATCTCTGAAAGCTGTTTACCAAGACGACCAAGCTCGCGCTCCCACAACTGATGGTTGTAGAGACGCTTGTTCTCCGTAGCCCTATCTGCGCGAGCAAATTCGCCACGGGCAACATATTTGCCGGGTCCACCCTTAGACTCTTCGAGGGCGGTAGCCCTGAAGGTCATAGTGTCTATGAGTAGTTCTTTAACGGTTCCCGACATACTTACGTGGTCCTTTCCAAAATTTGAATGAATTAGCAGATCTGGCTATCTGTCGCTGTCCAACAGTGTTGTCCAACTCGATTGCGTTATCTGGCTTCTTGATTCTGTTTTTTGGATTCGTCCTCGACTTTACTTCGTCACTATCCATCACTTTAGCCAGCCGACCAGAGGGGTAGAAGTCCCTATTCCCTCTGGTTCCCTCGGTGGCTATCTGCCGAAAGGGCCAGCGCTCCGTGCGTGGCGAAGAGATGCCAAGCGATCACTTACGCTTTCCTTCTGCTCCTTGCCCCGCTTGCCCCGTGGCTCATCATCGTCATCGTCGTCATCGTCATCGTCGTCATCGTCGGCTTCCATCATCTCTGAGATGGCTGCGTCATACGACTCAACGGCATCCATGAGATCGAGCGTCATGAGACGGAAGGCGTCTTTAACGGCCTCCATAGTGTCATCATCGTCGTCATCGTCATCGTCGTCATCGTCGTCCTTCTTGCGAGATTTCATCTCAACAATATCGAAGGCTTCGGCGGCGCTGTCATAGAGAGACTCCATGGCTGCGTATACGTTCTCAACATCAAAATCATCCGAGATTTCAACGAGACGCTCTGCAAGAAGAGCTGCGTTCTCTCCGAGGAGAGAGAAACCTCTTCCGAGGTTGTCACAGTCTTCGCTAACCTGTGAGCCGTGAACCAACGCATCAAGCTCTCCGATGAGCTGAGAAGCACGGTTGACGTAGGAAGATTCAGCCTTGCCCATGCCAGCAATCTTCTTGGTGGGAGTAAGCCCTTGAGCTACATCTGGGTCTTTCCCGCCGTCGTAGTTGCCACCCTTGTTCTTATCAACAAGACGGGCACGTAGCTGCTTGTATCCGTCTGGATACTCTGCTCTTACGTTGCCATCAACTCCCTCTCGGTAGTTGGGAGCCTTGTTGTATTTACCGGCACTCCTGCCACCCATCTTAGCGCCAGCGTCCAACGGATCATCATGATCGTCAGAATCCCTTGGAGCGATGCGAGGACGTGGCTGCCTAGCGTACTTGTTACGCGCCTTAGCGTTGATGGAGCCTTCGCTGTCATCGTTGCCGGCAAGCGTGCTTGGATCTGGAGATGGGATATCTCGTGGATTACTGGAGTTGTCACCCTCGTAAAGTCCTTCGCTGGACTCAGTGAGTTGCTTCTCAGGAAGAAGTCCAATTGCTCGGAAGTCTTCTTCGATAGTGGTGAGTAGAACTGGATACCTGTGATTCATTGAGATTCTCCTAATTTGGTCAAGTAAACCTAAACGGCTCCGTCGAAAGCGCCGACCATACGCTCGATGAAACTAGTTGCCATCTCATAGCTAACCAGAGACTCGGCTATGGAGTCGTAAATGTGACCTAGGCACATTACGCACTGTTCGTTCACAAGAGCATCGGAAACGATTCCCCGAACTTCCTGCAGGTCTTCAATCAGATCTTCGGAGAAGAAACAAAAGTGAGATAAGACATCCGCCTCATTCTCCTCCAGGTCACCATCTCCAACCGATTCTATAAACGGCAGATATGCCGCTTCAGCAGCATGATGAACCAACTCAAGACGCTCAAGCACGAGACCTAAGTCGGTCTCTGCGTTGTCTCGGTAGTTCTCAAATTGCTCTTCCGGTATTTCATCCGTCTCATACAATGGCTTGTACTTAGCCTCGAATGAGTTTTCATGGATGGAACCAAGGACATCTACAATCTGCCTCTTGATCTCATCTTGCTGCTCCGCAAACACCTGTCGCCAAGGACGACCCTCGGAGAGAGCAGCAAGTGTCTCGCCAACATAATCCCTGGCCAACTCAGCCTGCGTCTGCTCTTGCAGACTAGCTAGCTGGAGGATCCTCTCAGCTGCGCCACCCACGCCTTCCGACATAAGTGAATCAACGATGCTTAGCGAGTAATCACGCATAGACCTAGCTGCGTTAGTGGAAGAAACCACCGGGACATCTAGTTGCGATAGCTCTCCAAAGACTATTGCGCCGTCCTTACTCTCGAACTTAGCCTCATAATAGGAACCTTCTGCTGTTCCAACTATGATCTTGTTCTTAAATGTAGCTACGCGAGCAATGTCCTCAGACCCATTGGTAAACAAATGACGGTTCTCACTAACAGCCTCGTCGAGGCGATGAGTGAGCTGTTCGTACGAGCCGCTTACCATCGCTCTGATGGCTTCGACTGGAACGATTTTGTCTTCTATGGAGAAAGGATTGTATGGCATAGGTTTTCGCCCTTGCTGATGTGGATACTAGAGGTAATGGAAAAGCACTGTCAAGGAGCTGTAGATCTATTTAGTCAAACAATCATCTTCCTGGCATGCCCATCTTTATCTCATTGATAAGCTGCCCTAACTCACCAAGACGCCTGGCTGTTTCATTGTTGGCGCCCATAATCGTATCTAGGTTGTCCTCAACCATTTTTTCGTGATCACGGTTTCCTTGGAATAATTCCTTCTCAGTTATTGGCCTATATCCGAGTTGCTGTCTCATTTGTGGCCATCTGCTGGACAGACCCCCAGCAGTACGTATTGAATGACGTAGATCTTCGGCAGCCTGAGTACTTCCACCCATCACTCCTGCCATTTGTTGCTGAGCTGCAGCTTGTTGGGTTTGGATCTCAGCTTGGGCAGCCTGCTGTTGGATCTGTCCCTGGTTTTGAACATCCATTTGCAGACCCATCGCCCTTGCCTGAATCTCTGCATCACTCAACTGCTCCTGGTGACGCTCTTTGATGATGTATTCGATCTCTTCTTCGCTAAGTCCAAATACTTTCTGGAGAATCCAATGCAGAGAGACGAACTGCTGCATTCGCCCGGCGAAGTCTGCCTTGGCATTCCTGACCTCTAGCTGAGCAAGTTCGAAAATCGAACTCGGCGTCGTCATGCAGATTTCAAAATCGACTGCGGCTGGATTGATATTCAGAGCAGCCAGGTGAACCCTGGCCATCTTCTTCATCCCGTTCCTCAGTTCGCGCTGTAAACGAAGGACAGTACGGGCAAATCGCACATCCTCCTGAGACAGCACACCCTTGGCACGCGGAGCCTCCGACCCAAGATAGACCTTGGGCACCTTGATAGCCGCGTAGAGCTTCAGCTTGAAGTACTCGATATCCTCCATGTGCTGCCACGACGGGCTGCCCACGACATCGATTTTGGTCTGCTGCACACCCTTGCGAACAGGGACGAAGAAGTCCTCATCCTGTGACAGGGGATTATATTTCAGATCAAGCTTGCCGGTCTGGGGATTATAGAACTTGGTCTTCTTGTACTGCTGACGGATCTTATGCAGGAATGCCATTGCCTCTTTTGGCGGCATATCTCCGACATCTATATAGAAAGCATACCGCTGAGGGGCTCGCTGCAGCCTGTAAACCATGGCCGCATCCTCAAGAAGCATAAGCCTCTTCCAGATCCACCTGGCCGGCTCAAGCATCGAGTAACCGTAGATAGACCTACGATGCCTGGAGCGCATCCGGAAGTGTGCAACCTCCCAATCCTCCAGGGCGGCGTACTTATCCTGCGTCTGAGACCCAGCACCAGCCATGCGTTGCGTCAGAAGTTGCTTAAACTCATCCGGGCTGTACCCGAACCTGCCCTTGTAATCCTGGACAAACCCAAATAGCTCGCCTCGACGACCTTCGATTCGTCGCATCGTAGGTGGTGGCAAGAAGTTCAAGCCAACCAACCCGTCCTGCGTAACCAGAAGCTCTTCGTAGTCGTTTCCGTACTTTACTAAGGTTCTGGCTATCTCCCAGATTTCCTCATCCATACGAAGCCTACGCCAAAACAGATCTTCTAGAATCGTCTGGACTGTCTTGTCTGGACTGTCAATCCAGACCGCCCTGTTCTGCAAGGACTCCGTCTGAGTGGCGTCATCGGCATATATGTCAATAGCACTGTTATGAACAACAACTCCGTTACATACGAAGTTGTGATACCCAGGCACCTCCAGGTCAAAAACCTCAGGTCGCTCATCCAGCTCCTCAACCCTAACCACTCTGTGGTTATTATCGTCCTCGATCAGGTCATACCTGTCCAGGTTGCGCCTAGCGGTGCTCCATGAAACGTCAAGTATCCTTGCGGCCTCGGCAATGGTACCGCCAGAGGCATAGGCAGACTCAACCTGTTCCCGGCTCAGATCGATACGGTGTGCATCCCCTATTCTCTGTCGATGTATCGGAGATAGCGGCTTACCGCTGCGTGCCTCCGACTTACGTCGTCGAGTTTCAAGTGACTCACTCTTACCTTTCTTGTAAGAATTTCCAAGCATAGCCTTGGATTTTTCCATTCGCCGCTGAGCAGTCCACTCAGGTAAATACTCTGAATTATCAATCTTAGCGATATGATGGAGCGCATGACTGGAGAAGCTCTCGACGCTTAGATTTTCAGGAGAGTTGTTGAGTTTATTTTCATCAATGTGATGAACGACGTCGCCAATTCCAGCGCCCATAAACCGCTCGCCAACAATCCTATGAACCCACGTCCATCGCTTCCCATCGGACGACCTGATCGTCGAGTCTGAATTTGGCTGATGAACTTCCCAGTACGGATCTGCGGCACAGCTATTCAGAGATCTCGTCCGCAAGACGCCGGGCATCAAACGTTGACCAGTAGCGAGTTCGCCGGCCTGCACCCACTTCTCATCCTTGGTGAAAAATAGATGGTCAGAGGTGCATACAATCTCCTGGCCGTTATCAAAGATAACCCTAACCATCTTCTTGGCATGACCGGCCTGTCCTGTAGCCCTAGCATTGCAAGCCCTTGCTGGAACCAATGACTTAGATTCCCTGTCATATGACAGGACATGGAAGTCACCGCCACGACTAGCCAGATCCTCGATCCTCTCCCACCCGTATTCGAGTGTGAAAACACGAGAATCGCCATGCAGGCACGACAGCTCCGGGTAGTCGTCCATCTCCTCGTAGTCCACAAACCTAGCCATAAGGTCGTGTTCAAGCTTGAGGTAATCAGATAGGACGTCATGCCCATAAGCCTGAAGAAGATCGAATCCAGTCTGTGGATATCCCGACGCAGTTCCGCCCTTGGCAAGGTTAAGAACTACCTGTTCTTTATCCCAACGAAGTAGCCCACGGACCTGATGTCCAACATTTCCCCAGAATCCCACGGATTAACCCTGCCCCATCGTTGATGTCATAATTCATCCTCCCCAAGCCGATGCATAACTACCCTAGTAGCCCAGCACCATGCGCTTGAGATAAATCCACTAGCTACAAGATCTAACCAGAATGGTAGCCCCGTACCAGGAGTAAGACCGAGCCAGCACCAAAGCACTCCAACTGGAACGCTGAGACACATTGGGCACTCGATCCAATAGCCAAGCACCGGAGTGAACTTGAGTAAGTCTCGCAGCCATTCGAAGATCTTCCCACCTGTTACGATGTTGGTAACACCATAACAAGCTAGAAGAAAGCAGATCAGTTGAATCATTTTGGGACCATTAACGCCGAGTAATCACACGGACTACTCGGCTAGGGTAAGCAGCCGTTCTTACAACGTCGAACGGGCTGCAGCATCCATCTATCGAACTCATTTTGCAATGCCATAGATCTATCCTTCTACTCTTCCAGAAAAATATTTTCCTCTGCCTCTGGATCTGAAACTACTACCGAAGCGCACACAGCATCGACAGGAATTGGTTTGTGATCACCAAAGTCAGCCGGGCTTGGACCAGACTGCCCACGCGCATCGCACCATTTCTTCTCTGCATTACTGCCAAACCCTAAAGCCTCCCTGATGAGCCTTTCCTCAAGTTGATTTCTCTCAACTTTTTCAGAAACATCAGAAGTTTCACATGCCTTAAGTTCATCGGTGTTGGACATCGACTACCAAGCCTCTACGTGAAAGGTTGACCCGACACCTCGTACATAGATGCCACCCTCATAGCGGTCCCAGTAAGTATTCTGAGTGCCAGCCAAGACGAATCCATGAACATTTACGCCGTCAAACGAGAACTCAACATCTGCTGTGATGGCTCTGATGCAAAGGCCCACACTCCACGCTTGCTCAGGCTCAGCAGGATCCTTTGGATCAACTCTAACAAAAGAGAATTGGTTATCAACAAAGTTAGCCGTCCCAGAACCAGTCTCATAAAATCTGATTGATTTTATATTAGTCGGAAGTGGAGGTGGCAGAACTGGAGCTAGTACACCTGGACTAGACATCTAACTACGCCTCCTTGACCGCAGCCGCTTCAGGCTTGACCTTGGCACCATCGAATAACTTGGACTCGATGAGCATAGACAGCTCGGAGGTAGCCTTCTCTGGAAGCTTCATGGCATTAAGCTGGGCATTGACGAACTTCATAGCCTCGTCGAGCTTCTGCTGGCCACCAGTCTTCTCAGCGTCACTCTTGACAGCCTTTAGACTCTTCTGCTCAACAGCTTTGATCCCCTTGAGAACCAGCTCGTCAACCTTATCGTCGTACTTCAAAGCGCTCTCCAGGTGCCACTTCTTGGCAGCCGCCTGCATTGCCCTGTTGACTAATAGTAAAACCACAGGTGTCAACACTGCGAATACTAGAGGTATCAAATTTTCAAGAACCGTTTTCCACATATCTATTCTATCTCCCTTTGTTACGCCTCATAACCATATCAGGCTCAGGACGAGGTTCGGATCTATCCACAGGTTTATGATCAGATCTGCTCGCGGACTGAAGATACTGCAAAACAGCTTTTTGCAACACCTCCCCAACCGAACATCCCTCCTCTCTGGCGAACTGCGACAAGATAGAATAGGTCACCACTGGCATCAGCAGAAACGTGAACTCAGTCTCTTGAGCATCTCCCAGGGCATTACCGATTTCATCTATTGGATCTGCTTTAACCTTCATAATTCATCTCAACATCAAGAGTAATCAATGGATTACGATCATCCATATTACTCTGAATAATTATGGGATAGGAGATCCGTCCCGCTTGGCTGCGAGTGACCCCTGGTCTGAGAGATACCATTCGATACCCATCTCCAACAGTCTCAGCTCAGACGGATCCATTTGCCCCCTGTGGATCCCAGACTTAGACATCGCATTAAGCAAAACAGAGTGTTTAGGCATAGTCTTGTTCATGGCCATAATCTCAAGAGCCTTGTCCCAGATGCGCCATGCGTACTCAGTTCTAAATGCTAAGCCTGGAGACTTCTTGAGATCATAGACTCCACCTTTGAACTCTGGATCTGAATAGAATCCAGGACCACCAATCGTTGGGCCACCCTTACGCATTGCCACGGATCCAAAGCTAGGAACTGAGTATCCTCCCCATGATGGATTCGGAGAGCTACTCCATGAGTGATTGGCAAAATACTCAACAAGGCCCATAGATCTCCTCATCTCATGAAGAACCTTGAGCTTAGATGGCCTAATCCCTTCAGCAGCTGGTGCCGGTGCCGGCACCGAACTATCTGGAAGTCCTAAGCTCACATTCGCAGACCCAGGACGATAGGTGTATGGAGTACCCATCTTCGACGGATGAAGTACCGGGAAAACGCTATTCCACTTCCTTCGGCACTTTGACCTGGTATCACCAGATTTACACGGACCACCAGTGGACTTAGGTGCCTTGCCAGCCTCTGACATGACCTTTGCCAAGAGCTTCATATCCATTACCTGCGTGCCCTCTTAGCGTCATTCTCAAGCTTCTCAAGCTGCCTAAGTGCGGCATCCAGTCTTCGGAACAGACTTCTCAGCTTGACGCGAGCGCCTTGAATGTTTCCCTTAGCCAGCGATCTACTCAGCTGCAACATCATCGTTCCATTGATTTGCATCATCTGAGCAAGTGCAGCCGTCTGACTAGCTGGAACCCTGAACGATGGAGATGGAGGCTCCCAGGACTCATCGATATCGTCGTACATAACGACATGCTCAGTGAGTCCGCGTATTTCTCTCTTGAAGAATCCCATGTTCACCCCTGCAGGAACGGCAGCATAATCGTATCGTCTTCAACCATCTCCCGCTGCTCCTCTGCCTCTGGATTGGAGAAGTTGGATATGCCTTTAATAACACCCATAGGAGATCCGTGGTAGCTGGTCGTCAAGCTGTACGTGATACCAGCCAATGCATCAGACACATCCTTACTGCCGAGGCGAGGATGATCAACCTTGTTGCGCACGTTATCTCGTTGAATCGACTTAAGCTCATCGAGCAACGGCTTGTAGTCATAGAAGCTGATGCGGTTCTCGTAGATCGCAGATTTCAAAACATCGTAGGCATCCATCGGCTTATCCACCGACAGCCTCTCGGCGGTGATGCCCTTCTTTGAGAACTTCTGAAGAGAGTCTGCTGAATTGAATTGATCCATCGTGACCAATCCAATTGAGAATCCGTAATGCTGGAATTGGTAAACGAGGGCTCTGATCATTCCATAGTCAATCTCCCCGCCGATCGGAGGGTTGATACGAAGCAGCATATCTACCCAGACCCTAGGAGCTGGCTCTGTATATTGCTCCTGGGTCTCCGGGTCTCTGCGAACAATCGTCTTGTACCCAGTCACGCAGCCGATAGCAAAACCAGTCGAATCTGAGTTAAGTGATGGATCGATATGCACATGCCTGGCTAGCCCTGGGTAGAACTTAGGCTGCCATATCTGACTCATGCTAGCGCCTTCTCTGACGCTCACCTGCTTCGCCAGCTTCGTCCAATTGACACTTCCGCCGTCTGTTTGAACCCACTCCTCGACACTGAATGGATGCGACCTGTTCACATCGATACATGGGACGATTTTGTCTAGCTGCTGAATGAAAGGAGAAACGGATACGGTCGCAATACCAGCAACGTCTCGAATCGAGTCTTCCAAGTTGTTATCAAAATCGTTCCTATAGTCGATAGGAACATCAACGATAACCATGCCCTCCTGGAGCTTCTCGCGGACCGCTTCCACCTCATCTGGCTCAAGTATCTTACTCGGCACCAGGTCATTGCCGACTAAAACGGAGAACATCTCCTCCGACAGGGTCCCTTTTGGCTTCACATGCCAGGTTGCATAGTCACGGACGAATAGCGTCGGATCGTCGGCTGATTCTTTAATCCTCTTGGCAGTAAAGTCATCCCTGGTCTGCTTAGAGGAAACGACAAGCATCATACCTGGAAGCTTGCCGTGCTTCTGGAATCGAGACTTCATACGACGCATCAGTTGGTCGTAGAGAAACTGAGCCCTGTCTCCACCGCCGAAACGGCTCTCCATGCCACCCTTCTTCTTCATGGGTGCCATGAAGTTAGACTCGTCGATCATCGCCGCAAAAACGTTGAGACCAAGTGCCGCACTATCGGTCGATGCTCGCGCAGCAACCTGAACGTGGTTAGGGAATTGGATCTCCTTCTTGAGCGGCTTGTATGGAAAGTTCTCCATAAAATAATCGCTCTCTTTGATTTTGTTTACGATGTTCTCGAAGGCAACCTTAATCGCAAGGTCCTCCTTGACCGACAGGACGATCAGCGTGATGTCAGATCCTTTACCGATGCCAAAGCTCTTGTGCGGATCTCGCATGCAGGACAGCTCATATAGAATCCTGCAAGCAGCTATAGACGCGAAAAATGTGTTGTGAATAATGATGCCGTTAGCGACAGCATTCTCCGTCCCTGGAACAGTCAGGTCGTAAACATCATGCCATCCGATGTCATCGATAGATTCGATACGCTCCCACACGACGTCCATATCAGCGAACTTGCGATACTCCCCCTGGTAACTCGTACTTCTACATAGCCTCTGGAATTTGTCGCGACCCATGCAGGAGCCCTTAGCCAGGGCCCCGCCAGCATCATTCCACTCCTTATTGGTATGAGGACCAGTCTCCCTGCGGATGACCTTCAGCTCCTCTGTCGTTATCGGAACCAGGTCCCAGTTTGGATTGCCCTTGGTCGCTGACGCCTGAGCCAGCAACTTATCGCACTTAGACTCCTTGCCAGGGATTTTCCCAATGAACTCAAGAAACCTAAGCTGCATTGGTGCATCGGCAATCTGAAGTCGCCATGCGTCGAACCACTCCTTGGTCCCATCATCCTGTTTAATAGACTTCTTATGGTGGCTCTTTCTGGCGACGACCCCGAATCGCCTTAGCAAATACTGGACATCGTCAATGAGCCCCTCGCTGGCGAGCGCAATTTCAATCTTACGAGGACTTCCCGTGTAAACGTTCCCATCCGTAAACAAGCGATTCAGAAACAAAGCAAGCTGGCGGCTGTTCAACCCAAAGAACTTAGCCGGAACGCGCTTCTCTTTGGATAGGCAATCTATTCCAAGGCTACGCACCCAGTCCATGGCCCCTCGCACAGTCGTATACCAGGCACCGCGATCATATTTCTCACATCCGAATCCATCGAACCCTGGGATGTGCTCAGCACATAACTTGAAGTCGCCAACAACTTCCTCGTCGCCTTTGATATAGACGCAGGAATTCGCAGTCAAGGAACCATCGGCAATCAAATAGGCAGCCACTTTGACGCACTCATCGGTAATCTCCAAAGTTGCAATCGGCTCAGGAACAGAGCGAGCGGCAGCCACAAAGCTGCCCGGTGCCAGGTCGAGTAGTGGCACATACCCTATTGGAGTAAGAACAGGGTGATCCTTACTTGCCTCCAGGTATTGTCCAGAGGCAAGGGTCATACGGAAGCACTGCTTGTGACCACACTTCCAAATCTTGGATGGGGGTCGATGCGCGATCTCATTGCCATCAAGAGACGGAACCAGCACATCACGGTCCACGGCCTCTTCGATTGTCATTCTTCTCCCCGATACACCATCAACAAAAGAAGTCGTCGCTACGACCGATTTTCCCCATCCGATGCTGTTATGTACTTGAAATCCTTCACAAAAAAACGAATTACCGTTAGGTACACCGATGTCTCCGACCTCAATCGTTCCGCCATCCCCTAGACCGTCAATACGAGCCCAGCCATCACTGGCAGTTCTAACGAAATCCTCCCCGGGAACAACATCTTTCGCCTCAACCCACCCACGACGAGTCATCACTTTATGCTCGGGTGTCAGGCGCAGGCTGGCCCCGTTGCTTACTGTAATCCTGACAGTGTCGCGCACCCCTGAGTGCCTGGCTTCGATAGTTTCAGCAAAGCCGACCTTACCATCTGGATATGCAAGGACTCTTGGGGAGTCGCCGCTTGCATCGAGGATCTGCCTGAGAGATGTGACCACTCCACCCTCCGCAACAATGCTTGCATCCAGATCTACACACCCCGTGAGAACTGCCTCACCGTAGTTGCCGCTGAACAGCTCCTTCATGTCCTCCTTGAGCTTTGGATAGAGCACATCGCATGTCTTCCCTAGGTAGTAGGGATCCATTACGAAGGTCTCAATATCCACCGGTCTTGTCTTGAACTCAGCCTCATTGAGAACATCTATGATCCTTGGAGGCCCCTCCTCTCCTTCGACCATCTGCAGTTCATTAAATGCCGGGTCGTCCATCTCCTTGAGGCACAGCAAGACCGCCTCCCTCTCCTCCGGGGAAAGACTATCGAACTCATCCTTGAGAAGCTTGACCACCTCCTCCGGGGTCTGCTCGCTACGAACGCGACCACCTAAATCCCTGATCGCCATCTACTCCTCCGTATCTGGCGGTGGCGTGGCCTCATCCTCGGGCGATGGCGTGGTCTCATCCTCTACATCTATGATGTCTGGGGCAGCTTTAGCTGCATGCATGACAACATTTACGGCATCGATACTAGCCCTGTCACTGAGAACCGACAGTGCATTGACCATACTGAGAACCTTGCGACGACTATCCGGATCAGCCATAACGCTTCCCACGCCCTCGTTGTATCGATTGCCTATCTGAACGGAGGCATGGCCAGTGACGGACATCTCGCCAAGCTGGCGTTTAGCAATACCTAGATCCATCTTCAGATCTGCGCTCTGTTTAAGAAGCTTCATCGCATAGAAGATCTCTCGACCGGTCTGAGGGAGAAGCTTTTTGATCTTCAACTCATTGGTCATCTCTATTTCGATACGCTTGAACTGCTTTTTATATAGCTCCTCAAGCTCCTCAAGCTCATTCAATCCGTTGGACAATCTCTTGTTAGCCTGCATAACCACAGCGGCATTCTGACTAGTGAGAGCCAGCTCGGCTGGCGGGATGGCCCGGCGATATTCGTCTATCATCTTGCGCACATAGTTAGCGCTAAGGTGGGTAAGCTCCTGGCTTTCATCCTGAATGAACTTAGTCAAATCAGATGCCGACCAACCCATCCTCAGGCGGCGATCTACCTCCTCGAAGCACCTGCAGTCTTTCAGTGCTGCCGCTTTCTTCTGCTCGCGGCTTACCGGACGAACTGGTGGTCTACGAGTCTTTTTATCTGCCATGAGTCGCTCCAAAGATATGGTAGTTGCGACTCAGAGACTAGCCTATTAGGGCGTTTACCTCAATAAAGCTAATTGTAGGATCTACTTAGCAACGCAAGCGCTTGCGCACCTATATGATGAATTCAATTCCATCCGGGATCTTACCCTGGACAGTCTTTTGAAAATCGAAATTCTTTCCAATTGCAGAAGTCATAATCTGAGATGTTGTTTGAACGATCTTACCGATACGACCATCCTCGACGCCATACCCGCGCCGTAACGGCACAAGAACGCTACGAATGTAGTCCGTAGATCCTGAAACCATACCCTCTACATCCGTCTCAAGAAAAACAGTTCTAGCTATCATGTCTGCAATATTGGGGACCGGGATACCAATCTCCATCATTACCTGGATAAGCAACGTCGCGACACCCTCGCCAAACCCATCCGTCATCTGCTTTGTGGTCATAACCATCTCTTCACGCTCTCGCTCCGTGAAGGTTCCCATGAGCGCTATACTATCAGCGCCGACCGGCGGAGATCCATTGGATGGCTCCTCCAGTGGTCCCGAGAACTTACGACCCCAACCCTTCTTGCGCATCGCAAGATACCACTCTGCGGTAAGCGCAGAGCTAGGAAAAGACAGGCCAAATCCATATAACGCCAAGGAATCCGAAGACCTGTTGTATGCGTAATCACACAGCAATCTACTTGGTACGCCAAGTATGAAGTCGATCAGTATGGCGCGATAAATGGAATGCCTCAGCCTACTGGAAGATGTCTCCCATCGATTCGTGTCGTCTGGACCGAGCTTCGCCCAATACTCAGCGAAATTCTCAGCATTAAACGGCAGGGCCTGCAGTAAGCCAACCGTACCAAATGTCTCATCTACCAATGTTGGCGCAATCCTCAGGCGACGCCCCACCCGCTCTCTGACGGCGTCGGATATGAGTGGAACCAGATTTACTTCTTTTGCTGAAATCGGTGGTGCTATGTCTTCGCACCCCATAGCCTTCATAGCTTCGTAGGCGGCCTGCTCCCTCCTGATAGGAGCATACTCATCATCGACGCCATACGTGGCACCCATGGCCTCGCTGACGCTCGTATTGGCTAATGCTGGAAAGCGCAGGAGTCCACTTTTGACCTGACCGTCGAAGTTTCGGTACCTCGCCCATAGGTTTCCGCTAGCACCTCCGAGGACCCGCTCCTCAATATGCTCAATAGATGTCGTGCGGAGCCAGTCCCAGAGAATGGGTTCTGGCATATTCCACGGAGGATCAATGGTTGAACCATCGAACCTCTTCGATGGGATCATCAGTATCCCTGTCTTTTTATGATAGACAGGAGCCTGTGGGAGGGTCTCGGCTACATACGCCGACTGCTCTGCCTTGGCTTTCTCAGCAGCCTCAGCATCACGTCTGCTAGGCTCCGGGGGCTCATGAGAGAGAGCCCCAAAAACACTACTTAGCTTCGCTATTGTTTGGTTGGGCATCGACGACGTTAACCTCTGGTAAAGTTTCAACCAGATCGGCTGCCTTGCCAAGATACTGGAACGCCGACCTTAAGTCATCTACCTCTGCGGAATACGCCGATGAATAACCTCCGACCTTATGCATGGCACTGTGCAGACCTGAGTGACCAAGATTTTTATCACCCATGGAGCCATCGCCATAGAGCGTCCTGGACTTAACTGCGCCATCCTCGTTCCACATGACACGTCGAACTCGGCCCTCATCATCGAAAACAAATACGACATTCATGGTGTTATTCCCCAGGCCTAACGCTTAGTTGAGAAAGTGTGCCTTCTAATCCGTGGGCGAGCATCATCTTTGCTCTTTCCTTAAGAAATTCAGCATCTTCCTTGGAAACATTCATCTGATCTGAACCAGCCATATGCTCTCCGGCAGCAAGCCGTTTGAGCGTCTCCTTCATCCTTGGTGGATAGTTCATACCTACATCGTCTGACCTATTAGCGCGATAGTCAAGCTTCCCACCAGGAGCATAGGCTGAGACCACCGCATGACGACCCTCCTGCTCTGCCTCTTGCTTGGAATGTGCGGAGGCCATCGAACTGTCATGATCGATCGCAACTGAGTGCGTATTTGGTCCAGCTTTGCTCACTAGAACATTGCCAGAGTGAGCATCTGTATGGCCAAAAAGCGTATGCATTACGATGCCATGCATCCTATCCTCGTCACTTACCTTGGCCAAATCTGCCGGCGAAGCGAACTCTGCTTTGTCATGCGCACCGATGTGCTCCTGAACATGAGCATCACCGCCGGCATGACTCGATGGCATCCGCATAGCCTTTGCCGCAGAGTCCTGATCATCTGGAGCCATACCACTGCTTAGGTGGCCATGAATCTTTGATTCGATACCAACGGGAACCATATGATGAGCACCCATGGAAGACATGACGTCATAAACCGCCTGATGCCTACGACCCCATTCGTGAGGTTCAGCGCCAGCAGACCAGTCAGCCCGATGCTCATCTGGGATATCTCCGCCACTCGGGCTCTTAGTATACCCCCAGGCAGCACCCTTGTGAGGCTTGGCAATGTATCCAGGACCATTCTCCAGATTGCCGTGAAGCACCACATTCCCAGAGCCACTCTTGTGACGAATTTTATTCTTGCCAGTAGTGACCGTACGAGCACCCTTAGCATGGTACGCACCACTGAATGCGTTTACTCTTGATGCGGCGTCCGACAGATCTGGCCTAGCCCTTGAGGCAAGACTTGGCTCAGAGTGCGGAATTTCGTTAGGGGTACTACCAGTCCACGATGACTTCTGCTGAGATGGTGCAGGCGGACCCTCGGCGACCTTCGGTTGAATCACAGTAGACTTTCTAACCGGCACAGTCTTCTGCTCTTCGTATAGGTCCCTTGGCGGATTCCTGAGCAGATCCATTGTTGATAGCCATCTAGCCATCGATAACCTCCACATCAACCATCGGACTCATCAACAACCTCTGCAGGAGCAACTCCAGTGGAGATATTCCTAGGCGACTAGCACGAATTTGCATGTCCTCTAGCATGAGAGGAATAACGCCATCCCATAGCCCGGACACTTTTATATCGCCTGCCACCTGCCAAATGTCAGCGCCCTGGGAAGACCTAAGCTCACCGTTGGCGATGTCGATCCTATTCACTCTTAGGCGCCTGGTATCAGGAACGCTTGTCATCCTTGTGCTCCGATTTCATTTTTTTAACGAAAGAAAAATCCCCAACCAATGCATTCTGCATAGTCTGGTCAACGAACTCCTCTATACCCTTCATCTCGTCCGGGACGTTGCCCTGTAAGATCTGCGCGTAGTATCTAGCAGCAAAATACGGATCTCTGGCGATGTCACCGGAGTGTGTTGCCAGCATCCACATCCTACTTAATGCACCGCACACCTGTAGGGCGCTGAGCTTCCTATCTATAAGTGCTCTCGCAAGCTCCCTAGACCTATCACCACGCATGCGCGATGCGATGTCCTGTCCAATCTCCTCAAACACCTTAATCTCTTCATCTCCGCCGCGAACGACCAGCATAGTCATAATGTCATTCCACATCAGCGCTTTACCAGTTGCCGGGTCAGCGACGACATCCCCATATGCACCGACTCCCGACTCCATGTATCTCTTTCCGATTCTGGCTGGGCACGGAAGAGACATCTCATTTCCATATGCGATAACCGGATGACTTTCGTTGTCACAGAATGCAATGTCGCCAAAACTTCGATCGAGATTCCACACAACAAAATCAAACACAGCTAGGCGAAGAAACGATATCCTTCGATCCGGTGGCATGGTTTCCCATATCCGATTTAGGACATCTGTCCTCTCTTCGCTTCCGTTACTTTCAAAAATCGACTTGAACCATTCCTCGCCGTCTATGGTCCACAGCTGATCTCTAACGAATTGTACCGTAGCGTAGCCTCCGAGCCTCTTACGCACATTGTCTGGATCGTCACCGGTCTCGCGGGCTACCCAGTCTACTAGCACCTCCCTCCTCTCTATCAAGGAGTCTGGGAGCACCGAAGTTAAGTCTCCATCATCGTCGAATCTACTAATCGTAGGAGGAATAACATCGTCGAGCCCACAGGACTTTGCCACCTCATATGCAGATGCCGCTCTCACTGACAGATCGCCACCCTCTTTCAGATTGACCAAATCTCCCCATATTGAATGGATAACAGGATCTCTTAGAGACTCAATCCATAGGTAGGCGCTAAAGGAGCCTCCGCGATGAGACTCAATGCGAGCGAGCATAGATCCGCTGCCCGGTTTGACGACTGTCATTTTGCGAACAGTGCCAGATCTGAGGTCATTAAGAAGGTCTGGCTCATCGACACCCCATAGCACTCTATCTGTTGGGAGAACCGAAGCTATGGCTATATTTAGAGGACCGGGATCTATAACCTGCAACGCTCGGTTGCCTTTGTCATACCTTCTTCTAAGCTCAGCTGGGACCGGATCTTCCTCCTCGGCAGCTGACTTCGTCGTCTTCTTAATCCAGGCAATATCGTAATAGCGAACTGACATCCTAGTAGGCAATGGCTCAGGCTGCGCTGCGACCACACCAGCCTGGGCTGGAGCTATGGCAGGCTGAAGCATTGGGCCATTCTTACCCTTGCTAACAGAAAGAGGTTGAATGGACGAATCCCTGCCTGTCTTAGATGCATACTCGTCGTTTGGGTTTGCCTTCTTGACATGAAACGCCTGCTTAACGACCTGCGTTCCACCATCGGGAGATCTGCGACGAACCTTTTTTATGACTCTAACTAGGCTCGCACCGAACTGTTCATATATATCACTCATCTAATCCTCTATGACCTCGGAGCGAAGGAACGGACTCCTGGAGATGCGAGCATGGAATACGGCCAATGGACTCATGTCGGCAGCAATTGATGACATGTGGTATCTAGCCGAAGACACCGGCTCAAATAGCATCACGGCAGCAACTCCGGTTCCGTATAGGCCACCGTCCTCTGCCTGCCACACTTCACCGACTACGGAATGATCACTTCCAGTCCCAGGATCTACACTGTAAATCCTAAGCCTTCTCTCATCTCCAACGATGTCATCTGGCTGCAACTCAATTGCAGGTGATCTGTCGTCTTCCATACTAGAACTCCAAACCTAAGGCCGCATCCGTGATTGCCTCTTCGATGATCTCGTTGATGTCAACCTTCTTAGATCTTGAGGCTCTAACAATTCTCTTCATTGCCTCCCTAGTCTTATCAGACATCGCAACATAGATGTGCTCCTTGCCGCCCCAGGTGAAGACGAGGAAACTGTACTGAGCGGTATCACCGCTGTCGGACATGAACCTCTGAATGATCTTATCTAGATCTCCAACAGTCCTAGCCTCCTTGGCTTGCTTTCCAAATTCATCAGCCAGCTCAGCGGACATCGACTTCTTGATGTCGCCCTTAACCTGTTTGATCAGCTTCTGAAGCCCAGAGTCGTCTGTGTAGCCAAGCAGCTGCACAGCTTCGTCTCCATACTTCTTGGCCATCTCATTGTAAATAGCGACCATTTTGTCGGGATTCATCTTCCCGTGAAGAACATTGGACCTGACATTCTGAAGCTTCCTAAGATCTTCCTCCTGCCACTTGTCGCCCTGGAGAACGTCCACTGGGATGCGCTTGAGACCAAGTGCCTTTGCAGCAGCAGCGCGATGGTGGCCGCTGACTATCTCGTAGTAAGTTGAACCATCTTCTCGCTCAACATGGGCCACGGTTGGCGGGTCGATGAACCCAACCTTCTTGATCGTCTTCTTGAGGAGCGCGAACTCCTCCTCGGTCATCTCATTCGGATTCCACTCAGCGCCAACTAGTTCACCTGGGCTGACAGTGATTCTCTCGACATCCATCTTCTCGGGAGAGATGTCTGGCATCATGAGTCCAAAGCCTCAGCGATGGCCATGAGCCTTTCCGCAGCCAACAAGATCTCACCTCGAAGCTGATACTGCCAAATCTCAATATTGATATCATTGGATGGCAGCTCGTCGCCCGGAATGCCGGCTTCGAGCTTCTCCTTCTGCCTACCAAGAAGAGACAATACCTGATCTATTTCATCCCGGAGTGTGTCCGGCTGGAGACGCATGGTCATGCCGCCAGTCTAACTATCTAGCTGTAATTAGGCTACTCCTAAACAGTGAGACTTTCTCTTGAGTCCACGCTATCCGGCTCATCGCGAAGATAGGCATGCCAGATCTCCTCGGTTAGAATCGTAACCCTATTCTTCTCTAGCGAATCCAAGATTTGAGATCGGTTATGTCGGCGAAAATCCCAGCATCGCTTGCAGAGCCCATCCCCGGAATGCCTAGTTCTCTCATCGCTGCCGCTGGCACCGCATAGCCTGCAATTATCCAGATCATAGTGAAGTGACCACTTGCGCTTCTCGGTGCGAAGATAGCTGGTTATCTCCTGCACCTGGTCAAACGTAATCATGTACTTCCTGAGCCCGTACCGCTTCCAGGTCTGTTTTATAGCGTCTCGGGCTCTCTGTATCTGCCGCCAATCATACCCAGTCTCACGCTCAATCTGGAGCCTCGTATAGGTACCCTGCGTTGGCGAGAAACCCAGCTCGTAGCATCGCCTCTCTATCGCCAGTCGATTACGTCTGATGAGCTGATCCATCAACTCGAATATGCTCAGATGGCCGACATTCTTCATTAGGATCAGATCCTCATCCTTGGACCAAGGATAGGTAATTCTGCCAGGTCTACAGCCAGCTCGTTTACCCTTCTCGTCCCTGATGTTGAGATCGGTAGCCTTTGCCCGAACAGCCTGAACAGTCTTACCAAGGATAGCCGCTACCTCTGAGTCACGCCTAGTTCCCCAAAGCTCGCGAAGCTTACCCTCCTCATCGGCAGTCCAGCGAGACCTTTTACGTCTTGTACCGGATGATTCCCCCATTGGTGGAGTCTAAAGGGTAATTAAAATCCATGCAAATATTTGCAATGAGTATAAACAGCTAAGCCCCCGGAGATACCTAAGTATCGATCCGAGGGCTTACCCTTGGTATCAAGGTCTAAGTCTATGCAACTTGGTCTTGATAGTTCTCAAGCATCTCAGAGATCGCAATGCTATTCCCGGCAATAACACCAAGGATAGCCTTCCAAGCCCACTGAGCCTGGAATTCCGTAGGAGCAAACGTCTCTTTCCAGAACGTAGCGATTTCCTGCTCCCTCTCCGACGCATAGGCAAGAAGAAGACCCTCTTCTGCCGTAGGCATCTGCTCGCCCATCATAAGAAGACCCTCCAGTGCCATGATATTACACATGGCAATGTACGGACCCTTGTTACACTTCACACCCATGGTCTTCGTGGGGTCGCCAAGTTCATACGCCTCAATCCCATTGAGATGGCGACCTTCGCGCATAATGCTGAAATAAGCAGGCTTCCAGAAGGAAAGAGCCTTCTCGACCTTAGAACGAGGGATAAGCGCCTTGTTGGTCAAGGCGGCATCGCCATTGGCCGATGCCTTGCGCTGCTCAATTATCTCCCAGAGACGTCCCAGCTCAACTGGATCCATACTCTGTCCTGCCGTCGTAGGCACCTGACTTCTTCCGACCTGCCCAATGGGAAAGCCATCTGCTCCTAGTAATCCACTACTCATCATCTACTCCATCAAGAGGCTTGTTTAACGTCTTTAGGCGGAGATACCCTAGACTCGGGAGACCTCTTATCCAACCCATTCTGAATATTCTCGAACTGCCCACATCTGTAATGATCTGTAATCGTTTCTATTTTGAATTTCTTCAGGCGAGATTGAACGTCAATTGCCTCTTCTAGGCCAGCATCAACTGCATGCTCCATCGCAGAAACAACCTGATCTACGATATCTAGCCGGCGAATATGGGCAAGCCTAGCAGTACTTTCAACCAGCTGCGCCAACTGTGGATACCTTACGTTCATCTTCTCGTGATGAGCTAGCCTGCAAGCGCTTGCGCGGGTACAGATATCCATGCAAGCAGACCTGTTGCTGAGCTTATCCTCGCCGTAGACCGCTACTGCCCGACCCTGGCCGTAGCCAAGGTATCCGAAGCATTCCCACTTAGCGATTTCGCCCCTGATTCTCTTCTTATGCTTGGCAAACCCCATGCTACTTGTCGCCCTTTTGCTTCTCCTCCATAAGGCGCCATAGAAGATCGGTTCCATGAACCGGCTTACCGGTCTTTGGGTCAATCGCGATAATGAGAAGACCTAGCCGTCTCTCCATCTTGGAGATGTACTTATCGACATCCTTCTTGGGATCATCGAAGTCATTGTTTGACAAGAAATCCTGGCATATAAGCTCAAGATTGTGACCCTTCTTGTCGGAGTTTGAGATGCTCTCAGCCCTCTTGAAGGCCGCATCGCAGGTCGTCTTCTGTCCTTCGAATAGGCCAGCCTGGAATGTGGTCATCTCCTCCGGCTTAGGAAGAGACTTGCCCTTTTCCTTTTCGGATACCTCTGGTCCACTCCCCTGGTCCGCTTCTTCGGTGTCGGTCGATTTGATTGCCGCAACTGCCCTGGCAGTCTTGATGGCCATCTTCAACTCATCGAATGTGAGATCAGTGGCCTTGTCGATCCACAGGGTGATGTTGCTCATGTCGGCAACGCCTGCCAACAGGTAGACCTTTGAGCGACCAACAGAAATCAGCTGATCGATCACCTTCGCTGGCATCTCCTGAGAGATTGCAAACCAGTAATACGCATAGCGTAGGTTCTCGGCGGTACGTTTCTGGATTCCGACTTCCTGCTCGCAGTAGTCTCCGAACCCGCTATAGCCCCACTTTTTGAACAGCTCAACACGCTCGCCAACTGCGCCCTTGCCCTTAAGCATGGCTCGGTACCCGCCTGGGACACCATCGTAAACGTCATAGAGAACGCGACCAAGATCCCAGTATTTGGTCTCGATCTCGTGGACTAAAGTCCTTGCCTCCTGCCTCAGATCTGCCTCAGCTTTTTCCAGTTCTTCTTCTGAAACATCAATATTATCCGAAGATTTGGCAGTATTGTCGTGCTTTCCGCCGACAACTCTCAGTGTCGTTTTCATCTCGTATCCCCCGCTTATTGTTTCTTTGATTGGTCGAGAGGCTTACCACACCCGGCACACTTGGGAGTAGCGTATAGCTCTTCCGTCAACATAACCCGATCGTCACCGCACGATCCACAGCCCTTGGATTCGGTTTTATCTTTATTAGTCTTTTCCATCAGTTACCCCAATTTCTTCATCATCGGAAACGAATTCCACTGTTTTAGCTCTAACCTCGGTGAGCTTCCCGAACTTTCCAGACCGATTCATAAGCTCGCCGACCACGATACAGTAGGATCCGCTGCGAGCTTCGTCGTCGCATTGGGTAGCCATTGGACCGTATGCGTTAACCCTAACACGCATGGATTTTCGACCGCTATCCTCGGACGACACTGAAAACGAAAATGCATTACCGCCATCTCCAGTGGTTCCAGATACCATCTTACCCTCGACGTATCCGCTTATTAGCACCTGATTGTGCCCTCTCATTTTTCGTTTTTTCCTCACCATCTACAGATCTCTTCGCCGAGGGAACCAAACTGTTCCAGCAATACTTCGCTGTGACATATGCATCCATCTCATCCTGCGAAGGAAACTCTAATCCATTCTTCCTGAGAAGAAATTCTACGGCATCCTTGATAGTCGCCTTTTTCGTGCCGCCGCGTTTACCTGGAATCGTTCCATATGACCAGTGCTTCTTCGTCTTGCCCTTGGCATCAACAACTGTCACCTGAACTTTATGCAGTGTGCCCACGACAGCTTTACGCATATGACCAGCCTCTTTAACCATCGGTATGGCTCCGGTGGCTAGGAAGATCTGAACCTTTATCACTCCGTGAAGCTCGCCTATCCTAGCGGCCTGCCATTGCTGATTTTTAGCTGGAGCTTCAATGATTATGTGGTCTGGCTTCTCCTTACGAATCAGATCAAGGACTAGCTCTGTAATTGCAATAAGCCTCCTTACGTCCGCCTCAACACCTTTAACCTGTGGCTGCGGATATAGGGCTGTCCATATTGATTCAGGAACTTCACTTCCAGGGGTACCATCTAAGATGCACACTCCTGTAGCCCTGAGACTAAGGTCGAGTCCAAGCACCTTCAACTAGGCACCACCACTCTGTGCTCTCATCCTGGAAACTCCGGATGCAAAGATGATCGAGTGGAGTATTCGATCGGCTCCATTGTCAGTAAGAAGGCCATCGACAGTTATGGATTCTCCCATCGCCTCTTCCACGTTGGCAGTCAAATCCTGTATCGCACCAGTATTTGCGATACCCCACGGAGACGTATGTAAGAAGCATTTGGCGCATGAGAAGTAACCATTTGGAGGCTTACCGATGGCCCATCGTGCACAGCCCTCCGAGCAGGTCATGCATATTCTCGACGAAGATCCGGTATCTATCGGCCTGACCCACTCTGTGTCGAGTATCAGTGGACGCTTAATCATTGGCGAGTTGTAAAACAGGATACTGAGACTTCGCAAGATCTGGCTCGCGGACAATCGGAGTCCGAGCATGCCTCTCGCTCTGGAAGGGGGCCGCCTTCGAGGCCAGATCTAATCTTCCCGATGGCTTCTTTCACCTGGATAACGGTCTCTTCGTCATACACGGAGTCATGCTCGACGACGCCCTCCATGCCGAATTTACCCTTATTTACATAGATTATCTTCGCCCGCCTGAATCCAGTGAGCCACATGTAGCACTGCACCTGGATGACGTGCATGAAGTCGGGGGCCTTCTTGTATTTGGCAAAATTGTTCTCGCTACAGCTCTTGAACTCCAGAACGATCACATCGTCGCTGGTAAAATTATCAGGATCTCCATCTACGAAATATCCATCAGGGTGACCACCGACCATGTATTCATGATCTCCTATCCACTCCTCAACGAATAGAAATGCATTCGACCTGACCGTATAGTCTGGACGACCGTTAGCCCTAGGCACGTCACCAGCAATTGCTCCACACCTGGCACACACCTCAGGACGAGGCTTGAGCCCCTCCTTGATTGACCCGTACGTCTCACCGCACCAGGTACAGCGCCACGTCCCGACAATCCTACCAGTGGCGGCCATGACGAGATTCTGCATAGCCCAGTGCAACGCATGGCCAATGGCAAAGACCATACCCAGGTCCGGGTTGATACCCTCTCGGCGAACAATCCCATGTCTAGACATAAGGACCTCCTGCCTTGGGCACATGCCACCTATAGACGACATCCTCATCCAGGTCTCTGGACGCATAGGATGGTTCTCTCGGACGTCTTGTCGGAGAGCCTTCTCTATTAGCTCGTGAGCACTTTCTGTTTTTTTCTGCTTACGAATAAGGTTGTGAAGCGCCATAGCAATCCTCTTTTCTTTTCATCTTCTTTAATCACAAATACAGAAGAGAGCGCTCGCACATAATCGTTAGCAAGAACGTTTGCCTCATCACCCGTGACCGTATACCCGCACGACTCACACTCGAACAGAACCCTCTCGGAATTCTCTATGAGTTCGTTGCCGCATGGCATGCATTGCATGTAGATCCCATACCCAAAAACAGTGTCAAGATTCTCAACATCCCTACGAATCTCAACGCACCCGGCTGCTGGTATCCGTAGCTTAGATCTGCTTTTTTCAAGATATGCCATTATTCGATAGTTGCCACCGTAACGGTGGTCCCGTAATCAGACTCGTCGCTGTAGAAAGTCAACAGACCCTGAAATTTATTAGCTCTGATGTTGGAACCGCACATGACGGCTAGCCTGTTGAGCATGCGTCTAATGTCATCCTCGTCACCTATCGCATCCTGCCTAACCTGGAATCGACTACCACCACGCAATGCGATAACGGCCTGCTCGGCAAGTGCCTCAGCTACAGCAGATTTTCGCTTCCTCATTCTTTGGCGTCTCCAACGATCAAACAAGACTATTCCGTTTCTTTACTCCCTGGGGCGGTCTCCAGAAGCTCTCGCGCTCTCTCTTTGCTGACCGCGCTTACATATACAACCTGCTCAACATAGTCATTGACTGTATCCACCTCAAGGGTGACCTGCCTGAACGAATACGCATGAGATTTGTCCCCCTCGTTAAGGGTGATGCGCATACCTGGCATGCCGGATAATTGCGGAAGATCTCCCTTCCATAGAACTAGGTCACTGGAACCATGCTCAACGCCTGCCATCTGTATTCTGCTTTTCATTTCCTTGTAAGCCCTCTCATGCCAAGAGCCTTTAGGGCTTCTTCGCGTTCGTACATGACCGACTCTCGGTCGGCACCACGGAATTTCCCGCGAAAAGAGACCATATACTCCATCGTATCCAAGTAGCGAACAAATAAGATCCCCAGGGTTCGATCACCAGCTGCGTCCAGTGTTGCCATCATCCTGTCAAAGAGCTTATCGGTGGAGTCTACGGGAACCTGCACCTTCAACTTAAAAAGCGTCTCAGAGATGATGATATCTAGCTTCCTGCACAGCTTGCTGTCGAGGAGTACATAGATGAGGCTATCAGCTTCGACACCCCTTTCGCGAGCAAGACTGACCATCTCACCAACCGCAACGTCAAGGGCCATATCTTCACTCACCGCTTGCACGATATGCCTCCAGAAGCTCCTGCATAAACTCGGCGGGAACCATGACCCAATCCTTACTGACAAGCTTCGGCGTATCACCGAACTCAATAGCGACAGCAGGTATTCGGTTATAGCTCACTGCCTCCATAGTTATCTTCTCAAGGTAAGCCAAGGTTATGGATATGCTTTTCTTATCAGTCCTCTTGCACTCTCCAAGGAGTTCAACGCCCTTGACGTCGCCACGGTTACCAGGCAACGCACCAGACGCCTTCTGCCTATACCCACCAAGAGCATCGGCAACTCGATCCTCTTGACGCATAGACTTCCTACGCTTCTTCTTCTCGGTATTACCTCGGAAATATCCAGGTAGCGTGTCGTCGGACTCACTCACAGTGCAGTGTCAACCTCAGCAACTGGCGTAGACATATGCAAAAGCACCCTATCCTTAAAATTCTCGTATTTGTCTGGATTCTCCATCCAGTACTTCTCAAGAAGCGAGATACCACCGAAGGTTTCACCGTCGCACTCAGTACCAGCATTTCCCTTATTGACAGTCACCAAGCCGAGTTGCCGACCAATCTTGACGCCATAGTTCTCATCGGCAACTTGACCAGCACGCTTGATCTCCATATCCCTGACGTACAGAAGGTACTCCGCCTCCATCTTAGCCGGAGCAGTCTTGTTCTTCTCGTTACGAAGCTTCATGAGAACGGCGTATGGCATTTTGTTCTCATCTTCTTTGTACTTACCAGGTGACATCCGGGTCTCGGTGGACGTCGCGAATCCCTGAGCAAATCCACCAGGAACAGTCTCAGGGTTGCCAAACATAACCCCAACCTTGTGCCTGATCTGATTGGTGAACCAAACGGTGGGACGACGACCATCGTTTTGCCCCATGGCATTGGTTGTAGCCACCATCTTCCTAAACATATTTCCAAGAAGCCTAGCCTGAGTAGCAACACTTGCTTCCGACGCTGATTTCTCAAGTTCGGAAGTGGAAATCATGAACGCAACAGAATCTATAACCGCAACATCCACCGCACCAGACGCAATGAGTGAGTGGGCTATATCGCATGTCTGCTCCCCGGTCTCAGGCTGAGCAAACACCAGCTTGTTTCGATCAAGGAACCTATCAGACCACTTATCATCCCAGACACCCTCTACGTCGAGCCAGGCAACGTTGGTCTCCCTGTAGTCACCGCATAGGCACGCAGGCTTCCTGGCCGTAAAGTGTGGAGTCCAGATAGGAAACGCTGGCGTCCAGCAGTTTGAGCACATGCGCTGTGCGCGACCAGCTGCCCTGAGGAAGCTTGTCGTCTTCGATGAAGACTTCGGACCATAGAACATAGAAACTCGGCCAACGGGAAGCCCTCCGCCGAGAGATACATCCAGCGGAAGCACACCCGTGGTTATCCTCTTGATGTTTCCGTGACCATGATCTACCGCGAAGCCAACAGCCCCCTTACCGTAGTTCTTGGATGCCTGCTTGAAAAACACGGCCAACTGGCTCGCCCTATCATCGATTACGGACACCTCCTCATCCTTCTTCTTTTTGGAAGTCTTCTTGCTAGATGTGGATTCTTCGACAACGCCTTCGGCTGCATCGTCGGTCTCGATAGCGTCTTCTTTTTTCTTGGCCATATTTTCCTATAGCGGACTCTGGCCGCCGCCATTCCTGTTGGAATTGATCATATTTCGCTCTTTCTCAAGACGCTGCTCAGCCCACGCCTGCGCGAATTCATAGGCTTCATCAACCTCCTCCTTGTAGCAAGGAACGGTAACGGAAACGCTTATCCTTGCTGATTCATAGTTTCCAAGATTCATGGTTAAAGCGTAGTCAACGCTAACCATTGCCGTCTCGGTTTCGAATTTGTGTATGGCGATCACATCCTCATCGCCGGTCGTAGGCGGCGAATCCTTCGACTTGCCGACTGTCCTGCTAACATAAACAATAGAATTTTTTGCTTTCATTCTTCATCCACAACGACAATCCCTGCCGCTTCCCATCCGTCTAAAATTTCCTGTCTAAACGCCCTGTCGGCAGACGATATCGTCGGCCCACGAGTACTCAGAGCCACCTTAACAACCTCTATCATCGACTCAGTGTAAAGCCGCTCCTGTTTATTCTCACCGCCGAGGAGAAATGGAGTTCTTGGCAATAACCGAACACGCTCCCATTGATGAATCGTAGGTACACTCCTGCCAACGATACGAGCAAATGTGCCTATATGGACCAAGTGGACCGTCTCGGAGACACCATCGATCTCAACAACCATCTCCACCGGCTTACGCTTCTTGGGGATCCTAACCTTAGGCTTCGGCTTACTTACTCGTTCCTTCGCCTTGCCAGCCCTGTACTCACGATTTTGCCTAAGAACCTTTGCCCGATACTTTTTATCGGAATGGTATTTCTCCTTCCGACGCTCGGCTATCCTAGCCCTGTTTCGGTCGTACCACTCCTTGTAGGTCCACTTGGTACCATCCTCGTCGATGATATGAACCTCCTTTTCATCTGTCATAGATCTCCCCACAGCAGCAGATCTTTATATAATAAAGTTTGCACTGTCAATCTATCGAGACGCCGCTTATCCCCCATAAGATCTCGCATAAGCAGCGTCTCTGGATTTTCCATAATCCCTGCAAACGGGAACATTGTCGCACCGCATGTCCACGATAACAGGGTCCTTTTTGTCTGGGTCTAACAATCTACATGTCTGCGCAGCTAGCAGCGGATCCCTTACTGGGGTAGCTAAAACAACGGTATCTAGACCTGGTATTTCGGGGAATGACTTAGCGAAAGAAAAAGTTGTCAAGATGACGTCGGCGGCGGAAGATCTATCGATCTCATCTGGAGCCATACCGTCCAGCATGAAGTCAATATCCTTAGTGGCTCCCGACCAGGCAGAGTCTATCGACAGGCCAAGCGTCTTCAGGTGCGTAACCTTATCGCTGAATATCGCGATCTTTCTCCCGGCCTTCATAGCCAATATCACCTGATCGACAACACTCTTGTTGTACCTCGTGTTCACGCATATGTGATTGAGTATGGATGCCTTAGATATGAACTGCGGATTTGCCCTGTCCCATGAGCTGACCTTCCATCCAGACTCAACCCTCCTGATACCAGGGACAGTAGAGTCGCTCTTGGCCGCGAAGACTGGACTACCAAGGTGGTATGAGTAGATCCTTGATAAACCTTCCGAGAAAGAGGACTTTGGATCTGCTATTCCTAGCCTTCTTCCAGCATCAAAAAATCCCACCGCATGTGCCCACTTGGCTGGATCCATACGGTGAATGTGATGAGATATCACGAAGCCGAACTCCTTCGAGAACACCCCATCCCTGTCGATCGCATGCGTCAAGTGATCGACAGTAGTTAGAACTATATGGTCCTCCAAGGCCCCACGCTCATCACGCCTGATATACCCAACGCTTGCGTCTGGAAGAAACCTTCCTATGACCGTCTCCCACATGGAAAACGAGCTTCCGGGCGGACATATTACAAGCGTCCTCCTCTTCATAGACCTAATAAGAGAGAGACACACCTTGGCCGCTGCCTGCTCTGAATGAAACAGTGCAAGCGCATCCATGGATGTCGCTAAAGCCTTGAGAGTCGCGGCGATCCCTCGCTTCTGATCGGACGAAAAGAAGTCCTCAGACTTCTCGCCAGACACTGAGTCAATGAGGGTTAGGGACTCATAATCATCGTCCTGATCCTTGGCCCATAGAGCACTATCTGGAGCCATCAACTTAAGTGGCCACTCGGCCTCAGTCGTAAAGTCCTCCATGGAGTGACTCTTAGTAGATGACTCCCTTAAAAATGATCTTGGGATACCGAGATACTCACCATCCTCCACATACGCACGATACAGAACCGGCTTCCTCTTACTAACGTCAGCCAGCGTCAAGCTCTTGCGCAGCCAGTCCGCCTGGCTGTCGGTCATTTCATTGAAAGGCAACCACGCCCATCCGCCTATGCGTATATCCATCGATGCCCCTCCATTGAAAATGCGAGGACAGGTTCACCTGCCCTCGCAACTGTTCGAGTAGAGAGTGTTTCTAGAACGGAACTTCGTCAGGATTGCTAGCTGAAGACGAAGATGTTCCAGATTTAGTGCTGTTAAACGGCACAGCATCGGCAGTTCGCGTCTTCATGTCGGCAATAGAGATCGGAGCCATGAGTACGGGGAAGTTAAACTGCGGAATCTTCGCAGGAATCTCTCCCTCGGCTGGGATCTGAAAGTGATGAGCAAGGAACTTGCGCGTCCTGTCAGCCTCTTGCCCGTTGCCATTTGCCTTGTCGATGATGTCCTTCAAGAGCTTACCCTTGTAGGTCACAACCGTGTAGAGGCCATCCATCTTGATCTCACGAATATGATCAAGATCATCTCCTGTATTGGGAGAGTTCGAATCCGATCGAGTGAGGGTCCAAAGCTGGCCAAGCAGGCTACCCTTGTTCTCCTTTTTCATCTTGAACTTATTCAAGACTTTCGTCTTCGCAGGGAGAAGGATAAGACGATTCTTATTCTCAACACCCTCCTTGGTCGTGTACCCAGTGATGTCAACAATTGTGTAATGACCAACATAGTCGGCTCGACTTACACCCTTCTGCGAACAGCCAGGGCAGTGATCCTCAATCTTAGCCAGGCATGTCGCATGGTGCCACTGCTTGTTACTGTCACACCACTGATGCTCCTTAATACAGAAAGGATCATCGCCGATGAAAGCTAACTCCTTAGAAGATCCTGCGGCTTGCCAGAGGCGATCTGGCGGGTAGCCCATCGCCCGCTTCTCTGCCTCTTCCTCTGCGCCCTCGTAACCCGTCTCATACCAAGATGCTGTCGCCATAGTCTTTTATCTTTCTGGCCCTTTTTCGGTGCCCGTTACCCTATATGGGTGAAGAACATCAGTACCAGCAAGGTATGACAACAGTCAACGAGCGAAGCGCGTCTTTAGATCCTCGATCTCCTCATCGGTCATCTGATTTGGATCTCTTCTGTTTTTTATCAGATAGGTAGCGACATGGATCTGCTGAGAAAAAGTTTTTAACAATCTGTCGGCAGCATCGCGACCAGCGTCATCTCCGTCCATGACAATGATGACCGAATCAAACCACTTTAAGATCTTGGCAACCTGAGGCTTATTGACGTGCGACCCGTTGATCGCAGCTACGTTTTTAACCCCACACTGGTCCAGGTAGATGACATCAAAAGCGCCCTCAACGATAAATACAGTACCGGTGCCATCATTGGACGTTTCAAACCAGTCCTCCCCAAATAGATACTGATCCCTCTCGAATCCAAGCGAGTGCATCCACTTGGGAACCCTATCCTCATTATCCGCAGCAGGAACGATGTGCGGATACGGCTCCGGCCAGTACCCCAGGAATCGACCACCAATATTTACTAGCCTACCGATATTATCGTACTGAGGGACCGACACTCTTCGCGGTCCTGGGTGCCAGCCAAGCTTCCACTTGGCGATCGACTCCATCGTAAATCGACGCTTTGGTCCTGTGAGATAATCGATCACTTCATCGTTGAGAAGACTGATCATCTTTTCAACATGTTCATTGGCTGAGCTTGGTAGTGGTGGGTGCAGTTCGGCGAGAACCGCAGGATCACTGTAGTCCTTTCCGCCGGTCCACGATGCCATCGGCTTGGACGAATCCGACGAGTCCGAATACCATCCGGAGGTGAACTCTATCCGTTCTAGGCGCTTCTCTGTGGAGATGTTGTTGTGCTGGGACACATACAGCAGTTGAGCCGACAGGTCCCTCCCCGAGAGCTTCTGAAGCTTGTAAACAAGATCAGTTAAGTCTCCACGCGAATCGCAGCTCGACGACAAGCATCCATATCTGGATATGTCATCAGCCTTATCAAAGACAAGGAATGACGGATGCTTATCCTCACCTTTCGAATGCTTATACGGAGCAAACGGACACGACGAGCGTACACCCCTGCTTGTGTGTTTTATTTTAACACAACCAAGCGAATCTAATAGTTTTTCTATTGCTTCAGCTCTCATCCAAGGCACGCACGGCGTTACTTGGGAGGAGGGTAGACAGCCTTGGGCCTATCGTCAAATCCAACGTCGTCACCGGGGACCTTAGCCTCGGCCTCTTTGCCATCATTATCGAGCATGGCGCGAGGCGGCTGCTTGCCTCCGGGACCATCTAGCTCCCAGAGCTTTGGCTCGATCATCTTCCACAGCTCAGCGAACTGCAGATCTTTCGCTTCGCCCGCCTTCCCCTCGGCTGCATGGTGCAGGTTACGAACCCAGCCCTTACCAGTTAGCTGAATATCCTGAAGAACGGCAAGCTTGGCACCATGGTACACATAGCCGCTTTTTGCCAGAGTATCTCTAGCAATGCGCATGGCCTTAATAAAGCCATCTGGACCCCCTCCGGTTGACTTGTTGTATATCGCAACTACCGAATGTCTAACCAAGGGAGGGACATCTCTCCAACCTGCCATACCCCTAGTCTACCACGGGCACAGCCTGCGACGATCAGGCGCTTTTCTTCAAATTTGCCCAAACACCACCTGGCATCTTGGCCGCATCGCGAGCGACAACAATCTCCTCCCTAGTAAGCTTCTCCTTGTGCGCCTTGCACACCATTCCGAACCTGGGAGCGGCAGTCTCCTTGCAACCCTTAATCGGACAAGGGCGCAGAGTGCTCTGCCCTTTAGTGGACTTCCTGCGCTTGACGGGAGCTGCGACTGCAATAGGGGAGAGGGCCTCGCCAAGTCTTTCGCGAATCTTGTCCATTGCCTCAATTTCGGCAATTTCGACCACCTCGGCGACAAACCTATCGATAATCTTCTGTAATTTTTTTGAGTTCATACTTACCAAAGATTAATAGGTAATGTACGCATTGTCAAGGTATCACAAATCGTCTAAAAAAGACGTATCGCAGCTCATGGGTAAGTCTAACTTTTTGAGTATTTTACCATGAAAACCAGACACTTCCCTGGTGCACTCTCTATCTCCTAGCATATGCAAAGCTATCGAGTCACGGTGCAGGGCGCTAGCCTTGACAATGTCATAGCCTAAGCGCTCAATGTTGAGTCGAAGGTCAACCGCAAAGAAAGAGTTACTGCTGATACCCTGGTCACAGCGCCAGCACTTTGCGTAGAAATCCAATGGGGGCAAATCAGAATGGTACATCGCCATAATCCCCACTGTCATCTACCTCATCGCTCACGCCATACATGGCATCTCCGCCACCAGTATCAGGACCAACCGGAGGCGGAAGACCTGGACCACCATCACCGCCAACCTCGGTGAAATCCATCGTGGAGTGGTTCCAGTTGATCTCAAAGGTCCCAGGCACACCCTCACGAATCTTCAAAGCCTTGAGATTTAGCTTAGCGTTAGATCTCATATCTTCATCCTGCATCATTCCGTAGGCGCTATCAGCATTCCAGCCAGCAACGTCGGTGATGCCGATATTGTCAGCCGAGATCGTCTGATCTTGCCCAGTCTTAGCCGACCGGTTGAACTGCAAGTTGGTAATCGTCGCAACGCCAGTGCGCTTACCAATCTTCTTGAAGTCATCGAAGTTATTCGACACACGCTCATGTCGATCTTTACCGCTGTTCTTAATCAGGTACGGACCATCAACGCAGAGCAGGTGTGGTTTCTCATCCTCAACGACCGCAGCAATGTTGTCGATGGAATAATCAAAGTCACCGGCGATGATGTTCATCCCCTTCTCCTTGAGAAGCTCATCCACACCGGCGTACAGTTTGCTTTCTACAAATTCTCCGAGCTTACCCCTTCTCACTTCGTTGTAGGGAAGGTTGAGGTGTAACGAGAAGAATCGCCTCGCCATCTGCCTCTTGTTCATCTCTGTGGAAACGATAAGAACGTTGTGTTGCCTAGACCTCCACGCAGCATGTGCGCAGATAACTAGAGCCCATGTATTATGGAGAATGATGTCGTTTCCTATGAAGCAGCTCGTCGGCTCCACGGTGAGGTCATATATCTTCTGCTCGCCAACCGATTTCACCGATAACACTGAATCCCAAAATATATCCGCCCCCCATAACCACTTAAATTCATCACAACAATCAAAGATCTCGCAGAATACTTTAAATCTACGAATCAGAAGTGAATCGCCTTTTCCAAAAAGGCTTCGGAACATGAACTTGCTATTCCATCCGAGGGCCTGTCCAACTTTAACAAGCTTCCCGCCATTCCATCTTCCGGATCCAGGGTCAGCAATCTCACGAATGCGTGCCTTCAGCTTTTCTGAAATCTTAGGAAATCCAACATTTGAATTCCTGTCCCTACCGAGCAGTTCAGTAAACGACTCTAACTTCTCACCCCATAGCGAAATAGCTACAGAAAAGGACTCCCACGAAGAGGCGTAGACTCTGAGTCTCCATGAGTCGAAATCCTTGCCATTGCAGGATGATTTTTTATAAGAGACACTGCTCTGAATTCCAAAGCGAAGAAGCAGGCTTTGAATCTGCCTAACCATTCTTTCGGAGGCGAGTACGATCGTTGGGCCTGTGTCATCGACATACCCATCACACATCCAAAATATCGACAGGAACCTCGAAAGTTGAATTGGCGGAAGCTGATACACTTCGTCTGGTATTGTCTTACTTACTGCTTTTTTCTTATCAATTCCAAGATCTCTTAGTATTTTGCCGACAATACTAACCCGATCAACTACGCCGGTGAAGTCATAATCACATCCGGATCGATAGACAACCTCTGCCCCGATAGCATGAGCGGCATCCCTGGCAATCGATAAAATATCCTCGTCTATATTACTGAACCCAACATGGTTTCCCGTGTAGCTACCCTCGGCCAACAGGATGGCTAGTATATCGACGACAGGATCATCCATGGCGACAGGTGACTCCGGGAATGGCATCTTCGCTGGCAAGGCCAGAGAATCATTTACTGATATATTTTCAGCATTAACCCATCCATCCGGAGTCAGAACAGGATGTTCTGGAGTCACAATCACGGATCTGCCGGATGACATCGTAATCTCAATACACTCCTTGCGGCCAGTATCCACTTTAGCTGTTATGGGAGTGGCAAAAACCCCGCCATCCTTGGACCAGGTAGTTACGGAGTGATGTGATTCATCACTGTAAACGTCCCTGATTGCCTTCGGTATCCCAGTCGTAGGATCAACTATCTCAGTATCCTCGTGTACGCATTTTCCTACGCCAAGTCGGCCAACGAATAAGATCAAATCCTCCGGCCACCAGCCCAACGTCTGATCGTCCATGGATGGCCATGGAGTAGCAATGCCACGCTTACCAGCCTTGGCATCTTCGTAATCCTCGATCACCAGGCTACCTAGAGCCAAGAGACTCTCAACCTTGCGCACGGTGAGTGACTCAGTCTGAATCTTTCTATGGATTTCTGCCCATATCTCGGCAGCACCATCTGGATCTCTGGCGGCCAGGCTGTTGGAAACCTGCTCTATGCCATCTCGCTGAACTAGGAAGAGTCTACGTTTAAAGATCTCTCCGAGATAAAACCCGGAGATACCCTCATTGCTTCCAGATAAGTCAAATCCAGTAGCACCCTCTACGGCCCCCAGAGGGGGAAGCTCGCCGTGAGTTCGATAGCTATCAGCTATGAACTGCCAGGCTGCTTTGCCCTCGCCAAATAAATGATCTTCTGCGTTTAGATCTCTACCGATACAATCAAGGTAGGCATCCTTGCCCTCGCGAAGTACGGAGCGAACAAGCTCCTTATCCATATCCATCTAGCTTAGCCCGCCCCTTAGCAAAGTGAGCCCCAGGCTTCTCTCCTCTGGGCTCACCTTTTCACTGCAGCACTCGCATAGGTCTGCGGTGAGAATGGCCTCTCTAGCCTCATCTACATATTGGACGTGATCGCATTCCTGATCACGATACGTCTCGACAACGCACTCCGCGTGAAAGACACCAAGGATCAGAGACTCCGAGGCAGTGACATCCCTGGACTCACACGTATCAGCCGAGATACGAACAATCCTGTCACTCTCCGAGATTTCATCTCCGCAGATTTCACAGATCGAATCACTCATTGCCAGTGCCCTGAACTCTCTTGATCAAATCATCCCTAGCCAGATCTCGGAGATTCACACCCTCAATCTCCATAGGGGCCATACAGCTCTTTATCATTTCGAACAAGTCTGCGTGTATATCTTGCTTCAAAGTCTTAGCAACTCTCGTTGTCATCACCGTCGTCAGCATCTCTGAACTGCGCTTGGTTAGCAGTCTCTCAAGATGCAATGGACCAAAAACTTTATCAACCAAGAATGGCGCATTGAAATTATCTAGTACCAAAAATTGCGCCCGATTGATCTTCTGCTTAACGGTCACCCCATCCGACCCGTCGCCAAACAGTCGGCTATCACGCCTGTCCTCAAATTGAATATCCCTAAGCTCATCATGGGTTATAAAATAACTTGAGTAGCCACGAGAGATCGCCTGCTTCAGCAAGCACACTGCGGCAGATGTCTTGCCAACCCCGATCCCGCCAGTAAAGACCAGCCCTGTAGCAGTTCGAATCATCTCATCGAAATTTTCTCGATAACGCATGATCGCATCACGGATGATCTCATCCTGAATTCGATCGGACCTCGACCTCCAGAATGCCTTACCGACGTTGACTCGGACAAGATCCTTCTTAGTGACTGGGCGCGAAGTTCGACCATAGGAGATCTTTGGCCTATCTGTAATTTCTAATTCATCCATGTGATCGCCGGTGCGCAAGCGCTTGCGTTGCTACCATTCAAACTTGCCAGTCAATTTACCGCTTTCCTGTTCCTGCCGAGTCGTCTTCACTTCTTGAACCATCGCAAAGATCGATTCCCTGAAGTACAGAAAGATGCCGATAGTGGGGACAGAGTCTTTGATTTTCAACCTCCGCTGAACCTCCTCCCAGTCCTCACATAGGAATTTCCATGCCTTACGTATGAAAACAATGTTGTCATCGTAGATCTTAAGCAGGTGATTCAGCTTCCCATACTCTGGCCCACCAAACTTCCCCATGATCGCATCAGGAAACCAGTCCCTGAAGGTATCGGTCATGAATTCCTCAAGCTGAGCCTTGATGGTCATAGTCTGGGCCTTTGTCGCCCTCTTCCACTCACGCACCTTCTCAGCCTCACCAGATGCCTCCTTAGCCTCTTTGCGCTCTCCCGTCTTAGCTATGGCCTCCTTCGCCTTGCGGTGCGCAGAGAGCCCCACAGTCGGGATTATGTCAACGGCGGCTGCCCGCCTCGTGTCGCCGTCGGCATCAGAAAGTGAACCTCGCTCAGGTTCGGCGGTTCCTCCTTTATTTTTTCCGGAGTCAGAGGCGAAGCCTTTGGTTTCCTCTGATTCTCCGGAATCTGATTCACCTAGTACTTCTCCGGTATCAATATCTATTGCATCTCCCTTTATGAATCCTACTCTTCTAGTCGTCTGCGAATCAGCTTCAGGCTGATGCGCCTCTAGACTCGCGAAGCGAGTCGAATCTACTTCACATTTATCTAGTTTCTCTTTATCTATTTCCAGTACATCCTCTTGTACCTGTGGGGTACACGCAGGTGTACTTGTGGGGTACACGCAGGTGTACTTGTGCGAGGTATCTGAGTCCATTGGTACATCCTCTTGTGCCAATGGAGATTCCGGTGGTTTACACTGCAGCCTAGACAGCATCTCAGGGGTGCGTTTTGAGCCCACTAAGGTCTTTCGATCACCCAGAAGAATGTCCTTGTCGTAGCGTTCTTCCATACTCGCAATCGTCTTAAGTGAGGACGCTGCAAATCCCCTCGAAGAGCATGTGACATATCCAAGGTTCTTGAGGTTCTTCATCCAATTCTTGATGGAGTTCTCATGGACACTTAAATCTTCTGCCAGTGTCTGGTAGCTTACGAAATTCGTCTCTCTGCCTGATGCTCGATACCTAAGCAGGAGAAGTAGGCGAATTTCATTGCCAGATATTCTGGTATCGAAAATCTCTGGCAGGAGGACATAGGTTCTCTCGACGCCGAGCTGCCAGTCTTTGTTGCTTACTTCGGAAATTGGATTCTTATTAGACATTGGAGCTTATCTCCCTAATGTACGAGAGGATCTCCTGGTCTCTGGCGAACCATTCTCCGTGCCTGCGATGCTTATCGAAGCGCTCGTGAAGGGCCCTCTCCTTATTGTGACCACCGGGGATGGTGGCCAGTAACTCCAACTCAACCGGTGATGAATTACTTAGTTCACCGACCCTTCTCGTCGGATCTTTACTGTACCCAATCTTTATGAACTCGCCACCGGCCAGGAAATACACCAAGCAGTTCCTGGGATTATAGTCCTCGTGGACCTTTGGGTCTGGTTTCTTGAGTTCAGGATTATCAAACCTAGCAAGTTGAGCCTCTTCCCGCAGCCTGTTCTCCCTGAGACGCTCATTATACCAGGGGAGAATATGATCAAGCATCTTCTGTATGCTCTTGGCCGATGATCTCCATGGAACAATCTTGGTTAGGTACTTAGAGTCGTAACGAATATCCCTATCAACTGATTTGCATATAAGGAGAAGGCGAAGCTCACGATCGGTAAGCTCAGGAGTGCCAACCATGGCCGTGCAAGACTCCACAGTTGGAGTGTCGGAACCTCCATGCATCCACACGCCGATCCCTTCGTGGTAGAGAGCCCAGTACCTATCTTCAGGACTAAGCGAATTATACCACTCGTATGGGTGCATATCTTCTGGACACTTGCCGACATTCCTAATTTCCATTTTCATCCCCTCATCAACAGCGCACTCCTTGTGCGACCGGCGAAGCTATAGATCGATGTTTCTAATGTCAACGTCACAGAAAAAGGCAGACCGTAGTCTGCCTTGATGCCTCGTATGATCACGCAGATCTAGATGATGAATTTAGATCCAAGATCTCGGATCAGTGATCTAACTAGAAGGGGATGCGGATTTACGCATGGCCTTCCCTCGCGCAAATATTCAAGCGCATCGGCCCAGCCCATACCTTCGTGGATCATCAGGTACGCCATAACAGCAGTACTACTCCTGCTTACGCCAGCAGCACAGTGAACCAGGACTCTTTTGCCGCCTCGCCTCGCCTCGGCGATTACATCTGCAGCCTTTTCAAACACGCCGCAGAACGTAAGCCTCCCGTCATCTATTCCGATTTTTACGAGCTGCACACACGACGACAGCTGTGGATGAATTTTGTAGTCGCACTCGATGGCCATGTTAACGACAACATCGATGTCGTACTTCTCCAGATTGTCATCTTGAACAGCCGCGTAGCTACCGATCATGATTCCCGGATGAACTTCATCGGCGCGTTCAACAATTTCAATCAACGGAGTGTCCATGTTCTCTTTCAGCTTTTCGTCCCACGATTTCTCATGATTACGAATAACTGCTTTCATCGTATCCGACAGAGATCTGAAAGTTTGTTGCTTCCACTCGTCGAACTGGCTTGTGTAATCTCTATAAACAGACGGAAAAGCTAATACTGCACCCATGCTACTTACCAGCCTTAGCCAGGCTGTTTTGAAGAGAATTAGCGTGCGCCTTAAGTAAGGTCTGATCCACCAAACGACTGAGCTGCTCAGCGTTTATAGATTTTAGCTCGGCGATCGTCTTGGCCTGCTCGGCGTTTTTTTCCTGAGCAATAGCAAGAGCTGCTGTTAATGATTCGACCGAAGCCGACGTAGTATCAGGTGTCATCTTTTCCCCATCAATTTAAAACAACCCACACCGGTTGCTCGCAGGTCGTGCAGGTTACAATGTTGTAACGAACTCCACCCCTGTATTCAGATTCAACTACTCTAATCTCTTCAACGATACCATCGTTACACCCAGGGCAGCCCGTTTCCTTGCCGGGGATAAAGGTATCGATAACCTTCAGCTTCTTCTTAGTATACGGATGCTTGACATACTCAGCCTTGGGAATTTCCTTAGACATCACATATCACCATGAGATAGGTTTACGTCGCAATTGTCAATCATGGCTACTGTGCCTCAATCAGCGCTTCTATAACCCTGATCGTCTCCTTAACCCACTCACGATGATCAACTCGGTCGGTCTTCGAAGAATCAACAATCATAGATAGCGTTTTTTTCAAATCATTGCTTGATGGTTTCTGACTGATCCTGCGAATCTCCGCCAACGCAGAATAATACTCCGCCTTACAGAGCCACAGCCTCTCGCCATTATCTGCAATACGCAGCATCTCATCAACGGACCGTCGGCTGTTTGGCGACAGCTTACTAAGATGACCAGTCAACATTGCAATCCTGTCACCGGTGACGTCCCACATCCCGGACTGGTTCTGCATCATGACAAGGATCTGATCCCCAGTATTATGTCCTTGATTCGTTGGCATCACGCTCATCACGTCTGAATACAGACTTCAAATAGCTCCTGACCCTTCGAATCCTGTACACGCGAACCTTTTCAAGTCCATTATGATTCAGGTCATCGTTGACCGCAGGGCTAGTATCAAGAATACCACGCCACCGCCCCTTGCACCCTCCCATTGGACATAGCTCTTCCGGCGGATCCTCGTCTCTAGTGTTTTTTACGTACCAGGCTTTTTCACCGGTCTCAGTCAAGACAGGCTCACCGTCGAGGAAGACATGGGCACCATACGGTCCCCGATCTACGACCTCACACCAGCTCCTGTCTCCACTCCTTGCGTTTTCGATGACGAGGATCGTTCCACATGGATATTTTCGATGGGCGCACTGATGCTCATCGAGGCTAACCCTGTCGTCTGGCTGGCAGGCCAGGGTTCCGCCGATCCACTTATCGCCAACATCTCCGAATCTCGAAGCCACTCCAAATGAATCAGGGCTGGACGGCAAATCGACAGACGTTCCAGTCGAAACAATCGTAGCCAACATCGTTTTCGCAGCAAGAGATTGTGGCCCACTAACGAGCCACTCAATTATCGTCCCAAACATCAAAGCCCCCTCACCGCGCAGCGGTTTTGTTTATTACTCTGGGCGGCGCAAGGTCTTGTTCTCTCCTAGCGCCCATCCAAGAGCAGCCAGAACCCCACTATCAAAATCATCGAGTCCATCTGCGTTATTGTCAATTAACAGCTTCTGAACCTCATACCGAATTTCGGCAGTCGATGGTCTAATTATTCTCCCGGAGGATTCGCGAACTTCCTTCCTAACACCAGTTTCAACATCCTTGGCGCTAGAACCATCATCCGTAGACCCAGAGTCCTTAATCTGCTTGACCCTATCTCGCTGATCTTTGTCTGGCAGAGTCGCTATATCGCGGGCAAACCCATAGGAAACATCGCCATCTTTTACAGCATCTTGCAGCTGAGGAGTTGCACGCCTCTTGAATTGCATAGCATTGGAAACCCACGTCTGTGATTTTCCAATCTTATCTGCGATATCCTTCTGCTTGTATCCAAGGTTGAGGAGGATATCCACGCCTTTACAGACCTCAAGCGGAGTAAGCTCTGAGCGCTGGATATTCTCGGTAATGTTGAGAACCTGAGCCTCAGCCGCCGAGCCCTTGAACTTCTTTACCTCAACCGTTTTGAATGCATTTGCATCCTGGGCTCTGATTCGACTTATGGCTTCATGGCGGCGAAAGCCAACGATCAGGTAATAGCGCTTCTCCTTGTGCCCAGGCATTATCGCTGATTCCAGGACCGTCAAAGGAACCTGCAATCCAACCGACTTGATAGACGCCATGAGGTCGTCAATATCTTTTAGTTCGTCGCGAGGGTTTGTTATCTCAGTAGAGAACTCAATGCTATCGAAGGGTATCTGCGAAGTTGCCATCTAATCCTTTATCCCTCTTCGATCTCGCATCACCTGCTTGGCAATCTCGCAATAATCGAAAACCTGACACTCGGTACACGCCGACACACCCTTGATCTCCCTGCATTTTACAACCTGCAGTTGACGGATACGCCTTTCGAATCCAGGCGTCTCCTCCTTGAAGCCCTCCATTTCGGCAAGCCTCTTCAGTTGGGTCATTACGGTGTTGTCTTCGCTCATTAACTATTCGTATCCATTGTATATGGAAAGTATCAGAGCTTTAATCGACATGATCAAACAGTCAAGATGTAATACCAACGGATCGTTACTGGGAAGATCTCTAGTCTCTACCCTTGAGTATGGATGATATGCCATCAGCGTATATTTGATGAATCATTTCAACATGATCATGTGTGCCATCAGCGCCAACCTCATGGGCAACCTCCTCCACGACAGTCTTGAGAGCTTCCTCGAAAGATCTGAGGCATCTACGGCTAATGTAGATCTTCCCCTTCTTCCTTAGCCCGAGAGTATCGGGGTTCATAAAGTCTACTATCTTAATATCATTATGAATAGTTGAGGATTTTCGGGCCAGACTATGAGCAACGAACTGAACGCTGGCTAGCAAATTCTTGGACTCTTCAGGGGTAATATCGATGACCGTGTACTCTCTCTTGACCGACTCCTCCATGGAGCGCCTGACCGACTCGATGGTGCCAACCTCACGCTCTACGACCTCCCTGAGAGCCTCCGAGGTGACCACCTCAGCCCGGCGACCATAGAACTCCAACTCACGTACCTCCGACTCGGTACGCACGGCTATGGACTTCTCACCGAACTTCTCCTGAAACCTGGAGGCCACCAGCTTCCTGGCATTCTGTCCAACACACCAGTCATATCGAAAGTGCTCAACGTCGTTAGCACCAGAAGCAAGCATCTCATCGACCTGCCAGCAGTAATCTCCTTCAGAACGAAGGTAGAGAGACTCCCAAATCTTAGCTGCCAATCCCTTAGCATCCCAGCTCTCAACCAAGCGCCGGTCTCGATCTAACTTCACATCGGATGGACGGAAATCATAGCCATGAGTTAGCTCTTTGTTCTGGCAAACCCAGATACCACCAACGAATATCTGGCCATTCCCATCAATAAGCACAGTCCCAGCCATGGACTCAACGGTCTCAAATTCATGATCATCCAGAAATAGAAACTTAGGAGATATGGGGGCCCACTCCTCCGGGGTGATGCCGTTGATTTCAACGACAATCTCATCCTTCTGCTTGCGTTCACCGGAAATATTGAAGGTGAGAAGCCTGGCATCGAATTGCTCAGAATACTCAAGCTCCGGCTCCCAGATCTCTGTACCAGTTCTGATCTTGATCTTCTTACCCATACGACAGAGCACGAGTGATCCGATCTTGTATCCCTCCCCCTGCTCGCCAAGCATATCCGCCCGCCCACGCTTAGTGGATTTTCCAAGGAGGAGGGTCTTGTACTCCAGGACAGCCCCCCTGGTCTTTACGACGAGGCGAGACTCATCAGGATGGTAGAAGGCGTCGAATGAGCAACCAGACCTCACAGCGTCTCTGGCGTTCTGCATGAACTCCCTAACGCCCTCAAAGAGCCCCCAGTCCGCACAGTAGTCTTCGCTGATAGTAAGTGGAATCTTCATGAGGTCGATATATCGGCGAAGATCTCAATTGTCAAAAAAACGAAAAACGACGGACCCTTTGAGTCCGCCGTTCTAGTCAACGTAGTTATTGTGTTCTAGTTATGCACAGTCGCGAGTATTGCCCCTACTGTCCATCGCTGCGACAGCAGTAAGTGCTTTTCTAGCGCCTGTCTTAAACATGTCTTGCATGGCTGGAACAGCCTCATCCCAATCCCTGTTGGGGAATTGCCAGGCCATCCAAGCCTTGGCGGCAGTTTCAACTTGCTCTTCGGATGGTTCAGTTTCTATACAAACCATATCAAACGACTCCTTTTGTTTCACAAGCCATGAGTGCCCCATGGATTGCTGATTGTCTAGGAGGTTACTCATCCTCGGAGGGTTGGCCTTGGCCATTCTCTTCGCGATCAGCCTCATCCAAGAGGCGATTGATAAGTTCGTCCTTCTCCTCAGTGCTCATCGAAGCTGGGAACAGCATCGAGTCCTTGACGACCTCTTCGCCTTCGCGGACGACCCCGCCGATGGTGACAGTGTACTTCTTCACCATCTCGTAATTGACCTCGTCGAGGGGACCATGCTCAACACAGGCACAGTGCTCAACGCCATCATCATCAGTACGGGCGAACGTGGTGTGATCAGGTCCCTCTTTTTCGACGCAGAGAACGCAGCCAACGACGTCTTTACGCCATAACTTGCCCTCCCAGAGGTGCATCGCACCCTCCTCGATACGCCACTTCGAACGCGGCTGACCGTCGAGTTCGATGATTTTACTAGGACCACTCATTGCTAATGCTACGTTTGACATGTTTTGAGATTAATAGGTGATGGTGCAATTGTCCAGGTGGCCGAATTGGCCCCATGGAGCCTGGTTCATCTGCCGTTGAAATTATTGACTATTTCCTATTAATCAGCAGCCCTATGCAATGATCAATCGATCCAGTATCAGTCCGCTGCCGGGCTTATATTCAGGCTGTCTCGGAGTACTGGACTAGGCTTGAACTTCATGACTCGCCTGCCGGCGATAGTGATTTCCTCTCCAGTCTTGGGGTTTCTACCCTTGCGAGGATCTTTGGTCTGTAGAACGAACTTCCCAAACCCAGATATCTTCACTTCCTCGCCTTTTACCAGGGAGTCCCTGATACCACGGATAATGTTGTCAACGATTCGCTGGGCATCTTTGCCAGATAGAGAATCTACTGCAGACGAGATGCTATCGGATAGATCTGCCCTGGTGACTGTTTCTGTTTTGTCTTCTTTCATCTTGGTCATCCCCTAGTAATTATCTACGGCTTCCTTCATATCCTTGCCAACCTTGAAGAATGGCAACTTCTTAGGTGGGATAGGAATGTTCTCACCGGTGCGAGGATTGCGACCCATGTAACCGTCGTATTCCCTGACGGAGAATGATCCAAACCCTCTAAGTTCAACCCTCTTCCCCTCTCGAAGGGAATCCATGATCGTCTCAAACATTGCGTTCACGGCCAGCTCGGCGTCTGGGTGTGAAATATCATTCTTGACCGATATCCATCGGATTAGGTCGGACTTTGTCATCATCGCTTTTGCAGTCATCTATTCAATCTCCATCAAACCAGGCTTAGCTGGCCATTCTTCACGAAGGTAATTGTACTTTCAGGAATAGCCCTGATCGCATCCCTGAACTCTCGCCTTAGACGATCTCTCGTCTTCTCATCCTTAAGCTTCACCTCATCGAAAAACATAGCCCCTGAAGTTTCGATAACTTCATCATTCAAAGTAATGAGCGTAGCCGGGCTGTGGCGTTCTTCGTTGAGGAAAAAATCCAATGCATCAGTGAAGTACATCTTCCTAGATCCATCAACGAAAGGCTTTACCAATCCTAAGACCTCGGCAGCCATAAGTAGCTTAGAATTGAATTCCGAACATATCTCTCTTTCGATAGCCGGTATATTCTCTATGGGATTATGCTTGTTTACAAGGATAACACTCTTAGATTTCGACATAGCCCTAAGCAGATCTAACATCGCCATCATCAGCTTCTCGTTGATCGAAAACGTCACTTCCTTCTTGAGCACCTGAGCGCAGCATGGGCAGGTGCGCAAGCGCTTGCGTTCGTCTCGATCCATAACGGTAGCTTCGATATAGGGACGCTTACCGAGAGCCTCCAGGAGGCCATCGGCCTTGTCCTCCTGGACTTGCAGGATGATGGTGCGAGTTGATGTCAATTGATGCCGCCCGGCGGCATGGCGGCTATCTGAGGGGCTCCAGGCATGTCCTCCTCATCAACCTGCAGCTGATCGATCATGGCCTTATACTCAGCCTTATCCGGCAGCTGAGACACCTGAGTCAAGATCAACAGAAGTATGAAGAACAAGGTTCCGGTTCCAATGTAGCTAAACCAGTCTGGACCATCGCCTGCCAGTCCGACCGTGGCAACCACCAAAAGTCCCATCAGTGCGATAACTCCAATACCTCGTAACATTGCTGAGGACGCTATCCGTGAGATCTTCAATTGTCTAGGGCCAAAAAAAGAAAAGCCGGTGATTCCAGGGGAGGAGGAATCACCGGCTCAAGCATTTATTTGATCTTCAACTAGCCAGCAAGGCTCATAGAGACATGCTTCTGAGGGCTTGCTGGGTTTGGCATATGGGCAATGTACTGCCCAATCCTCGCACACCGATGGCACTCGACCAGGTGATCGCTCTCCAGATCTGAGATCTTACTAGCATCTCCGATCTCAATGAGAGTGCGAGAGTCAATGCATAGAGAAGTAGGCGGAGCTTCTGCCAACTTGCGCAGATCTTTCACCGCTTGGCTGCATCCAGCGCCTTCCTTGCAGCACTGGCTTACCCAGAAGACTTCGTCTTCCGAGGCAACGCCTAGAGCCACTCGGGCTATCAGTACTCGTGTGTATTGCATTTTCGTTCCTCCGCTAACCGGTAATGTTGCGATGGTTAATGTGTCAATTATAAGATCTGGACGATAAAAAGCAAGTGCTGTCGCGACTGTAAGGCGCAATACCTCCACTGAGAGGTAATACGGTGTGTGCAATTGTCCAGGTCGGCTATGTGAACTATTAAGCAAAGCTTAAGGGTTCAGGCCAACACGCCTCGTTGAAACTGGAAGGGCATGTTGGCTTGACTGTAAAAGTCTCCTCCAACTCTGAGGCGAAAGTTGGAGGAGACACCTCTGAGGTTGACTATGTGAAAATGCTTTCGTAGAATGGTCGTGCGCGGTGGAGCAGTCTGGTAGCTCGTTGGGCTCATAACCCAAAGGTCGCAAGTTCAAATCTTGCCCTCGCAACCAATTTCAACCCAAAGAACACAATGTCCTCCTTATCCATCAAACATACGCAACCCACCGCCAAGAGCACAAGCTCATGGCAACTGGGGAATATTGTGTCGTGTCTGAATGCGGTAGTCGGCTTGGAAACAGAGTATCTCTTTGGACTTAGCACCCAGGCCCGCGCAAATGATCCGAAGCAAAGGGTGGCTTTCACATAAGTAACTAATCAAAATTACTTATAGATGAGCCACCCAGGGAAACCAGGGTGGCTTTTTTAGTTTCTGGGTGTGTTGGGCAGGCGGTGAGCCCACTTGACTGTAAATCAAACGCTTCGGCTTTAGTGGTTCGATTCCACTCACGCCCACCAGAGAAAAAGGAAATGAAAATGACAGAAACCAAACGAAAACATAGGCTTACTCCATATATTTATGGGCCTATGGCGCAATGGTAGCGCATCTGACTTTTAATCAGGTGGTTCTCAGTTCGAATCTGAGTGGGCCCACCGACTGATCGGGGATCGTCTAACGGTAGGACGGTAGTTTCTGAAGCTGCTTACCAAGGTTCGAATCCTTGTCCCCGAACCAAGCTGAAGTATTTGTGACACGAGAGTTAGCCAATGGCTGCGAGGGTGAACGGTACTATCGGCAGAAAAAGACCTCACATCGGTGGGGCAAAAAGATCTGATAATTGAATAGTTTACGATGCAGGGGCGTTAGCCGCGCCCCTTTTTATGCCCCGATAGCTCAGACTGGTAGAGCAGTGGTTTGAAGAACCGCGTGTCGGCAGTTCAATTCTGTCTCGGGGCACCATTATAGGCAGCGTTCTGGGAACAGATTGATCTCCAAAGTCGATCGCGCAGAGTTCGATTCTCTGGCTGCCTGCAAATGGGTTCATGGCGCAATTGGCAGCGCATCCGGTTCTTACCCGGCAGGTTGCGAGTTCGACTCTCGCTGAGCCCACTAAATGATAGAGTGATCGCATGTTCGGATCACTCGTAGAAGAGATACGGTTAGAGACCGTGAAGAAGGACACAACCAACGCCCTCCCGGCCATCATGGATAGGGGACGAAAGATCGTCACTCACATGCAGCATAGCGGGCATTACACTCGCTCTCAGCTACGTAAGATGGGACTTGAACCTAAATGGAAGAAGAAAATCGGATGAAAGACCCAAGACCACAGGTCGGACTCATGCTGGCTGACCATAATTGCCCAGGTGGGAATATCTGGATCTGGACAGATGACGACGGGAAGCCGTTCATGGCCAAGTGCAGCATGTGTGACCAGGAGATCAAAGTCATGCTCGATGTTCCCAGTAGTCCAATCCTTCATGTCGTTACCGAAGAGGAACGGATTCAGAAAATCAAGAGCATGGCTATCTAGGAAGCGCTAGCCGACAGCTGGCGACGGCAACCGGCTCGAACCCGGTCGAGGCTTAATCGCCCTTAGGAGTTCGACCCTCCTCGCTTCCGCTACTCTTTAGCAGCTGGCATCACTGGCTTCTCATCGTCCTTGGCAGCCGGCATGGCGTCCATGGATACGGCAGGGCCAGCATCGGCTGGAGCGACAGGCATAGCGTCCATGAGGGTGGCAGGAGCTTCTACGGTAGGGGTAGCACTGGCTGCGTCATCTGTGACAGCCTTCTTCTGAGAGGAGCTGCAGCTGAGGGCGAGAATGGCCGTTAGGGCAAATAAGAATTTCATGGAGAGCTTCTACCGCATAAGCGATAGATCTTGCAACCATCCACCAGCTAGCGCTCTTGAGCAGCCTTCTTGCCCTGCTGGCGAGTGGCCTTCTTCAGGGCCTTAAGGGCTGCCTGCTTCTCTCCAGGGGAAGTCATTCGACCTCGATAGCTGTGAGGCTGGCTGACTTTTGGTTGAGAGCCGCCACCCTGGGCAGACTCGACTCTGATGGCTTCAATCAACTGCTGGAACATGCCAGCGACTCTACAACAATTTTATATTTGGTGCCGGAAGAGGCTGGGTCATCGACTTCACTGTCTATGAAGTAAGGGGGGTTCAATTCCCCTCGGCACCGCCAATTATTCACGAATATTCAGGTATAACGATCATCTGAAAACACGGTTATGCATGAATATTCATGAATAACGATTGATCCAGGGTGGGACCTGGTGAGGCTATAGCCCGACACAATAGTCCTCTCACTGCAACTAACTCCTCAGTTGATGTTGCACGGAGGGGTGAAGGTTGGGAGCGATTACGGAGCTGAGGGCAACGTAGCGCGTCTAGCTGGAGTTCTGAGGGGGATACCCCGTTGAGGAAAACCAAAACCCACGACCTGGCAGGGGTAACTCGGTCAGGTCGTTAAATTTTCGGGGTGAGCGGCGGGCCGCAGCCGATCCTTGCAAGATCAGCTTCCTGGGTTCAACTCCCAGTCATTCCACTACGGGGTTATCGTCCAACGGTAAGACACGGGTCTGGCAGACCTGGGATCAGAGTTCGATTCTCTGTAGCTCCACCAGCATTGACAATAGGCGCCTAAGCGAATGAAATGCGGACCATGGCTGACACAGACAAAACACTCACCAATACGATTCTTACGGCTGGCAAGGTCACTGCGAGTGGCAGTATCTACCCCAAGGAAGTCCTTGAGAAGGCCGTCCGTGAGTATGCTGAGAGGCCCGGCGACAGCTACGGTGGAGTAGAAGATGGCCTGCCACTCAGCCTGGGCAAGGTCACCCATAGAATCACGGATGTCAGAATGGACGGCGACGATGTGATCGCCTCGGCAGTCATCATGGACACGCCGGAAGGCATGAAGATTAAGGCGATGCTTGAGAATGGTGGGGATGATCGAATATCTCTCTCATCCAAGGGCTATGGCCGCACTGATGAGAATGGAACGATCGACAGGTTCAGCCTCGACTCCATCAACATCAGCTTAGATCCTGGAAAGGCAAGCCAATAGCCGGCGATGGCACTTCTCTGCTAAAGAAGCGAGCCCGAAAGGGCCTTGCGAGTTCGACCCTCGTCCTTTCCGCCACGCAAGCGCTTGCGCAGATAACAATTTACGGAGTGTAGGGTAGTGGTGACCCACTTGGTTTGGGACCAAGTCAACGCAGGTTCGAATCCTGTCACTCCGACCAATTTGCGGCTGTAGCTCATCTGGTAGAGCGCTTCGTTGCCAACGAAGAGGTAGCGGGATCGTACCCCGCCAGCCGCTCCAATTATGGCGAGTGTAGCTCAATGGTAGAGCATCCGGTTGTGGTCCGGACGACGAGGGATCGATACCCTTCACCCGCCCCAATTTATTGACAATGGGATTCAGATCTATAGAGTGGTCCGCTACCTATGACTATAGATATCCCTATATGGATGGCAGCTGCGATATCTATCGTAGCCTTCTTTGGCTACATGGCTATAGGGCTGATCGTCACCCTTGAGACAGATCGTCTCAAAATGGGAAGTCTTGATGAGAAGTTCATCATCCCTATCCTGGTCACATGGCCAGTCACTATTCCCGTATTGCTCATGCTGGAAACCTGGGCCAAGAGGCGACGGGAAGAGAACAAGCTAAACGGACTATAATTTGCGGGTATCGTCTAACGGTAGGGCCTCGTAGGATCTGCTACCATACTCCTGTATGGGAAATGGCAAATGTAAATACTGCGGCTTCGATCTCCCTGGGGGAAGGATGTCCGGGGCTCATATAACTAATTGCAGTGAAAATCCGAACCGTCATGCAATTCGTAAAAAGATAGCAAAGTCAGCAACGAAGAGGATCCCATTTACCCTGGACTGCAGCGTTTGTTATGAGCCATATGTACAGGAGATCACGCCAAAGGCTCTAGAGAATGGTCGCTACAAGAAATGCTGTTCGCTTGTGTGCTCATCATCTATAGGACAGAGGGCCAGCAGAAGGAATAGGGAAGAGCTTGCCAAATTTGGTGTTGATGGTCGCCGGTGTGGCTGCGGGGAGAGGAAGGCTAGAAGATCTAAGAGCTGCCAGTTGTGCTCAAGGAAGAAATTGCTAATTGCATCCTTGCAGGAAACGCTGGGGAGTCTCAAAGGTAAAGCCAAAGGTCGGGCTAGGCATATGTTCCAAGGTGTACGGAATAATGCCCATAGGGTTGTTGATATACTCAATGTTGGATCATTGAATTCATGTAGGAGGGCAGGGTGTGAATACAAGGTTCACGCCGAGCTTGCACATCTCAGGGATATATCAAGCTTCCCTGACTCAGCCATTCTTGGCGAGATCAACGATACTAAGAACCTGGCATTGCTATGCAGGAATTGTCACTGGGAATATGACAATGGTCTTATCGGAGACGGAGAGATTATATCGATTTTTGATATCGCTGGGGTGGTGTAACGGCAACACGAGTGGCTTCCATCCACTTATCGAGGGTTCGAATCCCTTCCCCAGCTCTAATTGACAATAGGCCAACCGTAGCTACGGTAGCCTGATGGAAAATACAGAAGCAGAAATTGTTCATCGGCCCGAGCTAACCATCAGGGAAGTCCTGGTCACATCGGAGGTTCCAGTGCGCGACAAATCATTTGAATTCGTCACTGGCGGTAGCCGGCTCATGAAGAAAGCCAGTTTCGCAGTGAACACTGAGACCTGGGAATGCAAAGGTGAGGTCGCTGGAGAGATCTTTGCCGACGAGAAATGGTGGGCCGACCAATGTCAGCGAGTCTCAGACCGAGTTCGCGCCAGCATT